AACAAAAGAAAAAGGGGAAACAAAAGAAAAAGGGGAAACAAAAGAAAAAGGGGAAACAAAAGAAAAAGGGGAAACAAAAGAAAAAGGGGAAACAAAAGAAAAAGGGGAAACAAAAGAAAAAGGGGAAACAAAAGAAAAAGGGGAAGTAAAATATCGTTATTGTCGCCCATTATCACAAATAACACACAAAGGGACAACACCGGTTTCACATCGTCTTCTTTCTGCCGAATATTATCATCCAATGGAACCATCTCCTATTCCAATTGTGTTGACCGATGATTATTACATGACCGGAAATACACTATTTACACCGGCATTTGTGTTTCGTTATTTAGAATATAATGTGCCTTATCGCCATTTTTATTTTGATATGGATTATAAAATTATATTTATCGATGATGACGCAAATCGAGAAGAATTAACGTCCAATCAATATGTAGAAATTACCGATAAAAATATGATTATTAGAACAGTAGAACAGTAAACAGCATAAAGAATAATATACATATATTCTACAAGTGTCTGGAATGTCGTCAGCCAAACACTTAGATGGAGCGGATGATTCGCCACCTCTACAAAATGCATGGTCTCTTTTTTATCATCTTCCTCATGATAAAAAATGGGATTTGCCCAGTTATAAAATCATCATGGATGATATTGATACAACGGAAAAACTTATTGCCATTAATGAAACAATGCCCGAAGATATTGTGAAAACATGTATGTTATTCATGATGCGAAAGAATATTCCTCCTTTATGGGAAGACCCTAAAAATAAAAATGGTGGGTGTTTTTCTTATAAAATTAGCAACAAACAAGTATATTTAGTATGGCGACATTTAGTATATATTTTGGCTGGCGAGACTCTTTTTAAAAATAATAGTGGAGAAAATATTATGGCAAATGGAATAAGTATTTCTCCCAAAAAAAACTTTTGTATCATAAAAATATGGTTTCCCGATTGTCTTCAACAAAATCCGAATGTGGTGTTTGATATTCCAAATCTTCAAAAAGAAGGTTGTTTATTTACCGCTTTTGAAACAAAATTTACGTAAAAATAAAAATATGCATATAATAAAGACACATTATCTTTATTATGTTTCAATCATCGTCGCAAGCCAGTCAGGATATATTTGTGCATACGTTTTCTCCGTTACAAACATTTGTAGAAATTGGGTCGAATCATCCGATAATAACAAACAATACCTATTCATTAGAATCGAACTATGGTTGGTCTGGAATTATGGTAGAATACGACGCTTCATTTGAACCATTGTATAAAGAATTACGGTCCCCGAAAACAACCTATTATATTGGAGACGCACAAACCGCTCCCTATCGCAACATGTTTGTTTCGAAATTCACGTCAAAAAATATAGGGTATTTACAGTTGGATTTAGATGTGAATAATCGTTCGACATTAAATACATTGGAATTATTGGATAGGACTTGTTTCGACGATTATACATTTGCTACCGTAACATTTGAACATGATATTTATACGGGAGATTATTTTGACACTCGAGCACAATCCCGTGCTATTTTTGAAAAACGTGGATATATACGGATGTATAGTGATGTATGTGTGTTTTTTGATGGAGATTGGAGACAATTTGAAGACTGGTATGTACACCCAAGTTTGGTAGATGCAGGTAAAATTGCAATCTATAAACAACCAAATAATAGTGAAATGCACCACACAGACATGTTATTTTTACTGTAATCTTTTTATAAATAAATATAAATACAAACAAACAAAACAATAAATGTCAAATATAACTGAATTGAATTTATCGGGACAAAACTTAACTGTTTTACCGGATTTATCTTTGCATACAAATTTACAAATATTACATTGTGTAAACTGTCAACTTACTTCGCTTAACAATCTTCCTCCCAATCTACAAGAATTAAATTGTTCATTTAATCAACTCACTTCTCTTAACTATCTTCCTCCCAATCTACAAATAGTAAATTGTTTTTATAATCATTTGACTTCTCTTGACAATCTTCCGCATACTTTACAAATAGTAAATTGTTCCAAAAATAAACTAACTTCTCTTGACCATCTTCCTCCCAATCTACAAATAGTAAATTGTTCCCATAATCATTTGACTTCTCTTGACCATCTTCCTCCCAATTTACAAATAGTAAATTGTTCCAAAAATAAACTAACTTCTCTTGACCATCTTCCGCCCAATCTACAAGAATTAGATTGTTTCATGAATAGACTAACATCTCTTGACCATCTTCCGCATACTTTACAAAAATTAGATTGTTCACGTAATAATTTGACATCTCTTGACAATCTTCCGCATACTTTACAAAAATTATGTTGTCAAAACAATCATCTTGATGATATTATTCCAAATGTACAAATAGTAAATTGTCAACACAATCAACTCACTTCTCTTGACCATCTTCCACCCAATTTACAAATATTATGGTGTGACCATAATCGACTGACTTCTCTTGACCATCTTCCACCCAATCTACAAGAATTGTATTGTTGCGTAAATAAACTAACATCTCTTGACAATCTTCCTCCCAATTTACAAAAATTGTATTGTGAAGAGAATAAAATTACTTCTATCGACAATCCTCCTAATTTACAAATATTACGTGTCTAAATAATCCGATTTTTATAGAATGTGTAAAAGTGTATGGGTATCAATCTAATTAAACATTGGAAAAAGAATGTTGCCATAAGTAATGAAGATGAAGTAAATCTTCGAAGAAAATTGAAAAATTTTGTTTTATATATTTTTTAACAATAATAAAACAAACAAAATGTACAGATATATAATTGGGTTATATTACGGGCGTATTACTGAATTGAATTTATCTGGACAAAACTTGACTGTTTTACCGGATTTATCTCTCTACACAAATTTACAAATATTACGTTGTTGTAATAATCAACTAACTTCTCTCGAAAATCTTCCTCCCAATTTACAAGGATTATATTGTTGGAATAATAAAATCACTTCTCTTGACCATCTTCCTTCCAAGTTACAACTGGTATGGTGTTCAAACAATCAACTAACTTCTATCGACAATCTTCCTCCCAACTTACAAGAATTATATTGTTGGAATAATAAAATCACTTCTCTTGACCATCTTCCTTCCACTTTACAAATAGTATGGTGTTCAGACAATCAACTAACTTCTTTGGATAATCTTCCTCCCAACTTACGAATATTTAATTGTTTTCCAAATCCAATTTACACAATATGTAATGAAACATACGGATATCCATCGATAGAAAAATTTAAAAAATACAATGAAATCAAACAATTGGAAAAAGAATGTTGCCCTTTATTGAAGTAATGAAGATGAAGTAAATCTTCGAAGAAAATTGAAAAACTTTGTTTTATATTTTTTAACAATAAATAAAACAAACAAAATGTACAGATATATAATTGGGTTATATTACGGGCGTATTACTGAATTGAATTTATCCGGACGAAACTTGACTGTTTTACCGGATTTATCTCTATACACAAATTTACAAAGATTATATTGTTATAATAATCAACTGACTTCTCTAAACAATCTTCCTCCCAATTTACAAATATTATATTGTTGGAATAATAAAATCACTTCTCTTGATAATCTTCCTCCTACTCTACAAACATTATATTGTTATAATAATCAACTGACTTCTCTAAACAATCTTCCTCCAAATCTACGAATATTACATTGTTCACGTAATAACCTCACATCTCTCAACAATCTTCCTCCAAATTTACAAGAATTATATTGTTCAGATAATCAACTAACTTCTTTGGATAATCTTCCTTCCACTTTACAAATAGTATGGTGTTCAGACAATCAACTAACTTCTTTGGATAATCTTCCTTCCAAGTTACAAATAGTATGGTGTTCAAACAATCAACTAACTTCTTTGGATAATCTTCCTTCCACTTTACAAATATTACATTGTGAAAAGAATCCAATATGTGAGAAACTGTATGTATATCCATCGATAGAAAATTTTAAAAAATACAATGAAATCAAACGAATAGAAAAAGAATGTTGTCCTTTATTGAAGTAATGAAGATGAAGTAAATCTTCGAAGAAAATTGAAAAACTTTATTTTATATTTTTTAACAAAAAATAAAACAAAGACGACAAATATGTACAGATATATAATTGGGTTATATTACGGGCGTATTACTGAATTGAATTTATCTGGACAAAACTTGACTGTTTTACCGGATTTATCTCTCTACACAAATTTACAAATATTACGTTGTTGTAATAATCAACTAACTTCTCTCGAAAATCTTCCTCCCAATTTACAAGGATTATATTGTTGGAATAATAAAATCACTTCTCTTGACCATCTTCCTTCCAAGTTACAACTGGTATGGTGTTCAAACAATCAACTAACTTCTATCGACAATCTTCCTCCCAACTTACAAGAATTATATTGTTGGAATAATAAAATCACTTCTCTTGACCATCTTCCTTCCACTTTACAAATAGTATGGTGTTCAGACATTGTGAAAAGAATCCAATATGTGAGAAACTGTATGTATATCAATCGATAGAAAATTTTAAAAAATACAATGAAATCAAACAATTGGAAAAAGAATGTTGCCCTTTATTGAAGTAATGAAGATGAAGTAAATCTTCGAAGAAAATTGAAAAATTTTGTTTTATATATTTTTTAACAATAAATAAAACAAACAAAATGTACAGATATATAATTGGGTTATATTATGAACGTATTACTGAATTGAATTTATCCGGACGAAACTTGACTGTTTTACCGGATTTATCTCTATACACAAATTTACAAAGATTATATTGTCATAATAATCAACTGACTTCTCTAAACAATCTTCCTCCCACTTTACAAAAATTATATTGTGGAGATAATAACCTCACATCTCTCAAAAATCTTCCTCCCAATCTACAAATATTACGTTGTAACCATAATCAACTGACTTCTCTAAACAATCTTCCTTCCACTTTACAAATATTACATTGTTCACGTAATAACCTCACATCTCTCAACAATCTTTCCCCGAATTTACAAGAATTATATTGTTCAGATAATCAACTAACTTCTTTGGATAATCTTCCTTCCACTTTACAAATAGTATGGTGTTCAGACAATCAACTAACTTCTTTGGATAATCTTCCTCCCAATTTACAAAGATTATATTGTGATAATAATCAACTAACTTCTCTTGACAACCTCCCACCCACTTTACAATACTTAGATTGTGAAAAGAATACGATTTATACAACATGTAAAGAACTATATGGATTTACACTTTCCGAAAAAACAATTGAACAATACAATGAAATCAAACGATTGGAAAAAGAATGTTGCCCTTTATTGAAGTAATGAAGATGAAGTAAATCTTAGAAGAAAATTGAAAAACTTTATTTTATATTTTTTAACAATAAATAAAACAAACAAAATGTACAGATATATAATTGGGTTATATTACGGGCGTATTACTGAATTGAATTTATCTGGACAAAACTTGACTGTTTTACCGGATTTATCTCTATACACAAATTTACAAATAGTATGGTGTTATAATAATCAACTCACATCTCTCGAAAATCTTCCTCCCACTTTACAAAAATTATATTGTGGAGATAATAACCTCACATCTCTCAAAAATCTTCCTCCCAATCTACAAATATTACAGTGTTCTAATAATCAACTCACAACTCTCGAAAATCTTCCTCCCAATTTACGAAAATTATATTGTTCAGATAATCAACTAACTTCTTTGGATAATCTTCCTTCCAAGTTACAACTGGTATGGTGTTCAAACAATCAACTAACTTCTTTGGATAATCTTCCTCCCAACTTACAAGAATTTAATTGTTTTCGAAATCCAATTTACACAATATGTAATGAAACACACGGATATCCATCGATAGAAAAAATTAAAAAATACAATGAAATCAAACGATTGGAAAAAGAATGTTGTCCTTTATTGAAGTAATGAAGATGAAGTAAAATGTGAATAAAGACAATTATTTTATAAAAGGTGTTGATGAAACATTTTCGACAAATCTTCCATTTTCCCAGTAACCTTCTTCAATTGTTTTTCCATATCCATGTTTTTCATTGTCTTTCCACTCTCCTTCATACGAACTTCCAGCAACATATCTATTTTTACTATTTTTTTATATTTTATTTTCTTTTATTTCCTTTTTTAAATCGGTCCTATTTATTTATTAAATATATATGCAATCTTGTCGGGCAGATGACCGAGTGGTTAAGGTGATTTTAGTGAATTAAATTGTTCGTAAGAACGCGTGGGTTCGAACCCCACTTTGCTTGACTTTTTTGAATGAGTGGTATAAAATTGATAGTGCTATTATTATTTTATATTGATAATGATGGAAGATTTACAATTATTTGGAATTGATTACTTTGTCGATAAATATAAATTAAGTGTATGTTACCATACATCATTGCCATTGGCTATTTTAAGTTATACGACAAAAACAAAATTAATAAATAAAACTATTTATATGAAATGTAGAGGAATGGTAATTGAAACATATTATCCATTTCGTATCGTGTCAAAAGGATTTGATACAATGGATTATAATGGTAATAACGAACAAATTGTAAGCGCCTCCATAAAAGAAGATGGCACACTTATATTTATATTTCGTTATGTAAATACATGGGTTTTATCTACATTACACAATTTTGGGGATGATGTTATATTGGATAAATCATGTACGTATAAAGAACTGTTTTATGAAAATACAACTATTCAGTTTCATGATTTTGAATTCCACGACAATGTTACATTATGTTTTGAAATGTGTTGTGCAAAAAATAGAGTTATCCGAAATTATGCCAACAATACTATATTTCTACTGGCAATATTTTATGGAAATTCATTTGAACACGAATTTGATATTTATTCTATAGATACAAAAATACATACTGTTTCCATTCCAATAAAATATAATATTCAAAATATGAGTGAAGCCCAACATATACTCGATACATTCGTATTGTCCGAACCTTTATTTGAAGGTCTGGTAATTCGTTCAACCACTGGACGACGTATTAAATTAAAAAATAAGAATTATTTGATATTACATAAACTTCGGTATCGAAATATACCTGCATGCACTCCCGAATTTATGACAGAAATTATTTTAAATAATTTGGATATACTTGCTATGCAATATCTTACATGTATATTAGATACATATACATTATCTGAAATACAAAAACGGCTTCATTATTATAAAACACTTATTTTACAAACAAAATATGCCGTATTGGCGCATATACCAGAAATTCGTGAAAAAAATAGTATTGAATTCTCTTGCTTCCTTAAAAATCTATTTTCATTGTTCTCTCCCTATTCGTCGGTCCATTCCATCCGAAAATTATATATTGAATTGTATAAATCGAATAACGGTGAGTCCGAATATGAAAATATATGGAAAAAACATGCCGGTTTTATTTTCAATAAAACGCCTGATCCATTTATCTGCAAAACAAAACAACACGAACACAAATATTGCAAATATATAACAACGCAACATAATAACAGTAATAGTATGAGTAATTGCCCTACTATTTGTGTATGTGGAAATAATATGATGCCAATGCGACTCAAATACGATTTTACTATCTATAAAACATGTCATTGTAATGTTGATTTTGGTTTATTGACATATTCAACAGGTACTTTACTAAGTATTTGCGATAAATGCTTTTGCACCCATGAAATAAATCCGCGCACGGAAACACCTTTGGGGTTTCCAGCGTCAAAAATATGTAAGAATATGCGGTTGCACGTGCATCAACTAATAAACGAAATTATTATACAACAAATAAACACTCGTCAGACATGTTATGAACAAATTGCAAGTGTATTGTGTATTCATAGTGATGTTGCTCATATTTCAATGTGTGATTATGATATGTGTAAAACACTTATACTTTATTTTCAGACCATTTTAGATGCGCATCACAAATAAAAATGGCATAAAAATAACATTTTATTATTTTGTTTGTGTCTTTGTAAAAATGATATTTTATCGACATATATGATTATTCCTTCACCCAGCCATTTCTTGAACGAATCCAACAGAATTGTATCGGATTTTTTAATTTGGGCAATGGTCATGTGTAAGTTGTGATTGTTGCCAAATATATGTTGTAATATTTCATTATTTGATGATTTCAGATGAACCGATAAATACTTTTTTTTTGTGAAAAATCCGATTTCATCCAAATGTATGTAAAATGGTCTTATTTGCATGAATTTTATTTTCATTTGTTCAAAATCTTCAAATGTACATGGATATAATATATTTATATGTGGCATCCAACATGAATATGCCTTATCGTATAATTTCCTAATTTCATTTATTTTTATTTCTTGTTCTTCAATAGTTATTGCTATTGCATTCATTTATTTATTTACTGGTTTTAATTTTATTCCATTTTTTCCAAAGCAAGGTAAGTCCTCCATGTAAAATTGATAAAGAATATCCTTGTAATACAATAAACAATAAACAATGATTATTCCCATTCGATGTTTTACATGTTCTTCTGTTTTAGCAGATAAATACCGTTATTATTTACAGGAAGTTCGACAAAAAAAACTCCAAGAAAATGGATTTGTAAAAGACGACGTAGAATATCTTACCCGTAGTAATCTTGGTAAAAAAACCGCCGAAGGTCAAGTTCTCGACCAGTTGAAACTGTTTAATCCTTGTTGCCGTAGACACTTTTTAACACAAGTCGATATTATTTAACACTTAAATAAAAAAAAAGAAAACAAAAAAAGAAAATAAACAAATCATCCATATTAATTTAGTCATAATATGGATGCGAATTCAAAAGCGCGATTGGAACAAGCCGTTTCGGAATGGTTTCGATATAAACTCGAAATTAAGGCAGTAAAAGCTGAATTAGAAAAAAAAAAGAGCGAACAAGCGATTGCCACACAAACAATTATTGATGTTGTCAATCAAAATAATATTGACGAGTTTTCAACAAGAAGTGGTGGGACCATTGCATATAAAAAACGAACAAATAAAAAACCCATTTCAAAAAAATTACTCACTACGATTCTCCCCAAATTTTTTCAAAATGACGAGATAAAAGTCGCCGATTTATTGGCATTTATCAATGAAAATCAGGAAACGGTAGTAAAAGAAACCATCGATTATAAAGAAAAAGAAAAAGAAAAATCTCTTTCTCTTCCATAATTCTCTCTCCTCATAATAAAGTATAAAATATGTATTCAAAACGACAATTACAAACAAGTATGAGTTCCACCGTGTTTTCACATAAAAACAATGAACGAACCTTTGGCTTTACCGTTCGTCCTCCCTTACTCGCCCAGCAACAGACGCGACTTGCCCAATTACAGGCGCAACAAGTGCCTCCAATTACCGACCCCGCAAAAAAACCGATGAAGTGGGGAGAACCTACGTGGTATTTTTTTCATACCATGGCGCATAAAATAAAACCGGAGTATTTTACACAAATTAAGGACGAATTTTTAAATATGTGTTTTATGATTTGCCGTAATTTACCATGTCCCACCTGTGCGCAACACGCCCAAGCGTATATACAAAATATTAATTTTAAATCCATTCAAACACCGGCGCAAATGAAGGATTTGTTTTTTGAATTTCATAATACAGTAAATAAACGTAAGAATTTTGCGGTATTTACAAAACAAGAACTGGAGACAAAATATGCAACGGCTATTACGGCAAATATTATTCAACAATTTATGGTAGCGTTTCAAGATAAAACGCGAAATCAGAGAATGATGGCAGATGATTTTCATAGAACTCGGGCGATTAAAACCGTGCGAGACTGGATTGTTAAAAATATTCAGTATTTTGATATGTAAGTCGAAGAAAATTGATTCGTAAAATACATACATGATGTATTAAACTAAACAAATCATGAATTATTATCCTCAATCCGATGACGACGTTCTTTCATACGGTGTCTCTGTATTTACCGTTACTATAATAACTATTTTCTGTATAGGAATTATTAGCACATGTATTGATATTTGTATTTCTTTACAAAATCCCATTGAAACGGCATAAGAAAAGACCCATATAAAATATTAATACCTTTTTTTAGTATATATGTCAGAAAAAACAGTAAAGGTTGTTAAGCTTACTATTTTAATGGATGCTAGTGGTAATGGGTTTTTAGCACAATTGGAACAACCTCCAGATGATATTTCGGTAAAAAAAGATACGTATCCTTTGATAAACTGTTCCGGTTGGACCGGTTCCCAAGTAATTACTGCCTTTAATCCCAGTAATAATTTGGATACATTAATTCTAAACATATTTACATGCTTGGGTTCATCTCCAACAACAACTATTTCTCCAACTATTGCAACTATTTCTCCAACAACAACTGTTTCTCCAACAACAACTATTTCTCCAACAACAACTGTTTCACCTGTTTCTCCAACAACAACTACATTAACATCACAATTACTTCAAGAATTAAAATCCAAACAACATACTATAACTGGACCTGGTAAAACTACTTCTCAAACAATACCTGCATCTCCATCAACTAAAATCAATCCAGTATCTCATCAAGAAGAAGAACAAAAAGAAAAAAAAACCCCATCATCTTTAACTACTCAATTAGAAAATTCTAACCCTTTTCAACAACTTAAGGCTGCTGCCAACAACAAACAAGATAGTAGTAGCGACGACAGTAGTAGTAATAGTTTTTCGTCGACAGGAGGCAAACGCAAACGCCCTCGAAATATAACAATAAAAAAACGTATTAACGTAACAACGGTATAGATTTTATATCCGCCTCCCGTGATGCCGTCATTGATTTCAACAATTCATCCATCGACCCAGCATCCAATTTTTTTATTTCATCCGTTCGTTGGCTCTCCAACACCTCCACTTTTACATCCGATGAAACCTTGTTTGACCTATAATCTTCCGGTGCCGTATAAATCGGAACGACATTATGGTCTGCATTTACCAAATGAAACGAATCAGATAATGTTCCCGTTCCATATGACGTATATGTTCCACCTCCTCCTCCAATATATCCAATTGGTTCGCCAGAAGACCCGTTTTTTATATCTGTCGGTAAAACTGGTGCCGATAAATTATATACGGTGTTCAAATACCGAATGATTTCTGTATCTCCGAATACGACACTAAATTTTTTACCTTCTACTAAAGATGGAACATGATGCACATTTGGAGGAAGAAGCCGTTGTTGTCCATTCTCCAATAAAATAATCAGTTGTCCTGTATCGGGACGAGTTTGACGACGGTCTAACGAAATAAAGGACATCTTATCCATCAAATTCGATTGTTTTATAAATTCAAGAATCTTTTTTGAATGAGGACAATAATTACTGTAATATAAAATATCTGCCATTATATTACAATTTTTGTAGCTTTTTAAAAGTAGCATACAACGAAGTAACAATAAAGAGTTTTTGCACTTACTTTAAAGAGTTTTTGCACTCACTTTAAAGAGTTTTTGCACACATATTATACAAGAGGCGATTCTGAAAGTAAACAATCAGATATGCCACAGAACCCATAATCAGATAATAATAGTATTCTAAACCTTTGCGTTTTGAAATACCGATATACAATCCACTAACTAACAATAATACAACCATAATAAATCCAATTAAGGATAAAAAATAAAACCATGCGCAATATTGTTTTCCTAAAGGTCCGAAAATTCCCTGTAACGGAAGAGTTGTCGTCGTCGATTCCATTTGTGTTGTTGGAACTGATTGTGTTGTTGGAACTGTTTGTTGCATATTCATGCGAGTAGTTACAAAAGCGGGAGTCATACCAGACATCTATTATTATACAAAGACTGAGATATATTACTACTTACTACTCTCTATCGTCCATGTCATCCAACTCTTCCTCCTCTAAATCATCCTCATCTTCCTCCGCAAATACAGACACAACCTTTTTCGTTGTTTTGTCTAAATACCGATACATGCGCTTAATATCTAATTTTTTGATGGTAGGGTCATCCAATAAACGTTCAATGTCCGCCAATGTATCCGTATTGTTTAAAAATGTATCTTTTGATTCTGGATAATGTAATCGTATTTCCTGAAATAAATAAAATAAATCTTTACGGTCCATGTCCAATTTATTGCATAAATTATGCACAAATACCGTATTGTTATATTCGGTCGAATACTTGGTAAGAACTTTCGTAAAACGCATAGGTCCATCTGCCCGAATTTTCGAATTGTTTGTGTATGTGTGGAACATTTTGTTACTATAAAATGTTTTTAAGAGAGAGCTCATTTCATTAAATTGCCAAATCTGATATTGAAATGTAATACGGTCAATATAATCGGAAAAACATATATTTTTCAAAATACGTAAATACAATTGTATTACCGACATGGATGTATTTGGCAAAGCGTCCACAATGTTTTCATGCCACAATAGTGCTACCGTTGTTCGTTCGGTTTCATTCATTACGAAATTGTGTTTTTCCAAAGGAGTCGGAGTTTGGATCAGTGTTTGGACAATTTTTTTCGTATCATCATTAAACGATTTCATACATATCATGTCCCATGTTGATGCAAGTTTTTCTTGTTCTTTTTCTTTGGTTTCTTGTTCTTGTTCTTTGCTCTCTTTTTCTTTCAAAAAAAGCTCGGGTTTTTTTGCATATACCTTCATGAAAAAATTTAATTTGCGGAGGTCTCCCTGAATTCCTGTTAATAACGGATGTTTTTGCGTAATAGTGGGACATATTTTCTCCAAAATTCCCGTTATTTGTTTGGGAGTTGGCGTTTTTAATTCAAATAAATGACACACTTTCATTAATTCTTTTATTTTTTTATCGGTGTAATAATTACCAATGCAAATAATCGGATTCATTGTCCTGCTCTCCAATTTCTGTTTCTTTGTTTTCTTTTGACGGATAAGTTTAATAAGTGAAGTAATACTTCCTTTGTCGCCGTTGTTCATTCCGTCGATTTCATCCATGACAATCGCCAATGGTTTTTTTTCATTTTTCATCATGTGTAATACGTTTTGATTTGATATATTGTTGTTGGTAATAGTATCAATCAACGATTTATTTCGTATATCTCCCGCATTATATAACACAATATCATAATTCAATTCTTTTAAAATAGATGTTATAAAATGCGTTTTCCCACATCCAGACGACCCGAAAATATAGATGCCTTTTTTGAATTGGGTATTTTGAATATTTGTGGAGAAGTTTCGCAGAATGTCTTTTATTTGATTTGATATTTCTGTTCTCCCCAATATATCCGTATAATCGAAAGAAGAAAAGGAAGAAAAAGAAGACATACAAATAAAACCAGTTATATTTGTATATTATTTATGTATTAAAAATTTAACGCTTACTTTGAAAATTTGGAAAAATCCGTGGTGATTGGTAGAAATAAGGAACTATTTCCTGATTGGGCTCCGTATGAATTTTCGTAGGATGCTTGTCCTTGTCCTTGTGGTTGTTGTTGTTGACTTTGTCCTTGTTGTTGTGGTTGTTGTCCTTGTCCTTGACTTTGTCCTTTTGTGAAACTTTGTTGTCCTTTTTGTCCTTGTTGTTGACTTTGTCCTTGTCCAAAAATACTTCCAATATCATTTGAAACGGTTTGAATGGCAGAGCTAACTCCAGAAACACCATTTAATAAAAGTCCTTGTGAATTGCGATTATTATTTTTTGTCGAAGCACCGATATTTTGGGAGCTATTGTTATAATCATTTGGATTTATAGATGCCGATGATGGAAATGACGAAGGCGAAGACGGGGGTAAAGAAGAAGAAGACTGAGAAGATAATGTGGACGATGGCGAAGAGGAGAGAGAAGACAAAGAGGGAGAGGGAGACGAGAGAGAAGACAAAGCGAGAGAAGACAAAGAGGGAGAAGAAGCAGACGATACATAATTATTACTAATATCGATAGTTGGCGTTGGCGCACAATTTATACAACTTGAACCATTACAATTTGGACAAGTGGCTACCGGTGGAACTATTTGTGATTTTAAAATATAATCATCCGAAATTCCGCCATGTGAGTTCATCATATTCATCATCCAAAACATCTTATAATAATCGGAAATAGGATTTTGAATAGAGGTTGTTGTTGCCGGTGTTTCTGGTGTTTGTGTAGTAGGAATTGTAGTTGTTGACGCCGAGGACGCGCCTTGGATAGATGTAGTTGTTGACGGAGGCAATCCATTGATTAAAATAGGTCCCGCAACACTAAATAAAACAGATGTGTGTAATGAATATCCGCTACTTCCCGGTTGAATATAAAATACGGCAATAAGAGTAAGACCTGAATTCGGGAGTCCTGCATATAAAACCAATTGATTATCGGAGGTTGCCGTTAAAAAAGGCGCAAATGTGGAAATAGATGTAGTGTTACTTCCAGTGTATTGGTTTGCAGTGGCGGGAGATGATGATACCGTGGATTGATTATTGTATGAAATAATCGTCAATTGTGTTCCATTGGCGGATTTCAAGAGAAGGTTTTGATGTGTTATGTCAAATTTAATCAGATGGTCTAATTGATATACAGATATGGTTGGGTCATAATACGATTCTAATACCATTTGTCCGTTATAAGGGTCGTTTACAACAATACTTGTCCCTAAATTTGTAGAGGAAGAAAAGACAGATGAAAAACTATTGATTCCATCATATAAAAAACACGTGGAGCTGGTTTGGGTAGTTGTATCCATAATATACACAAGACACCCTGTGCTGTATGTTTTTAATGGAATTACAAAAACTAAATATGTGTCGGTATATGGAGATTGTGTAACATACGACCACGGTATCATGGAAGTTGAGGATGACGGTGTCGTGGTTTGTGTAGTTGTTTGTTGAGTCGCAGAACATCGTGTATCAATTGAACCAGAAACGGTAGAACATGAACCGGGTGATACCACATAAATACCATTGATGGATACTCCTAATTCGTCTAATCCACTGAGTTTTGAGACAGTTGAGTTTCCATTTATAGGAGAATTTGCGGAATAGGTAAGTCCATTTACTTCCACTAAATTCATGGAAGTAACATCTAAAAATACATTGTCGTAAAGTTTTAGAACTGGGGTTGTTGTTGAATATGTGGGAATCGTTACAACTCCGAGCGAACTCACCGATTCTTCAAAGGCAATAAATCCCTCTTTATTTCGTGACCACCAAGAATGAATAAATACAATCACCAGTAAAAAAACCAAAATAATAAGAAAAACATGTAATGCCGAAATAACCATTATATTGCCGTTAATATATGTCTATATTATACCTTAGACCTTTTTGTATCGAATACGGATAAGATAATCCGTTACATATATACGAAATACATCAACCTCACGTAAATATGTTTCCGGTTCCATAGTTGTTTTTGGATAACCTACCCACTTTACTTCAAAAGTAAGTTTATTATGTTTATCATATGTGTGTCCGTAAATCGCCTCAACTTCATATAATGTGTCTGTTTCTGTTTCATCATCTGTATCAACTAATTCGTCATCATTATCTTCTTCGTCGGTATCTTCAATACTTTGTTCGTCAATACTTTTTTCGTCAATACTTTTTTCAATGGTTCCATCAATAAGATAGCCATTGTCATATTGACGAGGTTGACATGAACGACAATGGATATTACATCCATTTTTATTACGAATGGATTTTTTTACGGCATAATTTGAAAATTCACGTCGATTTTTCAAATTATTACATGTCATGCACAATAAATTATCTTGATAATATGTTCCGTCCATATATTCAGATGACGAAATATAAGGTCGATTGCCATTCAATCGAAGATTTGTTCTACGATAAATCCCATTTTTTCGCGTGATTCGTCGGTCGATTCGTTCGGTTCGCGGTTTTCCCGCAACCAAGTGCGAAAAGGTATGTCCGCCGTTACCTCCACCATTACTGTTACATTCTTCACCGTTACCACATCCGCGTCGAGAAATACGAGTTAGAATTGTCATTTAGTTGTTTTATTATGTTGTTTTTGTTTGTTGAAAAAAGATTTTCAATTTTCTTTGCTTCGCTTATTCATTCTTCTCTCACACCTACCTCGCACCTAATATGTATAATGTATATATGTCGATAAAAATAATATATAGTGAAGACGAAATACATGAAATCCCAATAAATATTCGTTATTTATATATACGATATATTCCTGAAAACAATGTATTGCCCGACCTCTCCAAATTTGTTGAATTGCATTTTCTAGAGTGCGAACAATGCCATCTAACTTCTTTAGAAAATCTTCCCTCTTCCTTACAACAATTACATTGTTCAAATAATCAATTGACTTCTTTGGAACACCTTCCGGCAAATTTACATGAATTAGATTGTCGCAATAATAATATTGTTACGTTACAAATTCCAGATGCATTACGAATATTATATTGTCAAGGAAATCAAATAGATGTATTGACTATCCCCCCCTTAGTAGAAAAGGTGATGTGTGAAAATAATAAAATTACACAAATTCATTTTATTGGGGAGGAAGAAAACCCAACCCTACATGAATTAAATTGTGATACAAATGAACTTACCACGTTAGACAATCTTCCAAAAAATCTTAAAATATTATCATGTGCGAATAATAAATTGACTTATTTGCAACTTCCGCCACATATATTAGAATTATCATGTTCGAACAATAATTTGGGTTCATTGGAAGTTCCCGAAACATTACGATTTTTGCAATGTTTTGACAACAATGAACTTACATCTATCGGTAAACTTCCCAACACATTACAAAGTTTACAGTGTTATAACACGCCAATATATGATGAAATATATGGGGAATATAATTTAAAACTTGATTTTATGCCTATCGCAAAATACAATAAAATATATGATAAAATGCATCCATTCGGCATTGGATTAAAAGGTGGAATGCGACGGGAAAAACAAAGAAAAAGAAAAAGAACACAAAGAAAAAGAACACAAAGAAAAAGAACACAAAGAAAAAGAACACAAAAATAAAAGAACACAAAAATAAAAGGACACAAAATAAAAGGACACAAAATAAAAGGACACAAAATAAAAGGACACAAAATAAAAGGACAAATCTGTAATTATTTTAATAGTGGACAACATTCTTTTTCCAAATATTTGATTTTATTGTATTTTTCAATTGTTTTTATTGAAAGTATAAATCCATACATGTTTTCACATGTTGTATAAATTGGATTGTTTGAACAATCAAATTTTTGTAAATTGGGAGGAAGATTGTCAAGAGATGTAATTTGATTGAACGAACAATATAATTTTTGTAAATTGGGAGGAAGAGTATCAAGAGAAGTAAGTTGATTATTATAACAATATAATGCTCGTAAATTGGAAGGAAGATTGTCAAGAGAAGTCAATTGATTACTACTACAATCCAATATTTGTAAATTGGGAGGAAGATTATCCAACGAAGTAAGCAGGTTATGTGAACAAGTTAATTCTTGTAAAGTGGGAGAAATATTTGTAATAGAAGTGAGTTGATTTTGTGAACAATATAATTGCAGTAGATTAGGAGGAAGATTGTCGAGAAAAGTTAATTTATTTTCACGACAAAATAATATTTGTAAATTGTGCGGAAGATTGTCCAGAGAAGTGAGTTGATTGTTGTAACAATGTAATTCTCGTAAATTGGGAGGAAGATTGTCAAGAGAAATAAGTTGATTCTTTTCACAATGTAATGTTTGTAAATTTGTATAGAGAGATAAATCCGGTAAAACTTGTAAGTTTTGTCTCGATAAATTCAATTCTGTTACGGTATAGTCTGTCATATTTGTTTTATTCGTTTGTTTATTTTCAAAAAATGATTATCAATTTTCTCCATCCAATCGATAGATACTTATTTTAATAATGGGCAACATTCTTTTTCCATATAACGTATGTTATTAAACATCTCTCTATTTGCCAATGTAAGTGGAAATTCATATGAATTAAAAATGGGATTTTCCGAACAGTTAAACTCTTCCAACCCAATCGGTAATATATCAATCGATGCTATTTTATTTTTTTTACAAAACAATATTTGCAACGATTCCGGCAATTCATTCAAACACAGCAATTCGTTGTCATTGCAGTTTAATTCTTTTAATGTGAGAGGCAACAATCCGATATCATCCAAATGGTTGTTCATGCATCGTACACAAATCGCGGTTTGAGAAAGAAATAATTGCGTCAGCTGATTTTCCCAACAATAGAGAGTATGTAGGTGAGTGGTTTCAAGTCCAGACAATTCCGTTAAACAATTATGAGAACATAACAATTCCAATAAAGTGGGAGGAAGTTTGCCAATAGAGGTAAGTTTGTTATAACAACAGCGCAATTCACGTAATTCCGGCGGAACATATTCTATACTGGTCAGGTTATTTTCGGAACAAGTTAATTCCTGTAATGTATTTGGAAGACTCGGCAATTCCGTAAGTTGATTTGATGCACAATTTAATTTATATAATGACGTTAAACAAAGTTCGGGCAATGTCATTATTTCATTATGGCAACAATATAATGTTTGTAGCGATGATGGCAGAGATTCTATTTTGGTTATTTTATTATAACAACAAGACAGATGACGCAAATGTATATTATGTGAGAGATTTGGTAAAACCGTTAAACAATTACCATCGCACATAATGGTTGTAAGAGTTAAAGGGACAAAATCGTATATTTCCGTCAAACCCATATCACGACAATCGAATACCAAAAGATGGTTGTATGCCATGATATATTCGGGCATATTAACATGTAATTCAGTTACTTGGTAATCAGATTCGTCCATTGAGAGAATATATTTACAGAGAGAATATATTTACGGGAGAGAATATTTTTACAGAGAATATATTTTTACAGAGAGAATATTTTTACGGGGACTGTAATTGTATGTGGATTTGCATCATTGATAGAAACATAACATTGCACGTGTTTGTCATCTATCTTTCTACAAGATATACAAAATTCAATGCCATGTTCAAAAAAATAAAAAGGGTCGGAATGTGCGACTGGCAGAAAATTCGTCTTGTCAATTCCTATAAATAGATGATAATAAGCTCTTGTTTTTTGTGTTGTCGTTGGTTCTATACTATAATGCACTATTCCCAATAACATGGTATCCGACCACTCAATAAACGGGGTTGAACCGCGAATATTGGGAAATGGCGGACGGTATTCATCGTATTTTATATCAATACACATTTTATTATGTATAATATGTCCAATTTGATAAGGTGACCACGAATAAATAAATCGTCCATCTGGTAAAGGCACCCAATTTTTCTCACATATTTGATTAAATGGTGATGCGATTACCTGAATATCGGTAAATTGATATGAATTTATATCGTAATTTCCGACAACCATTTGATTTATATTTTGATTTTGTTGTTGACTGTGTATGTGTTCCGCCGATGTGGCGATAAATCGTATTCCACCAGTTTTTATATGGTCATTATTATTATGGTCATTATTGCTATTATCATTATTAAAATAAAGTCGAATATCTTCAAGCCCCTTTGCAAAAGATGATTCTTTTTTAAGTGACGTTGATTCTAACATAATTGTGTGAGACGATTCTTTACATAAAACATTTATGGTTTTAATCGTATTTCCACCGTCTGAAAATATATACTCACCCGAAGAACCAATCGTATAGTTTACATAACGAATATTTTCTATAGACGAACATAATTTACTTATAGATGAAGGATAAAACAATGGTATATTTGGACACACGACTTTTTCAAAGACAGTCGAATTTATTTTTTGAGGAAATGAGGGAATTTTCACAATAGAATCGTCGTGATCCGCCAAAAACCATAATGGAGACCAGTCCGTCGTTTGTTCTATATGCGCCCATATATTTGTCTCCCATGTGAGATATATAGTAGGTTGTTGTAGTTGTCGATATACACGAGATTCCATATCCAATATACTTTGTTCATCTCCTATAAAAAAACCACCACAAAATCTCCAAGAAATAGTATCTGGAGTTACGTGTGAATCTTTGTTCCAACAACCCGGAATTGCCAAAAACGGAGAGGTGAAAGAAAGAGCCGATGTAGATACAGATGAAAACGTTTTCAGAGTTTGATGTTTGGTAGTATCACGAAACACATGCGATAAATTAAAATCCATCCATGCAAATATTTCTTTTTCTTTTGGTTTTTGTTTTTGTTTTTCTTCTTCTTCTTTTTGTTTTTCTTTCTTTATTCGTTGCCTTATTCGTTGCCTTATTGCATCACCCATAAACTCTGTTTTTGAATTCATTAGACAAAGGTATTCAAATGTGTCCTTTTTTTCATTTCGAAATATTGGCAAATGAACCGATGCTATATTTGATGCGTATTTTATATACGCTTGCGTGTCTTGAATCGAAAGAACACGACCAATCATAACATTTGGAAATATATCAAACACCAATTTATGTAAAATCGCAAAATAATCTGCACTAAAATGCAAAATAATAGAAATTCCAGTGGAGGCAATTTCAGCAAATTTGGCAATACGCCATTCTATATTACGCTCATCATAAAATTTATCTTCATAAATATTTAACAAACATGTTACAAAGAATATAGACGACATTATTTTTTATATTTTTATGTTTTTATATTGTGTTTTTATTTGGTGTTTTTTGTTTTTATTTGGTGTTTTTTGTTTTTATTTGGTGTTTTTTGTTTTTATTTGGTGTTTTTTGTTTTTATTTGGTGTTTTTTGTTTTTATTTGGTGTTTTTTGTTTTTATTTGGTGTTTTTCTTTTTCTTCTTTTATCGGTGTTCTAAAATACATAAAAAAGTATCGCCGGTTATACAAATGGCAAGTGCCGGAGGACTTTTAAATTTAATTGCAAAAGGACAAAATAATATTATTCTAACAGGCAATCCACAGAAATCGTTTTTTAAATCATCATACAAACGATATTCCAATTTTGGACTTCAGAAATTCCGCATTGATTACGACGGTCAGCGCGACCTCCAACTCACAACGCCTTCTCAATTTTCCTTTAAATTTCCCCGTTATGGCGATTTAATAATGGATACATATTTAGTCGTTAATCTTCCCGATATTTGGAGTCCTATTTATCCTCCCTCTTCACAAACAAATAATGCATGGTCCGCATACGATTATCGCTGGATTAAAGATATTGGATTTCAAATGATTCAAGAAATAACAATTACATGCGGAGGACAAACACTACAAAAATATTCGGGAGCATATCTTTCTGCCATGTTACAACGCGATTTCACGACAGACCAGAGAGCTAAATTTAATAGAATGAGTGGAAATACACTCGATATAAACAATCCCGCCTTGGCATTTGGTCGAGTGAATTCCTATCCTTCTGCCTATTACACATCATCGGCAACAGGCGCAGAACCGTCTATTCGCGGAAGAGCTATTTATATTCCTATTCATACGTGGTTTTCTCTTAATTCCGGTATGGCATTTCCATTGATTTGTTTGCAATACAATGAACTTTATTTAAATGTTACCCTACGCCCCATACAGGAATTATTTCAAGTTCGAGACATATTTGATGTCGCGAATAATTTTCCGTATATTCAACCGGATTTTAATCAAGCCCAATTTGCCATGTATCGTTTTTTACAAACACCTCCCTCGGTCACTCTCGCCGATTACGAAAATACAACAACTACATGGAACTCCGATGTGCACTTATTAACAACACAGTGTTTTTTGGATAAAGAGGAACAAGCCAATTTTGCGAAAGAAACCCAGAATTATTTGGTGCGAGATGTCTATGAATATTTTTTCGAAAATGTAGTGGGAACAAAACGTCAAAAACTATTTAATTCGAATGGAATGGTAGCAAACTGGATTTTTTATTTGCAGAGAAACGATGTGAATTTACGAAATGAATGGACCAATTATACGAATTGGCCCTATGAAAATATTCCGGGTGATATCAATATAGCACCTTCTTCCGACCCAAATAGTCCTTATAGCACACAGACAATTTCAAATGTAGGTCCATTAATCAATCCCAATGGAACCAATACGGGATATTTCATTACCGGAGTTTTTAATAGCGACAATCAGAAGGAGATTTTACAGACAATGGGTATTTTATACAACGGCAATTATCGGGAAACCACCCAACCCTATGGAGTATATGAATATGTAGAACCATATTTGCGTTCGCCTGGGGCAAGCACGGACGGACTGTATTATTATAATTTCTGTTTAAGCACCGACCCCTTTTCAAATAATCCGTCGGGGGCGATTAACAATAGTTTATTTAACAATCGAGGAATTGAATTTGAAATCGCCACCTATTTGCCGACGATTGATACGGCGAATTCAAGTTTTAATATTATATGTGATTCGAGTGGAAACCCTATTGGAATTTACAAACAAAATTACAAATTGTATGAATACACATATAATTTAACGGTGTTTGAAGAGCGATGGAATGTATTAACATTTCAATCGGGCAACGCGGGTATGTTGTATGCGCGTTAGACGTCTAATGTTTTTTTTTCGACGAGTTTTGCGATTTTTTTTCAATCCTCTTTTTTTTCGTTCTACGAATCCTCCCGTTTTTTTATGTTGATATGCCTGATATTCTTGCCATAATTTTTCTATATCTTCTATATATAATCTATATAAAAAATACATAAATATGTATATACTATGGATAAACATGATTCAACAGAAAACCAAACAAAAGAAGAAACAATAAAAACAAAACCCATAATTGACCGATTGGTTTTATCGGGAGGCGGTGTATGGGGAATGTCGTGTTATGGCGCATTACGTGAGAGTAATATTCGCGGATTTTGGGACATAAAAAACATAAAGTCTATTTACGGAACATCTGTTGGCGCAATGTTGGCGGTGTGTCTATCTCTACAATACGAGTGGTCATATATTGATGATTATTTAATTGACCGTCCATGGGACCAAATATTTAAATTTAATTTATCTGCGATTGTTGCTTCTTTTCAACAACGAGGTATATTCGGACAAACCCAATTACGCGAAATATTTTTACCGCTTTTTAAGGGAAAAGATATTTCTATTGATATTACTATGGCAGAATTTGTAGAAAAAACGGGCATTGAATTGTTTTTATATGCAACCGATTTGTCCGACCTCCGGCATATTGAATTTTCAAGTAAAACTCACCCCCAATGGAAACTTATGGACGCGCTATATTGTTCATGTTGCCTACCTATTTTATTTTCACCCTTTTTTCTGTCAGATGAAAAAACGGTTTACGTAGACGGCGGTATTTTACATAATTATCCTCTCGCTTTTTGTTGCAACAACCATTCTACGGAATGCAACAACGATTCTATATTTGGAATTAATAAAAATTATTCGGCGATTGAACCATTAAGCACCGCTTCGTCTCTCTATGATGTTTTATTGTATTTATTCAGCAAAGTAAATGAACTTTTTTTAATTCAAAAACCGACCATTGCAATTAAACACCAGTTGGATATATGTGACACGCCAACGAATATGTATGATATTTATTTATTTGTAACAAGTAGTGAAGAACGAAAAAAACGAATTCAAATCGGAGTCGAATCCTTTATTAACCAATTGAAAAAATTTCTACCGACGGACTCCAAATAAAATAAGGGTGTTTTATTTTCTCCATTATGAATAAATGTATATGTGGCTTGATATACCCGCACAATATTTGTTTTTTTATAGAATAAATATATATTGTATATAATAAAAAATAAAAACGAATACATGATATCTGTTTTCAAGTGAATCGGCGAATTTCGTAGCAAATACAACGGAATTCCTTTTGCTAAAACAATTACAGCAAGATACATAAAAAATATACGCACCGACGGAACAATGATTAGCGAGAGAATATTTTCAATAATTGCCACGTATAAAATAAATCGAGGGTTCGGAATAGAGGAAGGACTCGCATAATATATTATAAACCAAACAAAAATCCAATATGAAAATAAAAGGTCCGGAGTTAAAAAATCGGGAGTAATCATTTGTTACTATAGGCGTTGTTTTTTTCATATTTTTCTTCTCTTAACAATAAAACAGAGATATGTCGAATTTTCTTAATTTAGATGACATGGAAGCAACACAAAAAATAAATATCGATGACCTATATGAAAAAAATCACATAAAAGATATTAAACAACTGTCTATTTTTCAGAAAATTTTAAATCGAGTTCATAAACGCATCAATACAATTTCACGACAAAATCACGATAAATATACATGGTATCAAATCCCAGAATTTATTTTTGGAGAATCGGTCTATGACAAAGGTCACTGTATTGCATTTATTGTTGCTAAATTGGAAGAAAATGGATTTAAAGTGCAATATATACAGCCGAACATTCTATTTATTTCATGGGAACATTGGGTTCCATCCTATGTCCGTGAAAATATAAAGAAAAAAACGGGAATAATCGTAAATGAATTTGGCGACGTTATCGAAAATATACATACAAAAAAGGAAGACGAAGATGAACCAATAAATACAAATAATACGAATAAAAAAACATATGCATCCACACGTGAATACAAACCTACCGGAAAACTTATTTATACAAAAGATATGTTTGACCGTATTGATAAAAAAATAAATAGCGATGGAAATGGAAATAAGGATTTATGAAATAAAATTGAAAATGTTTTTAATGTATAAATGATACAAATAAGAAAATGTTAGTATCATTGTTTAGTTGTTTCTTTTGTTTTTCGAGACATAATTCTGTAGTGCACGATCCTTCTATATCGCACATTTCAAAAAAAAGACGGTCCAGTTATCATTCAAAAAGAGAAGAAGTATTCGGCAAATTTCCCGAATTTGTAGACACGTTTGATTATTCTGCCTCTGAATATAAAAATACCTCTCCATGGATTCCTCAATTGCAACGAGGTAAAGTGATTAAAGTATATGACGGCGATACCATTACGGTTGCGTCAAAATGTTATGAACACTCGGATGTATATCGTTTTACGATTCGATTGAGAGGAGTCGATTCACCTGAAATAAAAGGTAAAACAGACGAAGAACGGCATCATGCAATCGTGGCGAGAGATGCATTACATAAACTTATTTTTGGAAAAACAATCATAATTAAAAACTGTGGCAAAGAAAAATGGGGAAGAGTTTTGGCGGATATTTATATTGAAGATATTGGAAAACATATACATATAAATCAATGGTTATTGGACAATAAATATGCAGTAGCATACAATGGTGGAAAAAAATGTGATTGGGAATTTGATTAGATAAAACAAATAATTTATATTTTATTATCGTAACTTTTTCATTGTCCTCGTCCCTTTTCTTATTGTCCTCGTCCTTGTCCCTTTTTTCATCGTCCCTTTTCTTATTCGTTTTTTCGTTACTCCGCCTTTTTGTCCTTCGGTTGGAGAGATGGATTTGGATGTTATGGAATTTTCATTTTGAACATATATAAGAAAATTTGCGCCCAATGGATTGGTTGGTTGCTCGCGTTTTAATCGAAGAAAATCCGTATATATTTGCATGATATGTGCATCCTGCATAAGTGCATGTAACAGTAATTTATTTAATTTAAATGTCATTTGTGTATCTTTAAAAGCATCTTTAATAAATTGATAAAAATAGGTTTGGATAAATTCGTATGTCTCCGGTTTTGTTTTCTGATATTTTAATATATCCGCGAAATAATCTACGGTCATGTTGTGGAGTTTATGTTTAAATTCGGGGTCCGTTTTTATGGTAAGATTCTCGGCGATATCTCCTATCTGTTTATCGGTAAATGAACTGTCGCCCCCTTTCATGGTAGAGGTTTCTTTCATGGTAGAGGTTTCTTTCATGGTAGAAAATAGTGGAAATGAAGTCCAGTCTTTTCCCGCATTTGCGAGAGCCAGACTTTCCGGCGAACTTTCTAACAATGCCTCTAAAAACATTTGTTTAAACAATATTCCTCCCGACCGTTTTTCCTGAAAAACAAAATCCATTAAAAAATACAACACAATCTGAAGAAAATTATCACGTATTTTTTGGGCATCTTCAGCGGTTTCCTTTGAATCTTTTAATATTGTATCTATACCTTCTACAATTTTATCGGACGGGTGTTCTCCTAATTTTATATGTATTTTTTCGTATAAAGAAGAACTAATATCATTTGACAATGTATCTATATTTGTATTGGGTGGTGGAGATGATGATTGTGCCGATTGTGGCAAGGATTTTTGGATAGATGCAAGTATATTTGGTCCTTGTTTTAACGCCTTTTTTGCCATATTTTTTGCTATGTTTTTCATAATATTTGTTTATATATCATGAGATATTTGGATAAATAAGTATTGTAAATTTAAATGCAATACATATATAAGTTAATTAGAATTTATTCAAATAAAAAAAAAATATCGTAAATTTTATCATATTCGTCGTTGTTGAATGTTAAAAATGTATTATTTTGATAGTTATAATTATTTATAAAATCAATTATATTTAGTTGGTGATTTTGTAGTTCGAACAAATGTAATGATATTACTATATTTGGATTAATTAAACTTAATTTATTTAATAAACCATAATTAACAATATCTTGGTGTGATTTATTTTTCAATTGTTTTTTAATTAAATTTATCATTATAATTGTATTTATATAACTTCTAAAATTGTCATTTTCTTCTTTATTTCTAAAATGCACATCAATTATTGATGATATCTTGGTTAGTTTTGTTGTTTTTGTAATATATTTTTTTATTTCATTAAATAAGTTAAATTGTTGAAATAGCTCAAATATTATAAAATAATTATTTGGACTAATGTCAGTTGATGGATAATTTTGAAAAAAATATTCATTTCTTGGTTGAATATTTAATAAATTGAATTTACCTTGTTTTTGTAAATCAATTATATTTTTTATAACTGTAAATAAATTATATTTTACTTTATCATTTAATTTTGTCAAACTAGTTATGATTGCATGTTGATTACTGTCCATTGATGATAATATTATAAATATAGCTTTAACTACTTCTTTACAAATACAAACTGTACGATGTTGTTATATATTTCAAAATCATCGGCTCAACAAAAGACAATTTATGTAATAATTCTATGTTTTCCGGAAATACAGATGTCACCATATGAATAATTTCTCGAATCGTATTTGCTATTTTTAATACAGCTTTCACAAAATCACCCACCGATATTGTATCGCTATGTTCGTATAAGAATGCTTTACACGCATGTTCATTATTGCAATCACACCACGACATCATTATATCGGCAATAGTTACACATATTTGAGAATCATCTGTAAGTAAATTCTGATATTCTTCCGTAAATAAACACGATACAGACGCATGTTGTTTTTCTTTATCGTCGTTTTTTCTTTCATTGGTATTGTTGTTGTTGGTATTGTTGTTTCTTTCATTGTTGTTTCTTTCATTGTTGTTTGTTTCTTTTTCTTTCACATCTATAAAATGTGCTAATAATCCGACAATTTGAGTAGGAGAGAATGTGGAGAATTGTTGCCAGTGATTCACAAATCCATGAGCAAATACAAACGGTGAAACTTCCGCAAAATAACTGGCAATATCTCCTTTTTTTGTTAAATGCCATTGCTTAGAAGACACCGTCCTCATAAGAAACCCTTCTTCCGTTAATTTATCAAACACTCTCTCGATTTCATCGGTAACATAATCTTCCATATTTCGTAATGTCTGTGTTTCGATTTGTAATTGTTTTCTGTGTTTTTCGGATTCTTTATACGCCAATAAATCCGCATCGAACAATGTTTTTGATATAGATTCTTTTAGTGCAGTCATTTGTTTTTCAAGGTCTTTTCGTTTCTTATGATTGCAAAAGGAGAGAGATGTTTCCAGTGTTGAATATTGTTGAATTACATGTGACGGTAAGGGAAGTAGCGACACTATTGTTTCCAGTTCTTCGACAATTCGCGTTTGTCCGTGAATGGTTTTTTGAATTTCGGCATTTTTCATACTTCGTTTAACGAAATCATGAACCATTTCAATATTGGCGTCTGCATCTGTTTTTTTGTTGGGGTATGCCGATAAAATAAATTCGGGAGAAATGTGAAACTTGCTTATTAATTTGGGAGGCACGCCTCCCAACATTTCCTTGTATTCGGATAAAGTTGGCAACGGAAATAAATTATTGCAGTGAACCACATGTCCAACGGTATCAATACCACGTCTTCCTGCACGTCCCGACATTTGCGCATATTCGTGTGAATATAACATACGACTTTGTCCATCAAATTTCTGCAAAGATACAAATACAGCCGTGCGAATAGGACAGTCCAATCCAACCGCAAATGATTCGGTTGCTATCAATACTTTAATGTATCGTTTCATAATAAACATTTCTACCATTTCACGAAAGATAGGAATCATGCCAGAATGGTGGATGGCGATACCTTTTTCCAATAATTTCACGAGTTGTACGAATTCGGGAAGTTCGGTGTATTCGGGTTTTCCTCGCAACAAATCTCGGCATTCTTTTTCAATGGTATAGGGTATTTTGGAATCATCTTCTAACAAAGGAATTGTAATTTCTTGGGCGATAAGTTCGACTTGTTTTCGCGAAAATACAAACACAATTGCCGGTAACATGTCTCGGTCTTTTAATAATTGCATAAGAGAATTCACAATAAATTTGCGTTTTCCGTGTGTTTGTCCTCGCTGGTTTTGAGGGTCGTGTTTATTGTATAATTGCAACATGTGTTTTAATTGATGATAGGTCGGTTCGTTCATCCGTCCTTCGGCTGAACGTAAAACCGTTAATTGATTTGATGCGCGACGTATTTCTTGTTTTAAGGTATCATCTTTAATTCCCTTATAAATAGATTCGCCGACGGATAGAAATGAATAATGTGTTAAAGGCACAATTCGTTTTGATGCCATACACAAACAAACTTCTTTTTTTTGTTGTTGTTCTTTTTGTTCTGGTTGTTGTTTTTGTTCTGGTTGTTGTTTTTGTTCTGGTTGTTCTGGTTCTTCAGGGAGCGAACGGTTTTCAATCCATTTGGCAAAAAGTTCAGGAGAATCGATGGTGGCAGAGAGCATTATCATTTGCACATTTTCCGGCAATTGTAAAATAGATTGTTCCCACACATGACCGCGTTGCTGATCATTGATATAATGAACTTCGTCAAATATGACACACGCCACATCGTTCATATCTAAATCAAGCACTGTATTTGCAGATGCACCTTTTGTTATATAATTTAAAAGAATTTCGGTAGTCATAATAAGAACATCTGCCAATACATTGTGTTTTATATCTCCCGTTAAAATGCCAAACGATATATCGGGGTATTTTTTTGAAAATTCATAGTATTTTTGATTTGAAAGAGCTTTTATGGGAGAGGTATAAATAACTTTTTGTTTTTTTGTTTTTTTTATTGTTTTGCAGTAATATTGAATGGCAAATTCGGCAGGAAGTGTTTTGCCGGAGCCGGTTTGTGCCGTTACTAAAACGTGATTTTGTAATACAATATGTTCAATCGCATATTTTTGAAAATCACTGAGAGGATACGGAAATTGTGCGAAATAAGGAGAATACGTGATTTCATTTTCGGTAGGATAAGGAGAATTGCAGATTTTTACCATTTTTTATTCGTTATGTTGTGTGACATAACGAATAAAAATATTATCAATTTTATTCAGTGACGAAATTTTTTACTGGTTTTTCTTCCACCCGTTGTTCGTAAAAAATACATGTTCTATTTCGATATATAATTATTCTCCGTAAAAATACTAGGATTTAACGATAACGCATCCCAATTTATTTTGTCTTTATTATCTTCCAATAAAGAAATGGCATTTGGATTTGCTGATAAATTGTCCCAATTTATTTTATCTAGATGCTTTTCCAATAAATGTATGGCATTTGGATTTTCTGATAATTGTGCCCAGTTTATTTTTTCTGGATGCTTTTCCAATAAATGTATGGCATTTGGATTTTCTGATAACCAAACCCATATTATTTTTGTTGGATTATCTTCCAATAAAGGAATGGCATTTGGATTTTCTGATAACGAAATCCAGTTTATTTTTGTTGGATTCTTTTCCAATAAATGTATGGCATTTGGATTTGCTGATAACTGACTCCAGTTTATTTTATTTTTATTATCTTCCAATAAAGGAATGGCATTTGAATTTGCTGATAACTGACTCCAGTTTATTTTATTTTTATTATCTTCCAATAAAGGAATGGCATTCGGATTTTTTGATAATAAGTACCAGTCTATTTTATCTGTATTCTCTTCCAATAAATGTATTGCATTTGGATTTTCTGATAATAAGTACCAGTCTATTTTATCTGTATTCTCTTCCAATAAATGTATTGCATTTGGATTTTCTGATAATAATCCCCAGTTTATTTTTTCTGGATGCTCTTTCAATAAAGGAATGGCATTTGGATTTTCTGATAATCTGTCCCAGTCTATTTTATCTTGATTCACTTCCAATATAGATATCGCATTTGGATTTTCTGATAATTTTGCCCAATTTAGTTTTGTCTCATCGATCCAATGTAGTAAATGCATGGAGCCTCCTTTCAATATAGGTTGTCTTCGTCTTCTTGTAGTTGTTTTTCGTCTTCTTGTAGTTGTTTTTTGTCTTCTTGTATGTCTTCTGGTATTTGTGTTTTGTCTTTTTGTTAAACGCATAATCTTCTATAATATTTACACACATAATTATCTAAACCATAATTATCTAAACCCACGGCTTAAGTTCCAGTTGTTTAAATTCTCGGTCGTGGTTGTTCGGCAATCGTAAAGGCACAACCAAACTGGATTGGTCTTGTAAATAATTCACATGGGCTTTCGCCGCAGAAAATAATTCAGGAACACAATAGGCGAGAACCGCTTTGTTTAATTCTTCCACTTGTTTTGTGATATCTCCATTGTAAAATTCGGCATACGACATAAAAATACTCTTCATGACAATTTTCAAGTTGTCCATTCCGGGAGGCGCAACAACATATTTATTTCCACTTAATTTATATATTTCCGCTCGAATTGCATTTTGAATAATTTGGATATTTCCAGAAGAAAAAAATACTTGAGACAAAACATTGTCTTCCCACTGTCCTTTTAATGCGTCGCAATAGGTAGTGGCTCTATTTTTAAATGCCGTTTTTTCCATTAATGCAAATTTTGCTTTTGGGTCAGGTTCTTCTAAAATATTTACCCGTCCATTATAGGACATTTCGGGTAAAATACGATTTGGATTTCCATAAGCAGATTGAATATTCATTATGTAGTGTTGAGATAAAAACCCTGAAAGCTAACTCACGGTCTATTTTTTAGCGCCCGATTTCATCTTTTGACCACTCGGTATTTTTGCAGGACCACTCGTAGTCAATCCCTCTTTAAATCCAATACCTCCGCCAATAGTTCCACCAAGACCTGATGTATTTACATTTGCTCGTGCTCCAACATTCGCACCAAGTTGTCCAATATTCACATTTCCATTTACACCGCCACCCACAATAGATGGTCCAGTTGTCTTACCATAAGCAGTGCTATAATCGGAAAATCCATCAACCGCAATAGGCATTAATAACGAAAGTAAAATAACGACCAAAAGAAAGACAAATAAACTTCCTAAAATAACGTTCTTTGATTTAGACGGAAAAAGCGACGATAACTTCATTTGTATATATAATTATACACATAATTTGTAAGATAATTATATACATAATTTGTAAGAATGTCCGAACCATTTATTTTTGACGAACAATATACAAATATAAACGACAGTATTCCCTATATTCGTTGGAAAGGAAAGGTATTTTCACAAATATCATCTATTGTTCAACCGACCCAAGATACAAACGCAAATCTGGAACAAAACCTTCTCATGAAACCACGCCCCATAAAACACGCATATCGTCGTGAAATTGCCGTAAATACACTACATAATGGAAATGCACTTACGACTGGAAGTGTTCGCATTTCATCCAGTATTGATGTATTAAATCAGCCGGGAGGCTCACTTATTTATGCAAATGGTATAACGAACACTGCCGTATCATCATGTGACGGACTTGTCCAAACCTTGGACCCCACCTTACCAAACAATAGTGGAGAGCTTGGATATTCGTGCACAACCTGCAATTTACCAACACAATGTGTATCTACCTCTACAAATTCATCGAATGCTTGTTTTTCGCCTCAACTCGATGCGAGACGGAGAGTTCGAAGTGCGGGTATGATTAAAAAGAAATTTATTGAATCGAAAAATAATGACAATGCGTATTTTACAGACAATCGTCAATATTTGGTGTCTCGCAATCGCACCATTGAACAAAACGACTACCGATATTTGCGTCAAGGAAATCCGACGGTTACTCCGGGAACAACAGCATCCAAATCCAATATTTATTCACCGGCAGGTCTCTCACATTGTCGATTAACGGCAATTACGGCGAGTTTGCAAAACAATGTATTTCAATATGTGTGGGTAGATGGAAATACATATGTTGCAACGATTCCCGATTCACACAGTTATGATATCAATTCATTTAATGACGCATTTCAATTGATTATGATAAATAACGGACACTATTATCTGAATAATTTTAATCGGTCGAATAATTTTTTATTGGTATTTTCGTATAATACGCTATATGGAAAGATTGAAATTCAATCCATATCCGCCACACAATTTTACAATTCAAATTATAGTCAGCCAGTTGGTTCAACATGGACCGTGGTTCAGCCCGTGCCACAGATTCACGTGTTATCCAACGGTTTAACAAGTGCTCTCGGAATAAATGCCGGATTTTACCCCACTTCCGCTACAAATACCACCAGTCAAACTATTATTGCGTCGTCCGTTGGCTCACTTCAACCGCCATATGTAGCACTTATTTATAAACCGTCAAATCCACAATTTGGATGTCAAGGAGGGGTGGACGCGGGGTCTCTTATTGCGCGAAAAAAATACGATGCAATTACAAACAATGGATTTGCCTATCGAATGGCATTGGGTTCAGGTGTGGCGGATGCAATGGCATATGGTGTTTCTATTCCGGGATACAATGTATATACTCTCAAAGATAAAATCGGATATCCTTTAAAACTAATTCCCAAATTTCCCAAAGTTGCATTGGGGTCGGCGCAAAATGACACATTGACGAAATGTGTGCCGAAGAGATTTTCAAACTTATATTAGTAGTAGTATAAAAAAATGTATTGTCCATATAAATAATGAATTTGGAAAATTCATACCCATATATTTTTTGTCTGTTTATCATTATTTTATTTTGTCTATGTGTGAAAATGTTATATGACCATTTTTTTCCGAAAAAGGAGGGGTTTCAATTGTCCGATATTGGCGATTTTTTCGATAAAATAATAAACGTATTTGACCAAATTGGTAATTTTTTTAAAAAACTTCCCGAGTATTTTAATGATGTAGGCAAATTTGTTGTGTATATTGGTCAGGTATTTGAATCTATCATAAAACATATTATTTGTGGAATTGATAAATTAACAAAGATATTTACAACATACTGTATTATTTTTTATTTATTGGATTTATACATTAATTTTATTCTCTCTATTTTCTATATTGTGTTTGAACTTGAATCGTATGTAATTCGGGAGGTGGCTGGTGTAAATTTAGATATCAATGGAGAAATAAAAAATGCATACAATGAAATTACGCAAATTATTACAGATATGATTGGATATAATCTATTTGAATATCCACAATCGGTTCGAAATTTGTGTTATAGTTGCGACCCGGGGACATTTCCTTCATTTCCGTTTTAAAGAGAAAGCGAAAGAGCCAATCATTATTATGGAATCCAAGCGTCCAATAATTCCTGCACCTTTATATCATTTTCTTTTATTTTATCATAAAATACCGATTGTTCTTGTTTGTATTTTTGCATTTTTTCAAACATTTCTGTTTTTGGTAAATATATAATTTGCGATATAAATTCCTCTCGATGTTTTTTTTGTTGAGCACGAATTTGACTTTTTTTTCTTCGTAGAAATAGAATTTTAATGTCTATTTCTGCATGTTGTTTTATTTTTTTAATTTCTTCTGTAGGAGAAGAAGAAGGTAACGAAGGTAACATAGCCATACCAACCGTAAGTAAAGGAATCATCAATAAGCTCATATTTATTTTTTGGATTGGTTTATCTCTTTTTTATTTATCAATTTTATCCGGTGGATTGCCTCACACATTTTGTTATCGACTCGCTTCGCTCGTTTAAAACCTATTCTAACAAACCTATTATAGATGAGACTATTTTATAACAATACAATATAATATGGCAAAAAAATGTATTGCAGGTTCATCTTTTTGCGTTGAAAATATGACTCTTTTTATTTTATGTTTTATCCTCCTATTAACAACCTATATGTTTTTCACATTACGTCGGTATCCAACCCAACAAAGACAACAATCACCTATTCTTATTCCACCGCCAAATTTAGGAATTAACATATCTGCCTCTCAAAGAGATAATAATGTATTTACAAATCCGTTTTATCCGCCATTACAACCCGCCTTTGGAATCCAAAGTGTGCCTACACAAAGAATATCATATGCTTTTGACCAAATCGGAATTATCACAAAAGCGGGAGATAAGGAGGGCGCATTAATTCTCCCTCTTTTTGGAAGAATGGTTCTCTCAAATCGAAATAAATGGCAGTATTATACGATTTCAAATACGGGAAATATAAACTCAAAACTGCCAGTTCGTGTAAAAGGAAGAGATGCCATGTCTGACAATGGAGTCGATGAATTATACAATGGCGATGTTGTTTATGTGCAAGGATATAATGAAATATATACGGCAACTATTTATGAAAATCGTGGTATAAATTATATCCCATATTTATAACCGGACAAAATGTCGTTCAAATACAATTATGATTCGATTGAAATATCTCCTTCTATAACTTCCATAAAAAATCACGGATATTTAAAATCTCGATTTTCAAACCCTCCCTCCGTTTCTTATGCAAACCCAAATATCGTATTATCAAATGGAAATGCCTATGTAACAAAACATTTGTATATCTTCGGAATGGACAAACAAAAACAACCGCAGCAACAAAACGGTTGGTTACTTATTGAACACTCTCCCATTTCAGATTCTGGGAGAGAATCCGTATTTGTTCTTTTTCCTTTACAACATTCAACTCAATCCACCGATATTGATACATATATTCAAGAGAATAATTTAACAAATCAAACAAATACAAATCAAACAAATACAATCACATTAAATTCGGATATACCATCCTCTACGTTTGCCGTGCATCAACAACAGAAAAACGTATATGTGTGTCAAACTCCTATTTTTATTTCCACTATTCTTTCTCCCTCGTTTATTTCGTTCAAAAATATTTCATTGTCTTCCGATTTGACATTTATATCTTCCAGTGAAGATGTGAAAAAACCGTATCCTATTCTCGGAGAAGCCTCTCTATTACTACAGGAAGGTTTTAAAGGAAACAAGGACAAAAACAATGAAGAAAAAAACAATAACAACAACAACAATAACAACAACAAAGGAAAAGAAACCGGATATATACACATGACACCGATTTCATCAAGTGACGAAGAAACGGCACTTGTCCGCATCGACAGCGAATTTCTAAAAAAAATAAATCAAACCGACATGATAAATATGACATTTCACTTTTTAATGTTTTTGGTTCTTCTTGGTATATCGGTATTTGCAATTCCGATGGGATATAAATGGCTGTTTTATGATGTTATTCATTCACAAAATCACAGCGTTACAAATGTGTCCGAAAAACTATTATTGGTAAATGCGTTTGTTTTTGCAATGGTCTTTGCTATATCACACAGTTTAATTGCAATAGGATTCCAAAAAGGAAATGGCACATGGTTGTCGTATGGAATATATTTGGCGATTGCGTTATTATTTTCAACAGTTGCCATTATTCAAACCCAATTCACCACATTTCAAACTACCGAATTTAACTGGAACTTATTATTGTTATCCTCTCTATCACATATAGGCGATGTCTCTGACTTTATAATGAAATTTGCCGGATGGTTGGTTCTTTTATTATTTATTGCATTGTTGGTATTTTATGTAGGAAAAGGGTTTAATCCATTGTTATGGTCGACGATAACATTTTCTATTTTATTGGGGGCATTTATGGGAACATTTTTGATGTTTAAGACGCAGTAGTTTTAATAGATGTAGTCCCAATGTATTTTTCATATATAGCACGATTTTTTTCGGTATCTATTTTTCCTCGTAATACATTATATCGAACAGAAGGTGGATATCGTATTGTTAAATAATGAACATTTGCATCCGAACATCGAACATAGTAATATGTATACGACGGAATAAATGAATTCTTATTTTTTTTATTTCGAACGGTTCTACATTGTTTTACCCAAGGATTTGACCGAGATGCTGTGAAAAAACGATAGATTGAATGACATACCATATATGTATTATTATATGGTATATTTATTAGCCTTGTATTGTTTTGATATATTGAACCATCTCTCTCTCTAATTCCTCTTTTTTTTCCAATGAAAGAAACAAGGATGTGTGTTTTTTATGTTCCGTTAATTCGTTCATTATCCGACGATATTTTTCGGTTTGTGAATCTACTAAATTTTTCGTTTTTTGTCGAGGAGTTTTTATAATTTTCAAAAAAAAATGTAATATTCCAATGATAAAAATGGATATACATATGGTTATTAAAATATTCGACATCTATATAGAATTCATCTTTACATTTCGTATTTATACCCTACAATTATTCAGATGATTGATTCAATAAATACTTGATAATCTGGGGAACGGTTGTTTTACTTATTTTTCGCTGTTTCTCTCCAATGCGAACTTCTGCCAAACACAATGGATTTTTTTCTAATTCATGTATGAGCCGAGGAATCGACCCATTGATTTGCGGAAGTGACATGATTGCACTTGCCGTAATAGAACTAATACTCGGTATTTGAGATAAAATAATTTCTCCCATATTTTCGGGAGTGAGATTTTCCTTTTTTACTTTTTTCACAACGGTTTCATACCCAAGTTCCTTTTTTTCAGTTTCATTTACATTGGTATAGGCTTTGCCCTTTTTAAAATCTCGTTCAAATTTATCCAACATATAAAGCAAATAATCGGCGGTTTCATTGAGACTGTCTGTGCGAATAATATGGAATCCTTTTCCAATCGATAGAGAGACCATTGCTGAATACACCAATTGTTTTTCTTTACAACTGTGTCCGTGAAGAGACCCTTCAATAATATAACAAATTTTTGGACGAACCTCTGCATCCTTATAGGCACCAATCAAGCGATAGGACTGTTCTTCGTATCGTCCGTCTTTAATACTCGCCAGTAAATCGGAAATCGATTTTCTCTCTAAAACAACAAATTCTTTGTCGGGTGAATTCGCAATAACAATATCTCCCAAATGCAGGACTTTTTTAATAATGGTATGCGACTGGGCAGATGGTTGATTTTGTATTATATTCATTAGCGCGGTCTCACGCTCATCTACAATCATACTAAACGTAGAATCGGCTGATTCTTTCTTTTCGGTTAATTTTTCTTTTTTTTCTTTCTTTGGCTCAGTTGATTTTTCTTTTTTTTCTTTCTTTGGCTCGGTTGATTCTTTCTTTTTTTTAGTTTCTTTTTTTTCGGTTGATTTTTCTTTTTTTTCGGTTGATTTTTCTTTCTTTTCTTTCTCTTTCTTTTCGGTTGGTTCTTTTTTTTCTTTCTTTTCAAGTTCTTGTCTAAATAAAATATTTTCCCATGGGGGAAGAGGAGTAGGTGTATCCATAAGAATAAAACAATAACATATATGGCGGTATTGTTTTATATGTATTCTATGTTATATGGTAAAATTCGCTATATGACTACCTATTGATTACCAGTACCAGGAATATGCCAGTAGGTATTTCCATTTGTCCAACTTCCAACAGGACGAGATTGACTTGCCAATGGAAAGATAGTCGTATTATATACAGCTAATGGTCGGGGAGTTATGAAAATAGAATCCCAGTGATTTCGACCAACCGAAAATGGAAATCCACCTTTCTTATCTCCACCACCTTGATTTTGATTCGTTGTAAACGCATAAAGTCGGGCTTTCTTTGCCGAATTTGCTAATCCAAAAGTCATTGTTATAATATCTGGCTATATATTTTCCCTAAACCGACCGTTTCAAGATAACCGATAATAGCTACTACTACCACTGATTCAAATTATATTATTCATAAATTCATAAAGTGAATACAAGCGGCTTGGCGCAGAGGTTAGCGCATTGGGACCATAACCCAAGGGTCCGTGGAACGAAACCACGAGCCGCTATAATTTTTACAACGCCTTCGATAAAATTGATATATAAATACCTATAAAATACGGTATATATGTCTACACTAGAAGCCGATTTTCGCATTGAACAAAATCCATATGGAGGAGAAATGTATGTATTTGACCCATATAACCCGCAAAATATTATTATTACCCGTGAAGAAATTGAGTCCATTCTTCGAACCTATGGCATTCCAACTCCTGTCCATAATTTACATTTATATCAACGTGCATTTGTGCATCAATCGTATTTAAATTGTCCGCCACCGCTAAACAAGACCGACTCATCCACCACCGTTATTATCGCTAAAAAGCCAGATGATTGTATTTCATTATACACAAAATCAAATGAACGATTGGAATATGTGGGAGATGGAGTTCTTGAATTAATCACCAAATATTATTTATATCGCCGATTTCCAAAAGAAGAGCCCGGATTTTTAACAGACACAAAAATCGCATTGGTTCAGAACAAATCCATCGGAAAAATGGCGCTCGACATGGGATTACATAAATGGCTAATTATGTCTAAAAGCGCCGAATTAAAAGGCACGCGCACAAATTTAAAACGTCTCGGATGTTTATTTGAAGCATTTTTGGGAGCGTTGTTTTTAGATTTCAATAAGATTCAAATACATGATTCGGACCACTGGTTCGAATCATTATTTGTAGTTGGTCCTGGATTTCAAATGGCGCAGATTTTCATCGAACAAATTTTTGAAAAACATGTAAATTGGATGGACCTAATTCAAAATGACCGAAACTTTAAAAATATATTGCAGGAAAAAATACAAAAGGAATTTAAAACCACTCCAGAGTATGTGGAGTTAATTCGAAATGAAAATGGATATAATATGGGCGTGTATTTGTGTTTAGGACAAGCCATTTACGAAACAAAAACGGCACATTCTATTCCTTTAACGAATTTTACATCGTATCAGGATATTCACGAATACATGTGTTTGCATGGAAAAATTCTGGTGTTTCTCGGAATGGGGAAACACAAGAATAAAAAAGAGGCGGAACAGATGGGATGTGAATCCGCCATTCAATATTTATCCACATTTGCTTAAACTTTATGCACAATTGTTAGACCCGGGTTCAGTGGAAATGTAAGCATTTCTATATTTGGATATTTTACACGTATTTTTAATGGAGTCAAGAAACAATCATTGCATCCAGAGGGAGATAGACTTTCTTCTAAACATGGATAGGTATCATGTAAAAAAATATAACCTCCCGTGTGAATATATGTATATATATTTTCAAAATCGACAAACGCCTGTTTCGCGCAGTGGTCCGCATCAATAAACGCATAATGATACGAAATATTGGATAAATGGGAAAGACTAAATTCATCCGTAGTTCCGGAAAACATTTGAATATTGGACAATGTTGGTGTATATGTATGAATATCTACTCCATATGCAATATTTACATACGGTGCAATTTTTTCAATACAGTCTCCGTGTCGAACTCCATATTCAATATAATTTTTTTTGTATGTATTTATAAAATTGGCTTCAATAATACTTGTGATGATAAGAGCGTGGTCAACGGTTTCCCAAGGTAATGGAACAATACGTCGGTAAATCGGTGTTCTAGAAAGGTCAAATGATACGGTCCAATCGGGATTCAACCACGCAATTTGTCGAGGATGGTTATTTCGACAAATAATTATATTTGAACAAACCCGTGCCCAATCAACTCCAATGGGAATATGTGTTGTCGTTTTGTCTTCAATCACAATATAAATGCCGTCTTGTTTCATTGCTTTTAATTCATCCAATTTAAATTCATTTGTAATATACATTTCCGATTTATCTACGGGTTGAATACATTCCGAAATATATTGAATCATTCTATTCATTTGTATTTGTTGTATTATCTTTTATTGTTTATTTATTTGCTTTTTTGTTTGGTTCTTTATTTTTTGGTTTGATTCTTTTTTTGCTTTTATACAATTGTTTTCATACCTCGTTCGAAAAAATAATAAAGTGCGCCAAACATGGCACTTTTAAATAAGAGTCCTAACATAGTAGGTGTTCCATCCGCCCCAAATAATTCGAGAGGAATGCGTTGGGCATATGTATAAAACAATAAATTAAAACTCGGCAATTGAAATAATAAAAACATACATGCTAATATAACGGGAATTTTCCATTCGTCCCATAAATCATCTATCCATGATTGTGTCGTTTTACTGGATTGTTGTTTTCGTCGAACTATATCTTGGTCATAATCATGTTGCGCAATAAAATCTCCCGTAAGTTTTGGTTTGGGCATATAATTTACATGTTGTTGGTCATCCATTGTTAAATGTGTTGTGTCTCTCGGAATATCACGCGACGGCAATTCATATTGTTCTCTATTTGCCGTATTTGGATACGGTGGTGGCATTTGTGGTTGTTTGTATGAAAAATCCGGAAGTTGGTCCGGTTTTTCTACTCCATATGGATTTTTATGAACATCATTGATTGGTTGATATGGCGATGTATTTGGAATAACCATTTCTGATTTTGGACGACCTACAGTAATCGGTTCCATGTGTGGATTGTTTGGAAGATCGGAAATGCGAGTAGAAGATGGACCCGGTGATTGTTGTGTATAATCCATTTTATCTAAAACAAGAAAAATAAATAGTTTTATAAACTTGTTCTCTTTTTATCATAAAAAAATTTATCGTAAAAAATAATAATTATACAATTAACAAACAATTTCATTTATACTTCTCTCAAAATCTTCGGAATAAGGATAAAACAACAACGCCTGACATTGTGCATATATGTATGTATCTTGTTCTATCTCTTCTTTTGTTCTCGTTTCTTTGTCTTTGTCTTGTAAAGCTTCTTTGTCGGTCGTCTTGGTCTCATATTTATGTTGAATATGTTCCCGATATTCTTGTTGTTGCATTTTATATTTACGTTTTGGCAATGCCTTACTAACAATCCAATTTTTGGGTTCATCATATACAATATGAGTTTGTCCTCTTTCAGAAAGAGCTCTCAAAAATGCAATTGCACATGACGTATTTGCCAATTCTAATGTCGCAAAAATATACTGTGTGCCCTTTTTAATGGATGCGTTTGAACCTTTTGTCGTTCGCAACGAATTTACCACAATTTTACCAATTTTTAGTCTATGAAATACATAACTAATCTCAATTTCCGTAAAGATATTATCAACACATGGAATGGTAATGGAAATTCTTGTTGCGGTTCTTGTTGCGGTTGTCATGATTGTTATAGTCGTTTAATTGTTTTAAAGATGCCAAAAATATCTAAAAAAAAGATTTTCAATTTTATTTGGTTAAGTAAATCAATCAATCACTTATGCGCATCAGATACATATAATGTGGTTATAGTACAACGACAGATTGGACAGATTGGTTCGATTTGCATTTGCGTTGTTATCAATGCTGGCATACATGATATACATGCATCATGTTTACAATTCAATTGAATTTTATCATCCGGTTTATCTGTAGTTGTATCATTTAAACAAACACAACATATGTCTTTTAATAATTCGTTATCGTTATTTTTCGAATAAAATAACGAAATATGTTTGGGAATTATAGTATCTAATGTCTTCATAATTGTGTTTTTTTTATGTAGTTGTTCCTGTTCTTGTATAGCAAAATGCGCTCGAGTTCGTTCTCGCATGTATTCTAAATTTTTAGATATATCTTCTTTCGATTTTGGTTGAAACATGAATGAATTTATTTTATATGTTTTGTTTTTATTATTTTTTTATTATCAATTTTTTATTGTCCGATTAACTTGTTCGATTAACTCTTGTCCGATTAACTCTTGTCCGATTAACTCTTGTCCGATTAACTCTTGTCCGATTAACTCTTGTCCGATTAACTCTTGTCCGATTAACTCTTGTCCGATTAACTTGTCCGATTAAACATACATACTTTTCACAATGTCTTGCAATCTATTCGCGTCATCAATCTTGATAAGAACATCTATATCTGCCTTGCTAAGAGTATATGGAAATGTAACCGTTAATGCAATATCTTTTGCAAAGAATGGTTTTGAGTCGGATTTTACAAGTCGAAACAAATTTAATTTGGTATGAATAATTTCCAAACACCGTTTTAAATTTCGCACACCCTCTTCCTTTTGAGTAAACGCATCATTCGTAATAATATATTCCATTACATTTGTCGGAATAATAATATCCTCCTTATTAAAATGAATTTGCTCACGAATTTTTGGGAGAAGATAATCGTTGGCAATAATAACCTTTTCTTTTGTATTATACCCCTTTGTGAAGATTTTATACATACGGTCTCTCAAAATCGGATTCACCAGTGACTCGTCGTTATAACTAAATATGAACAAACACTTGCTTAAATCAAAATCCACTTCCGAAAAATATTTATCATGATATTGGTCATTTTGAGTTGCATCCGTAAGATGTGTTAAAATTCCAATAATTTCTTGTCCTTTCGGCGTGTCACTTACTTTATCCAATTCGTCAAAGAAGAAGATGGGATTCATTGATTTACATTGAATAATAGACTGTATTATTTTACCATACATACTTCCTTCGTATGTATATGAATGCCCCTCCAAATAACTCGCATCCGAACACCCTCCCAAAGGAATAAATACAAATTCTCTGCCAAGAATTTTACTGATGCCATATTTGACGAGCGATGTTTTGCCAGAACCCGGCGGTCCTTTTAATGCAATTGCATTTCCAATTACATCTGGATTTGTAATTAAATTTCCCAACAATTGAATAATTTGCATTTTGGCTTCATCCATGCCATACGTGCACATATTTAACATTTTATTCGCATTTTCCATAAATTCGTGACACTTATCTACCCCATCATCTAATTTTACGGGTAAATTTCGGTAAATTCCAAACGGAATATTCATAAATGCATCTACCCATCCACGTAATTTAAAATATTCACTATCACCCGGTTCCATCATATGTAACGAATTTAATTTTTGAAGCGCAATGACCTTATGTTTTGACGGAATATCCGATTCTAATAATGCCAAACGATACGGTTTATCGATACAAATAGTTGAATTGATATGTTTTAAATCTTCAACGATTTTTTGCTGTTCTTTATTTGACAGTTTTGTCTCAAAATAATCGATTTCGCGAATTCGTTTCGTATCTTGATGAATAAGTTTATAATAGGCTTTTGTATTTCCTTTACGTCCACGATGAACCAAATCTTTAATATCGTTATTGCAATTTTTAATGGCGCGTAAAATAATTTTGTTATTTGGTTTTTTTTCCAATTGGCTTGTAAAATCCCGTCGTAAATCTAATAATTCCAGATATTCTTGTTCAAATGAAATATGCGTGTCGTCCTTTTCTTTTTGTATAGCGTCCTTTTCTTTTTGTATAGTGTCCTTTTCTTTTTTCGGGGTTGATTTTTTTGATAATACAATTGGCACATTCTGATAATTTTCTTTCATAAACACGCGTTCATCTTCACTTGAATGAACCGATTTTTCATCATCGTCGTCCGTGTCTTCGTATTCGCTGTTATAATCGTCGTTTTCTTCTCCACCACCGATTAGAAATATACTTACCTTATTTTCCACATCTTCTTCTGATTCATCTTCTTCGTAATCTTCGTCATCATCTTCGTCCGATGATTCACATTTCTTCTTGTGCGGTTTTTTGGCGTTTTTTTCCTTTTTGTCCTTGACTATTTTCCCTTTTTCCTTTTTATCTGTTGCATGTTTTCCCTTTTTATCTTTGGCTTTTTTCCCTTCCTCCTCTGATAGAATTTGTTCCTTTGCCTTTGCCTTTACCTTTTGTGATTTTTGTCCAGTTGTTTTTGTTTTTTTACTATTTGAATGTTTTGCTTCTGCTTCGGCTTCTGCTTCTTCTACATCTGAACTATCATCTGAATCTGAACTGCTATCTTCATCCGACAAAGAACTTTCATCTTCATCAATGGAAGTGTAATTTGAATCATTGTCTTCTTCACTACTGCTACTATCACTGGTGATAATTCGGCGACGAGAAGATGTAATTTTGGATTGTTTAATTGGCATTATAAATTATTATTTGTATATTTTTATATGATTTGTTTTCATCAATTTTATCTACGAGAAACAACTACAGATTACGAATATGTATAATATGTCTGTTATAAACAACCCGAATCGGTTCCCAATATCTCATTTTATGATTAAATTCACACTCCATAAGTGCCGTTTTACGAGACGCATTCATATACTTATCTTTTCGTGTGTCCCTACTATCGTCTTCCGAATCGGATTCTTCAATATAATCCAAATTTGTATTCTCTCGTATTTTTCGAAAAATAGAATTCATAAATACGCTTACATTATAATTTTTAATATACGCCAACCCAATACAAATAGAAGTTGAAGTATCGGAATAGGCAAACAAATGATATACATCAAATCGAATATCTGCCTCCACGTGAAATATGGTTTTTGCAAAATACTGGGGCTTTTTCAAATTTGGAGAAAAATGTTGTATACCAGCCCGTTGTTTTACAACGGGTGGAGGGGCACTGGCGGTTGTGATTAACATAGTTCGTTTTATTTCATTTAAAAAAGGTAACATGTGTGTTAATGAACGATATTGCACATGATGCACTTGATATGGTATTTTTTTCGGTTTATTATCCGGATTTGTTTTATCGTGTGTTATTTGTATTCCAATATATTCAATATGTGGCAAATAAAAAGGTGCTTTATTTGCACATAACGTTAAAAACTCATACATACAACCTAATTTTTGAGACAAAGGAATTTTACAAAGAAAAATACCTTTGTATGTATACACATCTTCTAATATATATGTTTCATTATAATCCGTTACATAAAAAACAGTGCCTAATGCAAGGTCTTGTCCTTTCCATGAACGAGATAATTCTTGCATAATATCTGGACGACAGATTATTTTTATCACTTTTCTCTCTCTGTTTAATTCCATTACAAAACACATATCGGTATCTTCGTAAAAGGTAAACCAAATATAATATTTTTTACCATAAGGTATCTGTACTTTAATATGATAAAGAGAATTTGGCTCAGGAAGAATTCCTTGATTTTCATATGATGGCTCTACATGTGGGAAATGTCGCATTAATTGTGACATTTCGCATTCATTTAAACACGGATAAGGTGCAGACGACATATAGTATTAATATAATAGACGACATATATTTATATGCTTTTTTATAAGCCAAGTATTCTATATCCCTTGGTTGTTTTTTTACGAGATATAATGGTTGTTGTGTTCTTACTTGATACATGTATTTTATCATGACACGTTCGACATACAGACGATAAATTGCCGGGACGATTTTTATGTTGTCCGTTCGGTAAAAATCCACGGATATCTGCGTCTTGTTGATGAACTAAATGATGCATTTCTTCACCCAATTCTTTTCCACATACTTCACATAATCCTCCTTGTAATATAGAAGATGTATATGCCGAAGGTTTTCTCTCCAATATTCCCGCCACGGACGGATTGTATTTGGTTCGTAGTTGATAGGCTCTATTTAAAAAAGAATCGGGCATGTGTAAGGAACGACACACTTCCAGACCATAAAGTGTTTGTCCGCTACCATCTTTTAATATTCTGTCATATACCAATGCATCATGTTCCGGATTATAATATACTTCCAAATGTTTTAATCGTATTTTACCCGATTCTATAAACGCCTTTAATTCATCGTATTTACATATTTCATGGAAATGTGTGGCAAATAAAAAAGATGCATTGCTTTGAACAAGTGTCTCCAATGCCGACATGAAAATGGATACAGCCGAGTCCGTTTCTGTTCCCGAACATAATTCATCTCCAAGCACAAGACTGTATTTATCCGCCATTTTTAAAATAACATTTAATTCAACCATTTCATATACAAAGGTGGATAATCCTTTATGAAGATCATCCGACGAAACAATGCGAGAAAAAATAGATTTATAGGGAGAAAATACAAATTCTGAACATGGGACAAACATGCCGGCTTGGGCAAGTATAATGGCAATTCCGAGAGATTTCATAAATGAACTTTTTCCAGACGAATTTGTGCCGAATAAAAGAATTCCGGGTCCTCCTTTTTCATCCGTTTTTTTTGCTATATTATCGCTCAAATCAATATCATTTGGCACGTATAATTCATGAATTAAAAGCGGTTCAATTAATACATGTCGTAACTGTTTTACTTTTACATATGAACCATTGGATGATAATATAGTAGGACAACAATAATTGTTTTTTAATGCAATATGAGCTCTACATAATAATACATCTAATTTCCCAATATATTCTACCGCATATTCCAATACGAATAAATGTTCTTCCCAATCCGTTAAAAATTCATGATAAGCTCCTTTGGTAATTCCGGAAAGGTCGTCTCGCATGCCAGATATTTTTTGACATAGTTCATCCAATTTGGGAAATACAACTTCGTCCATCGAAGTGGAAGTTGAGCGAAATGAATATTTGCTGTGTGGCACATTTAATTTATGCCACTTGGCTCTTGTTTTTGTGCATTGTAGAGAGATTCCGGATTTTTCAGTAATATGTATTTTAATCGGTTTGTTTGTGGTTTCCGGAAATTCTCTTGAAATAGAATCATAAATATGTATAAATGTTGCATGTGCCTCTCTATATTCCGCTACTAACGAATGATATGCTTGTGTTTTATTTATTGATGTTGTTGGTTTATTTATTGATGTTTTATTTATTGATGTTGTTGGCATATTCTTTTTTTGTATGTGTGTATCTAATAAAAGTATATTCATTATAGGAATATCCGTAGCTGGATCATTTGTTTCTATAATCCACGTATTTGTAGTTCTGAATTTGGAACATATAGAGAGGTCAATTCTCGCCGATAAAAAAGAACACATTTGTTTAATATGTGTTCGCATTTCATCCGTAAAACCCATATATTCTGTGATAGTCGGATGCTCTTCCAAACAAATATCTATCTGTAATATTTGGTCAAGTGCCTTATAAATCCCGAAAATAGATGCAGGAGCTAATGTTTTTGAAACAATCTGGCGAACCCACCGTTCTATATCGCGAATATGCGACGACAATAAAAAACGAAGAGACTCAATCATTACGGGTTCTTGCATACATGTGCGAACCATTGTGTATTCCTTTTGTAACCACGTTTCATCCCATGAAGGATGCAGTAATTGATGCCGAAACCGGCGTTTTCCAATAATAGTTGAACATTGATTTAATAAGGACACAACACTGCTTTTTTGGTCAGTTGGGTCGGTTTGTATAATATTTAACTGTTTCAATGTATGATTTGCCAGAAAAACATGATTTGTATGATTCACAAATACGGGACATTGAATTTTACGAATAAAATCGGGATTGTGTTCCTGTAAAAAATCCAAGAGATAACAAAAGGATTGTGTCGCCACAATATTTTGGTCGAAATGAATGGAACACGTATAAAAAGCATCATGTCCAAATTGTTTTTCAATAATGGCAATAATATATGTTTGTTTTTCGCAATTACGCGCTTTTTTATCGGTTAAAATCGCAATCCAGTGGGTTCGAATAGTCGGTGATATAAACTCCTTTTGTTTTTGTTCTTGTTCAGATAAAAATAAAATTTCACATGGTTGATACATATATATAGCCGTTTCAATATACGTCAACATTTCCGTATTGGTTTTTGCCATAAATTCCATCATACATGTTTTACCTGTTATGATATTGATAGTGGAAATACCGACTACAATATTTTTCGCCGAAGATTCTATCCAAATACACATTATATTGTTTGTTTCTGTTGAGGTTGGCGTTGCGTCCGATGAAATATATGTGCTTGGTGTGAAAACGCCTTGAAATATACGATTACGTCGTCGTCCTTGTCCTTGTCCTTGTCCAAGTTCATCCTCTTGAACGTATACAACGATAGTATATCCCTGTTTTGTGAATTTATCCAAATATTTATCCAGTTGTGTGTCGCGAAATCCAGCCATGTATATTTGACACACAACTCCATCCAATGTGAAAGATACCTTTTGTTTCATTGTAAATGCCAAGTCTCCCATATGACACGCTTGCTCAATCGTGTCATATTCTGGGATAAATTGTTCAGTATGTTTAAGACCATATATTTCGAAAAATGCACCTACCTGATACAATAAAATAGTGTTTTTACCATATTTTATTTTATTTTCTTTTTCAACCTGAAAATATTCATAATAGATACTTGTCTCCGTCATTTATCTAACTAGACATATAATCTTTATGTTATTGGTGTGCACGAGCCCTATTAATTTAAAAAATAGGTTAAGGAGAGGTCCCAGTTAAAATTGAAATATAATTCTATTCTTTTTGCATGATAATTATAAAAATGTATGATACCGATAGTGAAGAAGACGAAGAAAATTTAATGATACTAGAAGAAGAATTCGAACAAGAAGAATTCAAACAAAAACAAAACGAACAAAAACAAAAACAAAACACCCCCCTATCCAATTCGCTCCGTCGTTGTCTCTCCATTGCAAACCAATCCACAAATCCAGTTTTGTATTTATTTGGGAGAATTACCGATATTATATTTAAAAGCGATATAAGCAAATACCAAAAACACGTACAAAGGAAAATATATAATAAATTAATTATTTCATATTTAACAAATATGCCAGAATCTAAATTGTATGAGCGCGATAAGTTTGGAATTACACCACTCGCAATTGCATGTCGATTGCGGTTTATAACTGTTGCCAAACTAATATTAGATAAAACCCAAAACATAGAAAACATATATATTCCATCGGGGTATGGCAGTTTTGTGATTGATACGTGCGCAAAAGCGAAAAATGCCAAAGGATTGGATACAATATTTTATACAATTCTTCAAAAAACTCCTATAGATATGGCTTCTATCGTCGTTCGTAGTCGGGCACTTCATTTTGCGATTTTAAGTAACAATACACAAAAAGCATTGGCTCTTCTTCGATTTTATCGGACCGATGAAGAATTGTATGCTAAAAAATATAAATGTGTGCCGTTATCTCAGGCGATTCATTCGAACGAATACGAAGTTGCCTGTAAAATTATTCATCTAACAAAATCCGAGAAATCTATACGAGACAATATGGGCTTGTATATTCATGACGATTTATTACGAAAATGTATTTGTGATAAATACAGGCAATTTACAAAAATCGTTCAGACAAAAGTATTTGTTTGTTTGGAAAGTTCTGCGTTGCCGGAAGATATATTATATAACATTTCTGAATATTTGGAACCGATATTTAAGGGATAGATTTCTTCGCGTTGGTGGGTTCAAATGCCGTTAATTGCGATATACGAATTCGCGCATGATTTTTTTTAATTGCCTCCAAATGAAAGTGTCTGTGTTCGCAATCTCCGGTAAATACATTTTTTATTGAACCACCGATTCGTCGCATTTGCTCTCGAATAGCGTTCCCCGAAAATAATGCCATATCTATTTTCCCCGAATAGGTACAATCTAAAAAAATATGCGTCTTATAAATAGCGAATCCATTGAACGCCGAATACACCGGAATAAATTCATTGGGAGATGTTTCTTTCCAACGCGCCATTAATTTTTCAAAATCGGCGCGTAATACCATTACCGCCTTTTCATAATCTGAAAAATGAAAAAAACTATATATAAAAGGATTATACGATAGCGCCCAATGGTCGTAATATCCGTCCTCTCTGTCAAACGAAATACTATCCCATTCATGTTGACGCTGAATAACTGCGCGAATCGTCTCTGGCTTGATTGTTCCTACACAACTGTAGTCATTTGAATCCATCATTATAAAATAATTTGGTTGTTGAGATTGACGGCGTATCATATGTATCAATCCGTTTCTCGCTCGGGCAATTCTCTCGGTGCGAACATTACGCAACGGACGTAATTCGTTATGTATTTCCATATAAAACATGGGGTCAAGTTGGGACAGTATGGTGGTTTGATATTGTTGAAGAATTTGGAGAGATGCATCTTGTGATGTATCATAAAACACTAAAACCGTTATTTTTTGAAATATGTTTGACTCTCGTAAAATATCGATATTTCTTAAAACACGAGGTAGTCCGATTTCATTATTAAATACACATAAACAAATATAACACGAATCGGTCATTTATGTATATAAATATTAAAGATATTATCGTAGGTCGTGTCTCTCAAAAAGGGGCTTGCCCCTTCTTTGAGAGACGCATAATGACGAAAATATATATAAATATTATCAAACAAACCACAATTTCCTATATAGAATCATACACTTACGTATCATACACTTACGTATCATACACTTACGTATCATACACTTACGTATCCCAAACATTTACACGTGGCTCCTCTCTAATATTTAAATCGTCTTTATAGGGAGAGACTTTTTGTTGAATGAGATTGCTCATGATAACCCCCCGTTTTTCAGACACCATGATTCCGTTTTTTTTATATTCAACGGTATGTAACGACTCTCCGACATCTACTTGATTTACCTCCCATTGAAGCTCATGTAATTTTGCCATAATTGGAAACAATTCTTGTGTCTGTTTTTCAACCATGGTTTTCACAATATCGCCCTGATTTATATCGGTTTTTCGGTAATCTTGTTCGAGAGAATACAATTCAACAATCGTGTCATGTATCTTTTGTCGCAACTCATCGATTTTCTCTTTTTTCTCAATATTATCGTGTAAATTCGTCATTTTATGAGTTAAATCTTGATACATTCGTTCTGCCGTCTCGTAATGGCTTCCTTCGTATTTAAATTCACGAATACAGTCAATCGGACTTTTGTATTTATATATTTCATCATTTTTCAAAGATATAATGCATTCTTTTGATGTTTCAATAATATCACGTAACTCATACACCGTATTTTCGATATTTGTAAAATATCCACGATAAATATCGATATGAAGACCGCAGGGGGGAGATGCGTTACAAACTGCCGTATATTTACGATTTTTTTGTGCAAAAATAGTTCCACCGTATGTTCCACAATTAATACAGCGAGGACGTTTTGCGGTTGATTTTGTTTTATCCATATTTTCTTTTGCCAACACCCGAATTTTATTTTCATAATTGCTTTTTAATGCAAAATATTTTTGGAGAGCATTTTCGTAAGATGTTTCTTTGATTTGTTGGTCCTCTTTTTCTTTTTCTTCCTCTTCCTCCTGTCGATTTTCTTCATTTCGTTTTTCTTCTTCTCGTCGTTCCTCTCGTCGATTTTCTTTGGTTTCTTCATGAATAATGCGTTCTTTTGGTATCTCTTTTTTTTTATCACAATCTCCCGTTTTTTTATTTCGGATACTTCCTTTTGGACAACGTTCTTTTTTTTCTTTATCTCCGCCAAAAAACATTCTATCTATATTATAGTAGTAAAACAAATGTTTGATTTTTATCTTGACCTATTTTCTCGTCATTATGGGTGGTTTATTTTTATCGTATATATTATTTATTTTATAGCCTTTTTTGGTGTATTCTCTCTAAATAAAAGTTATATTCATACTTTTAGTAATGTGGTTCAAACTATTATAGGATTGTTTTTATTTATACGATTTATACCTTTTAATACACAATCTACCTCTCTAAAATACAACGATAAAAATGTTATTTTCGGGTCGGCGATTATTTTATTAATGAACTCTGGCTTATTGGAACAAATTGCGCATAGTGTATTATCATCTTTTTCTTTTTCTTCTTCGTCTTCTTCTTCTTCTTCTTCGTCTATTCCTGTCCAACAATCGGCAAACCCGTTATGATGGAAGAATGTTGTAACTGACCTTTATACGCCCGAATTTGAGAGAGAACATATTCTTGTTCGCGCATCATTTTTCTATATAATTCTTCTTCCGTGGGTTTTCCTTTGTATCGAAAATATAAAATAAGCCCCACGATAAAAATCATCGTGAATGTAAAAAAACTATTCCATATAATTCGATATATATTCATTCTATACTCGTGCACATTTGAAAGAGAATATATCAATTGTTGTTGAATATGTGGTTCAACTAATACCATATTACAGTAGTAGTTGAATATATTTTTTACAACAGTCCGTATGAATTTTTACTCTATTATGTATTCAAAGATACATTATGTAATAAGATACACCAACATATGTTAAAATTGCTAAAATAATAGCACCAATCCATATGGGAAATACGGTTTTATGTTTATAGCCAACTCCAAATTGTCGAAATGAACCATCTGGCAAATAAAATAGAGAGGGTTTATATAAATGAATAAGAATAAACATACCTATAAAAAGAAAAATCGCTATATTTAATTTGTTTTTTCGTAAAATGGCTCTCATTATATTATATTACCTTTTTTATCTTGGAATAAGACAGAGGTGTTTAATACAAATTATAGTTTGATTTTTGACGGACTTGTGCAAATAGATTTCCCTCTTTGCTAGATACCATATCTCCGTATAAAAATTGTGAAAATGCCGTCTGGTCGTTCGGAATAGTAGAGCCAGCAGTTGAATTATAATTACGTAACGATTGTTCAAATAAAAATTCATCCCCCATATGTGTAAATAATTTATCCGCAATATCCGGCTGTCCGGGATTCAAATCTTTCACCAATTGTTTGGCTTGTGATAAAATATCATCTCCCACTTTTTGTGTATATGCCGGAGGAGCCGGTTTTTTATTTACATTGTATTCATAATCAGGAATCATGACATTTGAAAAAGGATTTGTAGAGGAAGGTTTATCGAATATATTTGCCGATACTTTAATTCCATTTTCTCTTAAAACATCCGAAACAATATGATTTCCACTACTATCAATATATTCTTCAATATCGTTCGTGCTAAATCCGTCTTTAACATGTTTATTTATATGAAAAAGATGAAACAAATAAATTGCAACTAAACATAAAGTTAATGTCAGTAAAACAAAAAATCGATGTGTAAAAAACCAGATAACAAATGAAAATACAATAATTAACCGAGTTGTCGCATTTAATTTTTCCGTCATGTTCATATGTTCAGTAGGAAAAAAAGATAATTCTTGAAACAATACATTGGGGTCATCTCCCCAAAATTCGGTTTTTTTTACATCATGTTGTTCTTGTTCTAATTTGTATTCCATTTACAATAAACTTTTATTTTTTATTCGAATATTCCGCCAAAATAACCAATGGTATTAATTTATCAACCAATAATTGAAGTTTTTTATGACATTTTCCGATGGTTACCCCACTCACTCCAGAAATAATTTCAATCTGTTGTTTGGTAATCTGTAAATGACAGTTCTCCGAAATAAAATAAATAATTCCGGAAGCAATTGAATGGGGCGTATTGTCGTCAATAATATTTTGTTTTTCAACCTTATCCGCAATAAATTTCGACAGCATAATCAATTTCGGCGGAACTTGTAGCCGACTCGCGAACCGTTCTACAAACGAACTTGGCGTTGTTTTACAAAGTTCTGTTTGTTCGGACGGATCTAAATTTCTCTCAATATTATGTAAAATTTGAACCGCCATAGAACAACCCGCCGTTGCACTTGCTTTATCTAAATGAAATATTTCGGCGATTTCATAGGCGGTTCGGGGGCATTCGTTGTATCTACATGACACATAAATAGACGCCGAAATAATACCATGACGATTTAATCCGCGAAACATTTTTTGTTCAGAAATATATTTATGCACAAACATGGCATAATCGATGAAAATACGCGGTATTCCGGCGTTTGTTGCCATAATAGTAATGTGTTGAAACTCATCGTATAGCGCTTTTTCTTTATGAGGCATACTTTGCCACTCCACCCATTTATGTATTTTTCGCATTTCATACGATGATTTTTGATGAATGGGTATTTTACATCCAAAGGACGATTCTATTAACAGCGGATTTATAGCCGCACCACATCGGGTCATATCGACACTATTTTTATCATCTCCTCCAAAGAATTTCCATTCGGGTGAATAATCAAGCTCATTTTTATAAATAATAGCACATTGAGGATTGGAACATGTCGGAAATCCTTCTTCCATGATAATAAGAGGAGTATCGCATTTGTAACAAAGACACTGTTCTTCAATTGCAATGGGTTTTTCGTCGATTCGAACAACGGCGTGTTCTTGGTCAAAACTCGCCCACAATGCTGCCTTTTCGGAAGAAGACAAAGATGTCTTGTTTTTTCTGGTTTTATTTGAAGAAGACGAGGATGAAGATTTATTTTCTTTTACGGTTTTTGACATAAATGTTTCATTCAAATACTGAAAATTCGTATTCAATTTTCTTCTTCATTATGTATTTGTGTTCATATAGTTATACAATAATGTTTCTGGATTATGATTTTGAACTTCGCCACACATAAGTGTCATAGATTCATACATTTTTCGCAATACATCATTTGGCGCAGTTGAACCTACTTTTATCATCCCGTGCTTTATTAAATATGACCGTATATCTTGAATTGATACTTGGGTAGTTGCGTGTTTTTTATCCATTGTATTATTTCGTATAGTTTTATTTGATACAAGAACACTTATTTTGGGAGACGTTTTTGATTTTCCTACCTGAAATTTACGACGAATTGTTTTCTTTTGTTTTTGTATAGGAGTTTTTCTTTTTTTATCGAGTTGTCGTTGGTTGTGTTGAATATGTTTCTCGGACGTTATTAATTCTTGTGTTTTTAAAAGTTGTGGTTGTTGTTGTTGTGGTTGTTGTGGGTGTGGTTGTTGTAGTAGTTGTGGTTGTGGTTGTTGTAGTAGTTGTGGTTGATTATTTCGCTGGGTTTGATTTTTCCATGTTTTGTATGTTGGCAATCGCCCTCCAGTTTTTAAACATCCATATGTGGGAGGCGGAGGATGTATATACGATTGTTTTATTGGTAGTGGTTGTAGTTGTGGTTGTTGTTGTGGTTGTTGCACATGAATGAGTGGATGTTGTTTTAATGTTTTATTGTGAGAAGGTGCGGACGCTACGGTTAATTTGGACAAGTGGTCAAGAGATTCTTGAAATTCAGTTCTAAATAAGGTTTCCGCCGATTCAGAATTGGTTGTTCTTTTGGGTAAGGTAGTTGAATCCTTATATATTTTCTCTTGTTCATCTCGAATTGCCCGTAATATATTACGGTTGTGTCTATTATGCGTTGTTTTATTTATAGCAGGGCGAAGCATTTTCGTCGGTTTTTGTTTTTGTGTATTTTTTGAAACTTTAAATAATTCTGGATTAATGCTAATTGTCTTTACTTTTAAATCACTCATGGAACAATTTTAATAACGGGCGAAATTATTTAACGTTATATATCTGTAAAATCATTCGGTATCTCTTTAATGCCTGTTCAATATTAATTCGGTCGATAACATTTGGCGTTACCATATCATAAAATAATGAAGAAAATTCATTCACTACGGCATTCGGCATCTTATTACGAACTATATATAAAACATACAAATATGATATTCCAGCTCCGTATATATCAATGGTTTGAATTGTCTTTTTAATAAGTTCATCCCGTGGCAATACTCCATCATGTATTTGTTTAGTTAGAGAGATAACAGCATTCCACATTTTGTTTTTTAATTCGGAATCATCGTCGCAAATGTATTTCTGTGCTCCTTGATAATTCGTTTTAAATTTACTAAATTTCGTGTTCAATTCATCTATACCAAGAATAGTATGGGTTTTTATATAGTCATACCCGTCTTCGGTTAAAAACGGAAATTCTACCGGATATGACCAATGCGATTTTACAGAACCTTTGCCAATTCGTCCCATAACATCTTTTTCCGTTCGCATTTTACCGAAATCAATGATTCGAATAACATTTTTGTTTGAAATAACTATATTTTGTGGTTTTAAATCGTGGTGAATATAGCCTTTTGATAAATACAACTGAATCGATTCCAATATGATTATGGCATTTTTCCAAAATAGTTGTATTTCTTTGGTGGATTGACTTTGTTTATCCGCCCATGTTGCCAAATTATCCCCACCATCGGGCATTATTAAAAGAGAATAGTGAGAGAGTTGTTTTGCCATATCGTCTCCATTTTTACATTTTTTAATGGCATCTATATTTTTACGTGTTTTTCGAACTTTACATGTAGTTGGATTACCTAAATAAGTGTATTTTTTGGGGTCTATCTTTGCTATATTCGTATACTCTTTTTGTTCAATATGTGCGTCATCATCTAATAATATTTTTGATACCGTATTGGGTTCAGATATAGAAGTATTTTCGCATAATAGGGACGGCTTGTGCACACAGCCAAATGTGCCTTGACCAATAACGGTTATTTTTTTTGTTTTCGTTTTTTTTGTTTTTTTCGTTTTTGGCATATATAATAATAGGTCAAAAAAAATTGATATAAATATTACACCTAATTTCATGTAACCTATCATATGTCAAATTCATCTACATCTATTCAATTTCTTTTAGAAAATTATCAATATCTTTTGGCTTCTCCTGTTTTTAAGGAACTGCAGAAGGAAATTGCCGATTTAAAAAAGGAAAATAGTATTTTGTCCAATCTTCTTATTCAACAAAAAGTATACCAACAACCAACAACAACGCGTGTATCCGATAGTCCTCCATTTTATAAGGTTGAAAAAGTTATTGAACCTGTGGTTGAACCCGTGGTTAAACCTGTGATTGAAAAAGTTGTTGAACCCGTGATTGAAAAAGTTGTTGAACCCGTGATTGAAAAAGTTGTCGAACCCGTGATTGAAAAAGTTGTTGAACCTGTAGTTGAAAAAGAACAAACAATCGAAGAAGCTGACGAAGCTGAAGAAGAATCTGACAATAAACTATATTATAAAATCGCAACAGATGCGAATCCGGTAGATTTAGATTCTAAATTTATTATTGTCGGTATTATTCCATTTGAAAAAGGACACAAGGTTACATACAGATACAAGAATGCATCTGAAAAAGAATCTGACGATGTCGAGGAAGAAGAATCTGATAAAGTTGAAGAAGAAGAATCTGGAGAAGAAGAAGAAGAATCTGGAGAAGAAGAATCTGATAAAGTTGAAGAAGAAGAATCTGGAGAAGAAGAATCTGATAAAGTTGAAGAAGAAGAATCTGGAGAAGAAGAATCTGATAAAGTTGAAGAAGAAGAAGCCGAAGAAGAATCTGGAGAAGAAGAAGAATCTGTAGAGGAAGAAGAAGTAGTCGAAGAAGCTGATAAAGTTGAAGAAGAAGTCGAAGAAGAATCTGTCGAGGAAGAAGAAGCTGGAGAAGTCGATTTAACCGAAGTTATTATTAATGGTAAAAAATATTATATGGATGAATCATCAGGAGACGTATATGAAATATTAGAAGATGAAGAAGCCGGTGAAATTATTGGAAAAATGACGAATGGAGTGCTAACCTTATTATAATAAGGGTCTGGGTCGGTATCGCAATATATCCAATGTTTTTGTAGTTGTCGGAAATTCATTGTTTCCATAAATATCTTGTAATAACAGCCACTCAAACATCCCTCCTAAATAAATAGACACATCTATAAATCCGAGTCGGATAAATTCAGATGCTTTTTTTTCCAATGCAGTTCCCGCATGTGAATTTTCGCCATAAATAAAAATACTATAATTTCGTATAGGTTCATTTCCTTCCAAAATTTCATTTATAAGTGTTTCTTCAATATGTATATCAATTGTAGATGGAATTAAACAAAGTTGATTATTTGAAGGAAGAATATTAATAAAAATAGTTTTCTTTGGTCCTACCGTTTTTTGATTTATTTGCATTTGTATTTCTTCAAAACCTATTTTTTTTATTTTATGTTGAGGTTGAAATAAAAACATTGCTTATTATGTAATGGTATTTTGAGATTAAAAAATAGGCGAATGGTTCGACAATCGTTGTTTATTTTATTTTATTACCATCTCTATCATATTCGGATACAGTTGTTGTGATTGTAATGTATGGTTGCGTATGTTTTATTGATTCTTTGGAGAGGGATTCTTCAATAGGATTTTCTTCTATGGATTGAGTAGGAGTGAGTTCTTCTATGGGTTGAGTGAGTTTTTCAATAGGATTTTCTTCTATAGGTTGAGTAGTTAGTTCTTCTATAGGTTGAGTCGGCGTGGGTAGTTGAGTAGTGGGTTCTTCTATTGGTATAGGGATTTCTTCTTGAGTAGTTGGCGGTGAATGTTTTAATATTTCGGATAAAACAGTTATAAATGTATGTAATCGCACAGTCGGCTGTAGTAATTTTGTTATTATTTCAATAAATGACACAATTTCTTGTTTGTTATGGTTCATATTATCATATGAAAAGAATTAAATATATCTATCTATCCACTATAATGTCCGGAAAAATTGCTATACAACTCATGGGCGGAATTGGAAATCAACTGTTTCAATTGTTCGCCCTATTTGCATTTGCCATAGAACAAAAAATACCTCCCCAAATTGTATTTTCCCATAATCTAAATGAACGACAAACCTATTGGGAAACATTCTTGTATGGATTTAAACCTTTTACGACATATCGGTCACCCCCTCCCAAATACGATATAGATAAAATTATGTCTCTTCCCGTATGGCAAGAACCGTCTTTTTTATTTACCCCGATTCCCACCACAAATATACCCGCCCAATTTCGTATTAGTGGCTACTTTCAAAGTTACCGTTATTTTAATAAACCCGAAACAAAATCTCGTATCTATGAATATCTTCATTTGACAGAACAACAAAATGATATGAAACCAACTTATTATGCATATGTCGACGACGATGATATATCTATTAGTATGCACTTTCGGTTAGGAGATTATAAATACAAACAAGAATTTCATCCCGTTTTACCGTATGAATATTACGAACGAGCATTACAAACCATTCTAAAAGATTTTTCATCGGAAGATAAAATAAAGATATTGTATTTTTGTGAAAAAGAAGACAATGCATATGTGAATAATATCATCGCGCGTTTGAAAACAAACATTCAGCATAACTGTGTATTTTCTAAAGTGGATGACACGATTGTGGATTGGAAACAGTTATTATTAATGAGTCTTTGCGACAATCACATTATTGCCAATAGTTCCTTTAGTTGGTTCGGTGCATATTTTTCGGGCAATATGACAGGTATTAAAAAAATATGTTATCCCTCTCTATGGTTTGGACCTGCCTTGCCGAATCATAATACCATTGATTTATTTCCAGCCGAATGGATTAAAATTTAATGTAATTTGTCGTTGACCGTGTCTCTCAAAAAGGGGCTTTGCCCCTCTTTGAGAGACGCATAATGACGAATATACGTATTCTAATATAAATCTTGCTACACCGAACAGTGAAGCAAGATTTTTAGGACAAAGACCAAATAAAGGATGTGTATGTTACCATTTATTTTTCTTTACCATAATATTATTTCCTTTTTTCTTTTTGCTTTCATTTGGGTCATACTCTCCTTCATCATCATCATCCCCCATATTTTTAGATATTTCCCAAAATTCTTTTGCCCCCAATTTAAAATCGGGGCGAGACGATTCCGCTTTATACCAAAAAATCTGGTCCTGAATTCGATTTGTTTTTGCATTGTTATTTATTACCAAACATTCATAATTTTCCGTCGTCTGGTCCATTACACTGCTAAATGCCTCAAGTGTTGGAAACATCGATGCATAATTCTCCCAAATTCGTTTCCGATTTGCGAAATACGGTTCTCTCAAAATAAAAACATAATCTATGTTGGTTCTCAGGTTCGGAGGAATACCTAAAGGGTATTGCATTGTTATGATCAACATCACCTTCCAATGCCGTCCATTCATAAAGAGTAATCTCATGAGTTTATCCTTTGCCCATGATGCGTCATACAAACAATCGTCCAGAATCACAAATGTCCGCGGGTCAATAGTAGTTTTACGATAGGTTTCCATCTCTTTATTCATTTGTTTTAGCACCATTTTTTGTCGTCGCAAAATATTTTCAATCAAAACCGTATTATACTCGTCATGTATAAATAATTTCGGCACATGTTTTGAAAAAAATCCATTTGCCTGCTCCGTTCCAGAAATAACCGTGCCAATTGGAAGGTCTTGATGATAAAAAAGAAGGTCTCGAATCAAAAACGATTTACCCGTATCACGTCTGCCAATAAATACAATCACGGGACCTTTATTTTCGTCAGGTTTAAACGTAATGCTTCTCATGTCAAATTTGCGTAGTTCTAAAGCCATACTATCGTCTATATAATAATGATACTTTCTTTTTTTAGGTTTTAAACCTACTATGGATAACATCCACGGAAACGAATATAAAGACAGCCCTCCATTATATGCAACCAGTATGTCTTCTTCTTCTTCTTCATTGCAAACACACTTGGACATTGTCCATCTAATTGAACGAAACCCAATTGCACGATTTCAAAACAGCACATATCAGAACAAACTTATCCAAAAAATACAACAAAACTTTACCGAATCACACCAACAATTATTTATTGGTAGTTTTTACTGTTATTTAAACTACGCGAAAACAGATTTTGTTATTGATTTGGATAATATTTGGAAATGGTTGGGATTTACAAGAAAAGACAACTGTAAAAGATTGTTGGAAAAATATTTTATAATAGATATTGATTATATAGTTGAAAATCTTGCTCCTCCGATCGGAGGAGCAAGATTTTCAGACAATAAGGTCGAAAAAGCTTTTTCTGAAGAAAAAATGGACAATAATGTTAGCGCTCCACCGATCGGTGGAGCGTTCTTTTCAGACAATAAGGTCGAAAATCTTGCCGCAGAAACTTCTGTAGCAAGATTTTCGGCAGAAAAAATGGACAATAATGTTAGCGCTCCTCCGATCGGAGGAGCGTTCTTTTCAGACAATAAGGTCGAAAAAGCTGCTCCACCGATCGGTGGAGCAGCTTTTTCAACAGAAAAAATAGGATGGGGAGGTATTAATAAAGAACGAGTGCTTTTAAGTGTAAATACTTTTAAAAAATTATGCATAAAATCAAACACAAAAAAGGCGGATGAAATTCATGATTATTTTATCAAATTAGAAGAAACAATACAAGAAACGATTCATGAAGAAAGTAACGAATTGCATCAACAATTAACAGACACAAAAACACAATTAACAGAAGTAAAACACACAATTGAAATAACAAAACGTGAAAAATGCCGAGACGTAGAACATGCACTTATCTCTCAATTTCCCGTAAATACAGAATGTATTTATTTCGGAACAATTGACAATACAAACGCACAACAAGAATGTCTCATTAAATTTGGTCATTCAAACGACCTCTCTACAAGAGTTATGAACCATCACGCGACATATACAAATTTCAATTTAATTTATGTATTTCGAGTGCACAACAAGGTAGAAATAGAAAATCTTATCAAGAACCACCCAAAAATAAAAAAACAAATTCGAAGTATTGAGATACATGGTAAAAATAAAACCGAAATAATTGCATATAACAAAATATTTACTCTTGATAAATTATCAAAATATATCAAGGAAATTATCCAGTTAAGAACATATAGTATTGAAAATTTCAATAAATTAACTGCGCAAAATGAAATTCTGGAAATGGAGAAAATTCAATTGAAAGAACAATTGGCTACCTGTCAAAATACGATTGCACAACAGTCTCTCGAATTGGTTGAACTAAAAACGGCAAATGCTTCCCAACAAACACAAATAAATTTGGCGATGGTAGAAAACCAGTCCGTATATATAAACGCACTTTTACCAGAAGACGAATTGACGATAAAATTCAACAATTTTATAGATACTATGTGTATTGTTCGACCGGATGTAGATGCATCCTCTACAGAAATAGAGGGTCAATATCGTATTTGGAATCACAGCAAACCCACGAAAGAAGTTTTCCATAAATTAAAACATTATTTAGATACCAGATTTAAAGCAAGTCGCATTTCAAAACAAGACAGTGACCAAGTTGTTCATGGATATGTCGGAATAAAACTAAAAGATATTATGTATAAGAAAAAGTTCGTAGATAATGTGACGGAAACATTTTTATTTCAAGTATGCGCATTTTCACCCAATGGAAAAATATTAAATTCGACCTTGTTGGAGGAATACCAGAGATGGAAAACGAGCGTGAATAAGGAAATCGGAGAGAATGATATGAAAGAAATCAAAGATTATTTGAATTCGTGTGAATATGCACTTAAAGCAACGGTTTGGACAGAATACGGAACAAATGAAGGATATTATGGTGTTTTATTGAAAAAAGACATACATAAATATAAAAAAACCTCGTCTACAGGTAAAAAGGTGGAAAAAAGAATGGTCGGAACGGAAATGGTGTTGGGAACGTGGGATACAATCGCAAAGGCGGCGCAATATGAGAGCATGTGTTCATCAAAAATGAGTTTATGTATTAAAAATAAAACGGCGTTTGGCGATTATTATTTTTGTATAGCAGGAACTGACACTACCTCGATTTAGATTTGTTTTATACAAAGTAGGTTCTCAGATAAAATTGATTACTCATTCGTAAAAGAATATACATAAACATCATTATATATATTAATGTCATTGCCATCAAAAAATGAATTCAACAATTATGCCTCCCGAATTATTGGCATTCAGTTTAGCGTGTTATCTCCGGAAGAGATACGCAAATCATCGGTGGTTCATATTACCAGCCGAGATACCTATATAAATAATAAACCGGTTATTGGTGGATTATTTGACCCAAGAATGGGAGTTCTTGAAAAGGGATTTATTTGTCCAACCGATGGTTTAACCTATATTGATACGCCTGGATACCATGGACATATTGAATTGGCTCGTCCCGTATTTTACATTCAACATATTAAGGAAATATCAAAAATTCTAAAATGTATTTGTTTTAAATGTAGCAAACTTCTTATGAATAAAAACAACCACGCGCATATATTGGACCGTCCTGCAAATCAACGTTGGGATTATGTATATGAACATTCGCAAAAAATAAAACGATGTGGTAACGACAATCCCGATGGATGTGGATGCAAACAGCCCGATAAAATTAAACAGGAGCAAATGGCGAAACTTATTGCCGTGTGGGATAGTATTGATACAACCGTAGATGGAGGAGGAGGAGGAGGAGAAGAAAAAGAAAAGGAACGACTTATCATGAATCTCTCGCCCGAAATTGTTATTAAAATATTTAGCCGAATTTCGGATGACGATATTCAATTTATGGGATTTCATCCGAAATGGTCCCGCCCAGAATGGTTTATTTGCACCGTATTGGCAGTTCCACCCCCCGCCGTCCGTCCGTCCGTAAAACAGGATGCTCAACAACGAAGCGAAGACGATTTAACGCATATTTACAGTAATATTATTAAAACCAACACGGATTTATTGAAAAAAATTCACGAAGATGCGCCTCTTCCTGTGATTGAAGGAATGACGGGAGTGCTTCAATATTTTATTGCAATGGTCGTAAATAATAAGGTGAAAGGTGCATCGCCTCTCACCCAACGGTCGGGTCGACCACTTCAATGTATTTCGGGAAGATTAAATACAAAAGGTGGACGTATTCGCGGTAATTTAATGGGAAAACGTGTGAATTTCAGTGCTCGGTCAGTCATCACGGGTGACCCCAATTTGTCTATTCGACAGTTGGGTATTCCGATGAAAGTTGCCAAGAATTTAACCACAAGAGCCTATGTAAATGACCGCAATCGGGATTATCTGACGAAATTAGTTCAAAATGGTCCTGATGTGTATCCGGGTGCAAAAACACTGGAGAGAAAGGGGGAAACCGACCCGATTTCATTGAGAAATGTAGATAGAATGAGTATTCAATTGAAAAATGGTGATATTGTGCATCGTCACATGATGGATGGAGATGCCGTATTGTTTAACAGACAACCGAGTCTTCATCGAATGTCCATGATGTGTCATATTGCCAAAATTATGACGACCGGTGATTCTTTCAGAATGAACGTTGGTTGCACCAAGCCATACAATGCGGATTGTGAAATAGTTCGCAACAGGGAGCGTTAAAAGCGTGAAACTCTCTAGTATATTCAATTCGATTTTAAGAAAATTGATATTCAAATTAAAGTAAATGTGTGGTAGGCGATGGAGGAAAAGTGTTGTAGCAGGTGCGGAGAAATCAAATTATTTGGGTTGTTTATAAAGAATCGAAACATTTGCAAAGAATGTGACAATAAAATTCACAGAGAAAATTATGCAAAACGAACGTATGAACAACCCATCAAATGTTGCAACACGTGCAACATTGAAAAGGATATTGAACTATTTATTAATAACCGAAATATTTGTAAAGATTGCAACAATCTAAAACGCACAACTCGATATCATGGGGATGAGAAATTGCGACAAAAGATTAGTCAACAATCCAGCATATATAAACATGACAAGGTTCTTAAACGACAAGAGGCAAAGAGAGAAAAACAATTGGCAATTGGAGAAGACAACCAACAATGCCCATATTGTGATGTTATTTTCAATAAATCCAACTTCAGACATAATCGGCAAAAGTGCAAAGATTGCGAACGAAAAGATGGAAGAGCATTTATTAAAACTGCTATTTTCAAAGAACGTTTAAAAACCAGATATGAAACAGATCCTATTTTTAGGTTTTTAAGATTGCAACGCACACGAATTTGTAATGCATTGAAATCTCGTAAAACAAATCATACGATTGAATATTTGGGATGCACTGCAAATGAATTTTACGATTGGATGTATTATCAGTTTGATGAAAAATTTACATTTGAAAATCACGGAACTGTGTGGCATATTGACCACGTGATTCCTATTGCCCAATTTAATCTGGATAATGTGGATGAACAATTTCTATGTTTAAATTGGAGAAATACAATGCCCTTATCTGTTCATGAAAACTTGTCAAAAAATAAAAATATAGTTCAATCCCAAATCGCACAACACTACCAAACCCTACTTTTATATCACAAAGAATTTGAAATCGAATTTCCTGAGGAAATCCATGATATGTTGTCTCTACACGGAGGCAATGTATTGAATATGCAACATGACCAAATTGCGGGAAACCCCTTAGAGTCGTAACTACCACCTCTTTGTCGGAAACGACGGAAGAGGGAACTCGGGTAATGACCGAATCCAATGGTAAAAACGTTACGAATTGGGCAATCCGCAGCCATGTCTCTAAACTCGCTTATCGTAGAGTATGAGAAAGGTTCAACGACTTGATGATTGTGGGTATTAAATGACGGAGTAACGACCCCGATAATGCTTAAGGTAAAGTCTGGTCCTGTATCGAAAGAACAGGTGAATTCCCTTCTCAGGAATTCTGTAAAACACTACGTTTGATGGAGATGAAATGAATATGCATGTCCCGCAAAATATATTGGCGGAGACAGAACTGCGGAATTTGGCGGCAATTCCGTATCAAATTGTAAGTCCGGGAAACAACGCGCCTATCATTGGTATTTTCCAAGATTCGATGTTGGGGTCATACCAATTCACGCGCGCAGGACAGAAATTTACGTTTCGTGAAGCGATGAATTTATTAATGATGTTTCCGAATGTACAACCACAAAAATTAGCCGACGCATATACGAAACAGGGACATATTACGAATTTTGATATATTGTCCCAAATTCTCCCCCCACTAACATTAAAATACAATACAAAATTATATAAAGATGCAACCCCCGACCGCAATCACACATTAGAAATCCAAAACGGAGAGTATATTCGCGGTCAAATGGAAAAATCCGTGCTTGGAGGCGGTTCGAAAGGTCTGATTCACCGTATTGTGAATGATTTCGGCAATCGCGTGGCATCCGATTTCATCGATAATTTGCAAAATATTATTACGGAATATATGAAGACGAGTTCGTATAGTGTGGGTGTAAACGATTTAATTGCGAATAAACATACATACGAACGAATTACCCAGATTATTATAGACCGAAAGCGAGAAGTGCAACAACTTATGGAAAAAATCCATTTGGGAATTTTCAAGAACACAACGGCGCAAAACAATCGAGTGGAGTTCGAGACACAGGTAAATAATATATTAAACAAGGCGCGCGGAGATACAGAAAAGGAGGCGGAAAAGAGTTTGAAATCGGACAATCGATTCTTGACTATTGTGAAATCGGGGTCAAAAGGTAATATGGTAAATATTTCACAGATGATTGCGTGTTTAGGTCAAACCAATATTGATGCCAAACGTGTGCCATATGGGTTCGACAATCGAACACTTCCGCATTACCGAAAATTCGATGATAGTCCGGAAGCCCGTGGATTTATTGAAAATTCGTTTATTTCGGGATTGTCTGCTCAAGAAGTGTTCTTTTTGGCGATGGGTGGTCGAGTGGGATTAATAGATACCGCCGTCAAAACAAGTCAAACGGGATATATTCAACGTCGATTGATTAAGGGACTGGAAGATGCGGTTGTCATGTATGATATGACGGTGCGTAACAATATGGGTAAAATTATTCAGTTTCATTATGGAGATGACGGATTTGATTCTACTCGTGTGGAAGTACAACCGATTCCTTTGGCGACAATGTCCATTGAGGATATATACAAACGTTATATGGAAGACACACAAACAACGCTATTGGATGTATTTTCAAAAGGAGCGTCTACTCGCATTTATAAACAGCGAGAAGAAACCGCAGTAAAGAACAAAGAAATGATTGATAAAATGGTCAGTTGGCGAAATCAACTTATTCGTCATGTGTTTAAATTCAAAAACGAAAACAGTGTGAATGTCCCCGTTGCATTTATTTATATTATTAATAATTTGCAAGGACAGCTGGATTTAACGACAAATACAGTTGTGGATATTACGCCATATGAAGCGTATGAACTCATCGAGTCCTATTACGCAAAATTACAAAGTATTGTATTTGCCCCTCCAACGGAATTGTTTGAAATTATGTATTACTATTATTTAAATCCAATTGATTTATTGTATAAAAAACGATTCCATCGCAAAGCTCTCACATTGTTGTTGGAAACGGTTTTGTTAAAATACAAACAGGCAATTGTTCATCCGGGCGAAATGGTGGGAGTTATTGCGGGGCAATCGATTGGCGAACCGACCACCCAGCTTACACTCAATACATTTCATTTGGCAGGTGTAGCATCCAAGTCAAATGTAACTCGCGGTGTTCCCCGAATTGAAGAAATTTTGCGTTTAACGAGAAATCCCAAAAATACGTCCATGACGATTTTCTTGAAGGAATTAGACCGAGAAAGTCAGGACAAGGCAAAATTTTACTCGACTATGGTGGAACATACAAAATTGGTAGATGTGGTGAAATCTACACAGATTTGTTTTGAACCCGATGACCGAACTCCTTCCACAGACGAGTTAATGCTTCAAGAATACTATGCATTTGAACAAATGGTGGAAGAATGCAATACAAATCAACCACAACAGCAACCGCCCCAACCAAAATCAAAATGGATTGTGCGAATGGAAATGAATAGAGAAAAAATGTTGGATAAAAATCTGACGATGGACGATATTCACTTTGCCATTAAAAAAAGCAATGATGGTCAAAATATTACGTGCATATTTTCGGATTACAATATGGATAATTTGATATTTCGTATTCGTATAAACAGTGATGTATTTAAAAAACATACAAAGAAACAAAAAGGTATTGCCCGAACTCTGGACCAGTCCGATGAAATCTATTTGTTGAAGAATTTTCAAGATACCGTTTTAAATAATATTGTTCTGCGAGGTGTTCCGGGTGTGGGAAATGTAATTCCGAGAAAAATCGCAAATATGGTGAAAGACCCGCCCAAAGGTTTAGAAATTACAAAGGAAGGAGGAGAAATAGTAACGAAAGAGGATGTTTGGATTTTAGATACAAATGGGTCAAATATGCTGGATGTTCTTGCACTGGATTTTATAGATTCAACGAGAACCATTAGTAATGATATTCGTGAAGTGTTTGATGTTCTTGGAATTGCGGCTGCGCGTCAAGTTATGTATCAAGAATTTGTGGATGTAATGGAATTCAGTGATGTGTATATCAATCATCATCATTTGAGTTTGTTATGTGACCGCATGACATTAACAAAGGATATGATTCCAATCTTTCGTTCAGGAATTCTTAAAGATGATATTGGACCAATTGGCAAAGCAACGTTCGAGGTTCATACAGAAGTATTATTAGATGCAGGAAGACATGCGGATTTAGATACAATGCGCGGTGTGTCTGGAAACATTATGATGGGACAACAGGGACTTTTCGGAACAAATTCGTTCAATATATTGTTAGATATGGAAAAGATGGCAAAACAATCAAAAAAGACATTGCAATTAAAAGACCCGACGGCGGAAATCAATCGAATGTTGGGTGCTGGAGATGATGGCGGGAAATGTTCGGCGGATTCAATCCGAATTGAAAACAATATTGGCAATATTAAACGTAGCAATGTAATACAAATTTGTGATGACAATAAATATAATATTGGGTTTTAGAGAGAAAAGAAAAGACAGAGAGAAAAGAAATAAAAAAAGAAATAAAAAAAGAAATCAAATAAAAAAAGAAATAAAAAAAGAAAGAAAAAGAAAAAAAGAAATAAAAAAAGAAATAAAATAAACGTATAAAACCATATAAAAGTATATTTATGTAAAATATACTATTTGCACATGTCGGATAAATCTATTTATTTAAAAGCATACAACAAACTTTTTTTTGATTTTTTAGACGAAATTATTGCGATTTTTCCGGATAATAATGATATTAAAGTTGCCAAACAGTCATTCGAAACCATCCGAAAACTGAATGTTACGGCTATTTTAAAGGCGTGGTATAGTTATGTTTATATGCCATACAAAGACCGTATTGATGGTGGCGATATCTCATTTTTTATTGATAAAGATTATGGAAGTGATTTAGTGTATTTATCGAATTCTCAGGAAATTATGGTTATTGTTGATAAAATTCGTAATCCAATTCGAGACATGAGCGACGACAATAAACAGCATTCTCTTGCATATTTACAAAAATTAAGTAAATTAGCAGTGGCTTATTCACAATAATACTACTAAAATAAAGTTGGCTGGTTTTTGGTTGAAAAAACGTTATACATTGTTACAATATGTGATTGAGTTAGCGGTTCAGGATAATACATAACATTACATATTGCTCCATATAATCCATTATGCTCTCCAATGAAAACCGAGTGAATGGGGGGCGGTTCAAAACATTCGAATGTTTTTTGTAGAGTTCCATCAATAAAAACGTCACACATATTATGTCGATAATTCAATACAATATTTGTCCATTTTTGTAATTTTACATCGAACTCTTGTTCTTGTTTTTGTTTTTGTTTGGGATTTTTTGAATATGAATGCACAATTATTTTATTTTGTTCTTTTTCTTTTTGTTCTTTTTCTTTTTGTTCCTTTCTTGTATCATGAGTCCGATACGTAATAATTGGCATGAAGGCATTTATCGTAAAAATAAGATATTCTTTATCTGAAGCTGGTTGGGGGTTTATATATGTCCATAAAGATATGGCGTAATTTGTTTTTAATGAATGAAACGGGGGCAAGGCAGTTTGAATATCTAAAAATGCGGATTCTTTTAAAATAGGTGTTCCTTTTCCCTGAATCAGTGTTGCGGATTTTTGAAGAAAATAGGGAATTGAAATAAATAAAAGAATTGCGATTAGTTCCATCAGGAAAAGAACAAACACAATATTGGGCGTAATTCCGATTTGTTTATTTACATGTTCCAGAAAATCTGTCAATAAACACGGTAAAAATAAAAGGAATTGAATAAGTATATTGTTTTCCCAACTACTTCCTTCTTGTTGCGTATAAAATATTCGGTATGCAATCGCCATACCGGCAACAATCATAAATAAAAATAATGCTATATACAGGAAAGTCATTGAATTAAATCCGGAAAACCATGATAGCCATGTTGTTCTTGTTATGTATGTGGCAATACCGAGAGATACAATCGCAAGAATCCAACGAGACAATACAGTTAATGAAATAGTTCCGAATTTCTGATTTATATAGGTAAGCCAACCGAGTAATGCTAAAGTAATTCCTGTAATAATATCTTGTTGGAACTCTTTTATAACGGGGTCGCCTGTATTTCCGTATATATTTTTAATGCGAATATTTCCAATGATGAAATAGAAATAAAATCCTATTACAATGATGGAAATAAAAAAGAGAATGTATGAATTTATTGTCATGTGTTTCTTATTAAAATAGAAGGTTATTATCTTTAAGAGAAAGAAAATTGTATCATTGTTTTATATAAATGCGATTTGAAATCGTTTTAATCTTGGTTGCATGTTTTTTAGTTGCAAATATTTATACAGAGGGTAAATATGTAAAGAAGCTTTATGCGTTTAAAAAATACTATCAAATAGGAGGAGTTTTATTAGGAGCATTATTTTTGTATTGGTTTATGAAAAAGAATCCAGCGTCTGCCCGAGATATGATTTATAATACACACGAATATGTAAAATATTTGCCAGTCGACCGAAATGTATCTGCGAATTTTATTGAACCGTTAATCAACTTTACAAAAGAGAAATATACAGATGATGGATATTCGCAACCTATTTTATCGTTTGATAAAGAAAAAAAACGGGTTTCTATTCCACAAGCCGGTTTAATTGATACAACCAAACATAAACGTTCCGTTTCAGATGCAAAGAAAAAATATGTGGCGGCAAGACAGAAATGGCGGTGTGCCTCATGCGACAATCTTCTTTCGGCAAGTTATGAAATTGACCATAAAATTCGGGTAGCAAATGGAGGGAATGATCTAAGTAATCTTCAGGCTCTTTGTCGCAATTGTCATGGAGAGAAAACATTAACTGAGGTTTTTTAACGGAAAAATCTATATTTAAGTATAAAACCTTTCTCTATACAAATCTACAAACATTACGTTGTGTAAATAATAAATTGACTTCTCTAAACAATCTTCCTCCCACTCTACAAACATTATATTGTTATTATAACCAACTGACTTCTCTTGACAATCTTCCTTCTACTTTACAAGTATTATGGTGTCAAAACAATCAACTAACTTCTCTTGACAATCTTCCTTCTACTTTACAAGTATTATGGTGTCAAAACAATCAACTAACTTCTCTTGACAATCTTCCTCCCAATTTACAAATATTAATTTGTCATGAAAATAAATTAAATTCTATCGAAAATCTTCCTCCAACTTTACAAACATTAATTTGTCATACAAATCAACTAACTTCTCTTGACAATCTTTCTCCCACTTTACAAACATTATCTTTTCGGAAGAATCAATTAATTTCTCTTGATATTTTACCTCTTACTTTACAAGAATTATATTGTTGGGATAATCCAATTTACACAACATGTAAGGAACTATATGGATTTGAACTTTCTGTAGAAACAATTGAACAATACAATGAAATCAAACGCATTGAAAATATGGAAAAAGAATGTTGCCCACTACTAAAATAGTAGCGAAGAAAATTGATATTTATTTGTTTATTTTTTTGTAATAAACAAATAATAAATGACAGATTATACCGTAACAGAATTGGATTTATCGGGACGAAACTTAACTATTTTACCGGATTTATTTTTATACACAAATCTACAAACATTATATTGTGGAAATAATAAATTGACTTCTCTCGACAATCTTCCTCCCAATCTACAAAGATTAGATTGTTATAACAATCAACTGACTTCTCTCGACAATCTTCCTCCCAATCTACAAAGATTAGATTGTTTCAATAATCAACTGACTTCTCTCGAAAATCTTTCTCAGAATCTACAAACATTAAATTGTTTCAATAATCAACTTACATCTATCAACAATCTTCCTATCACTTTACAAACATTGCGTTGTGGTGGCAATCAACTGACTTCTCTCGACAATCTTCCTCCCAATTTACAAGAATTATGGTGTCGCCATAATAAACTCACTTCTCTCGAAAATCTTCCTCCGAATCTACAAAAATTATCTTGTCTGAAGAATCAACTGACTTCTCTGGATATTTTACCTCCTACTTTACAAACACTATTTTGTTCACACAATCCAATTTACACAACATGTAAGGAACTATATGGATTTGAACTTTCTGAAAAAACAATTGAACAATACAATAAAATCAAACACATGGAAAATTTGGAAAAAGAATGTTGCCCACTACTAAAATAGTAGCGAAGAAAATTGATATTTATTTGTTTATTTTTTGTAATAAACAAATAATAAATGACAGATTATACCGTAACCGAATTGGATTTATCGAAACAAAACTTAACTGTTTTACCTGATTTATCTCTCTATACAAATCTACAAAGATTAGATTGTTGTCATAATCAACTGACTTCTCTCGACAATCTTCCTCCCAATTTACAAGGATTATATTGTATTTGTAATAAATTGACTTCTCTAAACAATCTTCCTCCTACTCTACAAACATTATGTTGTGAATATAATCAACTAACTTCTCTCGAAAATCTTCCTCCGAATCTACAAGAATTATATTGTCATCATAATCAACTGACTTCTCTCGACAATCTTCCTCCCAATCTACAAACATTATATTGTTATAATAATCAAATCGTATCTCTTGACAATCTTCCTCCCAATTTACAAGAATTACAGTGTCAATATAATCAACTAACTTCTCTCGATAATCTTCCTTCCACTTTACAAGAATTATGGTGTTATAATAATCAACTGACTTCTCTCGACAATCTTCCTCCCAATTTACAACAAAAATTATATTGTGATAATAATCAATTGACTTCTCTTGACAATCTTCCTCCCAATTTACAAAAATTAGATTGTTCCACAAATAAACTAACGTCTCTTGACAATCTTCCTCCCGATTTACAAATATTGTATTGTGGCGGCAATCAACTGACTTCTCTCGACAATCTTCCTCCCAATTTACAAACATTAGATTGTTTTACAAATCAACTTACGTCTCTCGACAATCTTCCTCCCAATTTACAACACTTATATTGTGAAAATAATCAACTGACTTCTCTTGACAATCTTCCTCCCAATTTACAAACATTAGGTTGTTGGAATAATCAAATCAATTCTCTTGACAATCTTCCTCCGAATCTACAAAAATTATATTGTTCGCATAATCAACTTACATCTCTCGACAATCTTCCTCTCACTTTACAAGAATTCGATTGCACAACTAATCCAATTTATACAACATGTAAGGAACTATATGGATTTGAACTTTCTGTAAAAACAATTGAACAATACAATGAAATCAAACGCATGGAATGTTGTCCAATGTTAAAATAATACTGAAGAAAATTGATAATTATAACTTCTCGTAATAAATATATAAAAATAAATGACAAAGACAAAACAAACATTATCGGACCCTATTTTCGTGTTATGTCCTCATTGTAACCAAATGTGTGAAATTGTAAAATTAAATTGTTGTATATTTCGATGTGGTATTTATCGGTCAACTGGTCGTCAATTAAGTCCACATGCTCCCCAACACGAGTGTATAAAATTAGTTGAAGAAGGAGCACTCTATGGATGCGGAAAACCATTTCAAATAATACAAGAAAATGAACAATATAAAGTAATTATATGTGATTACAAATAAAATGGGTCTTATCGCCCATATAAAAATTTATATGTTATGCCAATAGTTCCATTATTCTCCCAAACCCCCGATATTTTTAAACACGTTATCGGCATAGAATGCTCTTTCCAAACATCCGTTGCATAACTACTTAACTTTATTGTTCCTGATTGTAATACAGTTTGTATAGAAGAAAATCGTAAATGTCTCGACTTGTTTTTTCTTCTATATTCTTGTAATATATGAGATTCAATTGCGATTATATCTCGAATCCATGTTATGTTTTCAATAGGATTAAAATATCCAAAATGATAGTTGACCGATTTTAATGCAATGGGAATGATTGCATATAATCCGTTCATCGTCATAAAAAAATCAGAATAAATTAGTTTTGTAAAAATACCGTTCATCCGAATATTGTCTTTGGTCTCTAAAAATTGTATATTTGTTAAAGATACATTATACAGAGGCAACACCAAATTCATCGTTGGATACGTTAGAATTATTTTTATATGTGGTTTTGGATATTGTTTTATTGTAATAATCAACCGTTGTTGAAATCCAGTGTTTTCTCACCTTTATTTTTTTTTCTTTTATCATTGGAATAATTACATTTGCTCGTATTTGCAAGTATTCATCCCGTAAAAATTTACATAGAAAATTATATACAAAATATAAAATATCATCACAACAATTTCCAGATACGAGACAACTTCCTGTTCGAAATATGGTAAATGTCATTTCGGTATATTTCGGATTTTTACGTAACGCATCTATGGTGCATGAACGGTCCTCCTCATCTATACGACCTATTTGTTTATCCGTATCAAATCCGATTTTATTATTAAAATAAAATTTGCTCTTTACTCCCGGATAACTACACGAATCATATGCCGAATCAATTCCATATTTGGTCCGTAAAATATGGTATGCATTTTCTCGATTCACGTGATATCCACATCGAAAATTTGAATTAATAAGAACTCCTTTATCTTCCATTCCGGCGCTCGTTTCAGAAAATTCAAGTAGAGTTGGCATATGTGGTTGTAAAATACATATGATTTTCTGTTTTACGATATTTAAAAGAGCCCGCTGAGGGACTCCCGGAATTTCCATTTTACCGGTATTAAATATTTTCACGTGAATTTCACGAAACATACCTTCAAATTCCAAACGAATAATAATTGCGAAAGAATTCATAAATGCTTTCTTCTGTTTTTTTCGCGCATTCATAATTTCTTTTTTTGAAATACCGACCATTATTTTTCGGTCATCTTTGAATTTTGGACGTTTTGTATTACGAATATCAATTTGTTTCATAATGTGTTCCTTGTATTCCTCTTTTACATGAGAAAGGTATTCTTTATACAATTCCAATTGTTCGGGTGTGTCTGATACAACTTTCATATGTTTATGAACAACCCCTTCTTCTGGTTTCCAATATTCAATAATAGGAATTTTCCAAAATACAACAAATGTATCTATTTCCTGATTTAAAATAAGTGTTTTTGTATTTGTCGATATATACAATTCCTCGCAGATTGGTATTGGATTTTCGGATTCATTGTTTTGACTGTCCTGTGCTAAATCTCGTTCTTGTTGTCTTTGTTCTGTAGTATAGATTGGTTGTCGAATATCAATAATTTCATGTTGTGAACGTAAAAATAACGACCACTCACTGTCAATATCATTTGTCATTGTTTCCATTCTATTCGTGTATTTTACGATTCAATTTTTATGTAAGTTTAATTATGCTAACATTGATTATAATTTGTTACCGTATCCCATACAACTCCATTTACACTCGCCCATGTTTTTTTTGCACATGTAGCGGATGATACACTTTGTGACGCCCATCCCGCATCTGAAAAGTTAATTTCATTATATCCGAGAGATGATACAGCATAACCGGGAATTAAACTATAGGTAGATTGTGTTAAAATTCCTAAATTTGGTGATGTTGTGGTAGCATTAAACGATACATCAGGAATAATACAATTGCCCGTTGTATTATCCACTAACCATAAATCTGGGCACTGATTTACTACATTTGGGAAAATAGTTCCTTTTGCGTTTGTTGTTTTAATAACATACCAAACTCCAACAAGAACGATTGTTAAAATGACAATGGCGATAGCAATTGTTATTAAATAAAAAAAATCCATATTATAATTACATTAGAAGAGATGTTCGTTTGCATTTTTTGTCTATAGATAAAGATTCACATTGAACGGATTGGGGAACAATTTTTAAAATACATCGCGATTTCTCTCCATACACGGGGTCGGTACAGCCATTTTCCTTTTTTGTGTCCGTGTTTTCCTTTTTTGTGTCCGTGTTTTTATCGGAGTCAGACATTACACACCTCGCCCTAAAATCTTCGTATCTATCTCGAACTTGGTCATAGGTAAGACCGGATTTTTTATGAAGCATTGTATTTACCATTTCATGTAGTTTGTAAATATATAGTGAAAATGTTCCTCGATTTAACATATGATGTATTGTTAAAGGTAGTTTTTTTAGATTTTTACAGAGATTTATGCGACATTTTCCGCAAGGAAGCACATATTGTAGAGAAAGTATAAACTCGCGATATTGTTTTTTTTGATTGCATGTAGGTTCAACGGGATAATTAAATGATACTGTGTGTAAAAAATGCCACATAGGTGGTCCCCAAACGGTTGTCAACATACCATCTCCAGACGAATAATGTTTTTTTGTATAACGGTGTTTTATAGTTTTTTTTCTTGTTTCGGTTTCGTTTTTTCTTGTTTCGTTTTTTCTTGAGGATGTATTCTTTAATGATTTACTAACCATAACATATATAATATGGTGAGAAATAATATGTTATGAAAGAAATAAAAATAATTTGTCTTCGCTTATCCTACCATTGTTGAGACAAACTGATTCAAATTGCCGGTAGTTATTTTTGCATCAAAATCAATTATTTTTCCATCCTTAACCATTTTTACGGTCGGAAAAGATGAAATATTGTATTTTGAACGCATTTTTTGAACTTGAATATCATCTTTATCTGTGCAATCTACTTGAACACAATGAATAACATAAGGACCTATACGTTTTCCTTCATATTGTTCTTTAAATGCCGTCCATTCTGGACGAGCGGTTTTACAGTGAGGACACCATGTAACCGTAAATATATAAATTTCAACTTCTTGTCCTCGAGTTTTAGCATTTGCAACATCACTGTAAGGAGTATCGGTTTTTTTAAACCACTTATAGCCTAAAATACTCAATCCGATAAATAAAACAAGAACAAAAAAGGTAATGAGGTAATGGCGATTTATTTTCGACCAGCGATACAAAATATCGGTAAATTTTGCCATTGTTATACAATATAAAAAGATTTATATTCAAATGGAACTATCCGTTTCCGGATAAATTAACGCTCTTAAACTTGCCATAACTGAATAAATATCGTCTTTCGGAAATGTACGATATGACCCATGATATAAAATCATAATATCGTATGTATCTAATGGAACTCGTGTCAAAAACACACTTGCATTTAATTCGTTTTTTTCGGCAAATTGTATTACATTATCTGAATAATGTTGAATTTGTAAGGGTCGATAGGTTTCAACAGTGAGTTTATTTGTGATATCAATCACCTTATGTGTTGGAAATTCTACACGGAGATATTGAACAATGGAATGAACTTCTTTGTCTTCTTTGTCTTCTTGTTCTTCTTTGAGTAGACAACATTTTTTATATTTTTTATTGGAACCGCACAAACACATGTCATTTCGCCCTATCTTTTTACTCATATACCAATTATGGCGTTATCTATTTATGTTGAAATATAAATTTACCTAATGCCCCAGTTCCTCTCGAAGAACTTCGGAGAACAGACGATGAACTTTTTTGCAACGGTTGAATAGTTACAGATGGTTGAATAGTTAATTGAGGTGATTGTTGGACAGTGGATTGTTTTTGTTGTTGTTTTAATGCATCAGTTTGTTGTTTTAATGCGTCAGTTTGTTGTTGATTTTGTAGTTTATGCTGAAATACCAATGACTGAAGCGATTGCATTTGCTGGGCTTGGTTTAAAATTTGAGTTTGATGCTTCTTAATTTCTGAAACGAGATATGTTACAATATCAAACCATTTTATATTAATAGGATTTCCGCTTGCATCCACAACAACTAAATCCGGATCTACTGCAAATACTTCCTCGGCAATAAGTCCAATATTTTTAATTCCGTCCGATGTATACGTAAATGTGCGAGGTAGTAGTTTATAAATACTGGCGCTCTGAAAAAATGGCAACGAAGTAATATCGGTCTTATCTTCTGCCGTTGAGGTATAATAGGTTATTTCACTTGTAGCATCATTATAATATAACGTATTTGACTGAGATGCATTTCGCAATGGCTGGATAAACAGTCCCGTCGTCTGTGGACTAACACCGGTTATTTGAGCATTTAATACAATACTATGAGCCGGTTGCGCAAGTTGACCCGCATCATGTCCAATAGCAATACTATATTCTCCTTGACTTACTTGACCCGCACTTGTTCCAATGGCAATGGAATATGAACCTTGGTTGGATTGACCCGCATTTTGCCCAATGGCAATTGCATGGTCGGACTGGTTTATCTGTCCGGCATTTTGACCTAAAGCAACCGCTACGGTATTTTGACTATTTTGTCCCGCATTTTGTCCAATGGATATGGAGTATTCAGATTGTTCTACCTGTCCTGCATTTTGTCCAATGGCGACAGATGCGTTCGATTGATTCGTTTGTCCGGAATTTTGTCCAATTGCTACGGCAAATGTTCCTTGACTAGTTTGCCCCGCTTGTTGTCCAATCGCAATAGAGCCGGTTTGTTGGTCAAATTGTCCAGCATTGTTCCCTAAATTTACAGAAGATGAAGACATATATAACTTTAGGAGAGAAATTTATAACGCGTATGACAAAATGGGCGTTATAAATTACGTTTTTTGTTATGTCCATACATTATTATTGTTATGTCTTTAGCAAAAAATACGGAAACATCAAAAAAAAATACGGAAACTGTTCCTCCTATTCGTCATCCAGAAGGTAAAACATTTCATGAAGCATCTAAATTAGCTATTGTTGAAGATAAACCAATTATGATGGATTATTGGGTAGGTTCTATTGAAAAATCGGTTATTCTTGGAATTCGTGAAGAAATTGACGAAGAAACGGGCGAGAAAATTACTGAACGGCTGTTGGTGCGAAGCCCCGAAGAATTTACAAGTTCAATTGTAAATATATACAAGGTTTTAACTGAACTCATTATTATGACGGAGAATTCTATTTATATTGTTGATAGTAAAATTCCGGTAAAGAAAATATCATAAATCATAATATGTCTAATCATATAATAATTAATGAAAAAACCATACACTGGAATAGGAATTATTTGTGTTGCGTTGGTATTTGTTTGTATATTTTTTATATTGAATAATAAAATTGTTGAAGGTCATGGTGGAGGCGGAGGAGGTCACGGAGGAGGAGGACGAGGTGGAGGAGGTCACGGAGGAGGAGGACGAGGTGGAGGAGGAGGAGCAATTGCCGTAAATCCATTATTTTTAGACGAATATGATTATTATCCGTTTGATTATTTTTATAGATATGTCTATCATCCGGTTTACTATTATTTTACGTAATTATGAACATTTTTTATTCGACCCTTTACCGACCTTTAGAAAAATAATCCTTTATATTATAAAATGAATATTCTTCTATTTTTGTATATTGTGCTTCTTTTTGTCGCGTTAACGCCATCCGTGTTGATTACTCTTCCGCCAAAGAGTTCAAAATTAGTCGTTGCCTTAACACATGGTGCTATTTTTGGTGGTATTTGGTGGTTAACTCATAAGTGGGCTTGGATGTTTTCTGAAAAACTAATGGGTTAAAAAATTTTGATTTATTTGATTTATTTGTCCACAAATATACCAAAAAATGGAGCAACATAACAAACTTTATTTAACAAGCGATGAGTCGATTTTATTTGATGAAAATTATCGTTATATAATTTCGGTAATAGAAACAAGTCACAGCAGTAAAAAAGGAACAACAATTACAATGTTGGATAATTTTTCAAAGTTTTGTAAAGAATTAGAATTTGATGAATCTATTCTTCTCTCTATTCTTGGCAAAAAATTATCATGTAAAAGTGGAATTGATAAATATACCAAATATTATTATCTTCAAGGTGAGTTCTCACATTCTCAAATTAAACAAATTCTATATGAGTTTATTCAAAAGTATTTGCTTTGTAATATGTGTGATAAACCCGAGGTCCGTCTTACATATAAACAAAAACAAGACAGAATACAACAAAAATGTAACGCTTGTGGAAATAAATATTATCTTGAAGATGAGAATGAAATTATACATATTTAAGAGAAATACATAATAGATTTTTGGAAAAATAAAAAGAAAAATAAGAAAGGAAAAATATAAGAAAAGCTTAAATATGATTATTATATAACAATCGTATGTTACCAATACAAACACATATATTTGATAATGGTTGTTGTCTAATTTATGAAAAAACCGACCTTCCTCTCTCTTCCATTCAAATCTATCAACAATTTGGGTCTATTCATGAACCACCAAATCTTCGCGCTTCTGCTCACATGATTGAACATATGGTGTTTAAAGGTTGTTCGAAATATGAAAAATCAACTACTATATCGGATATATATGATAAAATAGGAGCTGAAGTAAATGCGTATACTGAAAAATCATATACATGTTATTATGTAAAATGTGGATATCAATATACACAACAAGCATTGGAGCCATTAGGTGAAATGTTATTTTCCTCCGTATTTAATAAAAAAGATTATGAATTAGAACATGCCGTTGTTATTGAAGAAAATACATTAGCCGTAAATGACACAGATGAATTAGAATCGAATGAAATAGAACGACTACTATTTAATGGAACTATATATGATTCTCCGATTGATAATATTGCCTATCATACAAAAAAATCATTAGATAGAGAGACCGTATTTCAATTGTATAAAAATGTCTATATTCCACAAAATACGATATGTAGTATTGTATCGCACCATCCATTTAAAACAATTGTTCATATGTTGCAAAATACCAGATTTACAAAATCGCACATAAAACAGTCGCCCACTTTTTATATTGAACGACAATGCGCCCAACAACAAAATCTATTTCCAATTTCGTGTATTTCTATTCCATTGGAAGCCGTTCGTATTTCTCTCGGATTTCGCACATGTCCCTACAATCACCCAGACCGATATATATTAAATCTTATCAAATCTTTTTTATCCGATGGTATGAATTCTTTTTTATTTAACGAATTACGAGAAAAACATGGATTCACCTATTCGTCTGAAATTGAAGTGAATTATTATAAAACCGTTGGGTCTTTTATTTTATATACAGAAATTGACAAAACCAAGACAAAACAGGTGCTTCCTATTCTTAAACAAATTCTCAAAAATTTATATCATAAAGGGATGACCTATTCACAAATAAAACATACAAAACAAGAATTAAAAGGAAGACAAATATTGCGTTTAAACAATATTGATTTATCGGGAAAACAAAATGCACTTGCAATCATAAATGCCACAAATGCAGTTCCTTTAAGCATCGTCCCTTTAAGCATCGTCCCTTTAAGCACCGTCCCTTTAAGCATCGTCCCTTTAAGCACTATTTTTGAACAAAAATACGCGCCAATAACAAAAGAAGATGTATTGCGAGTTTGTCAAACGTATTTTGCGCCCAATTTACTTAAAGGGTGTTTAGTAGGAAAAGATTTGCCGACCACCCATTCAATTCATTCTTTATTTTCGTAAGTTATAATAATAGAATGAAAAAATTCATGTCAAGAGAGAGTATTTTTTTAAGTGTTTTGTTGGCTATTATTATTTTCTTGTCAGCTGTTCTTCCATCATCATGGAAAAGTTTAGAAGGATTTACCCAATTTCCAACCGAATATTCAACATATCCGGCAAATCAGGCATTAGATTCTCGCGTTGCGTTACTGACCGACGGTTCAAAAGAAAAGCAATGCTCTAAACTGTTTGGTTTTGGAAAAAGCGGACTTTTTTGTGGCGCAGATACACCGGAAGGAATTGACGCGTTTTATGGAGTAAAAGGAGATACAAATTGCACCCAAGGTTCAGGATATACCAATTCAAAAGGTAGTTTGTGTTTTAATGATAAACAGTTGCAATTGTTATCGTCTCGCGGAGGAAATTTGAGCCCGACATATAGCACAAATACAAAAGATTCGCAAATAGGTTAATTACGATAAATAATCTCTATATACAGTATCATAATACTGTATTTGGATAAATTATGAACAATATATTTATAAATGAATATGAATACAACGAAGAAGAATTCGATAGCGACAACAATACAAAAGAAAAAGACACAAATAAAAAGGAAACAAATAATACAAATAAAAAGGACGACAAAGAAACAAATACAAATAAAAAAGAAGAAAAAGAAACAAATAAAAAAGAAGAAAAAGAAGAAAAAAAAGAAGACAAAGAAATTATTGAAGTGTTTCCGCCAATCCACTCACGACTTGGAAAAAATAAAAAAATAAAAAGAGTGATTGTATTGGATTTTGATGAAACTCTTGGGTCCTTTTCTCACCTATATTTTTTATGGAAAATTTCTATTAAACTGTATCCAGAAAAGGGAGAACGCGCTATTTTATTTTCTTTGATGGATGTATATCCGGAGTTTTTACGCGTTGGAATTCTGGTAATACTCGAATATTTATGTCATAAAAAGAAACAGGGAGAATGTTATAAAGTTTTTTTATATACAAACAACCAATGTCCTGTCGATTGGATACATCATGTTATTGCATATTTTCATCATAAATTGGGGGGAGGTGCCGAATTCATTTTGTTTGACCAAATTATTTATGCGTTTAAAATTGGCAATCAAATTGTAAACACACAACGAACCACGCAATTAAAAACATATTCTGATTTTATTCAATGTTCCATGTTATCCAAACATGCCGAAATATGTTTTATAGATGATTTATACCATCCGCTAATGTACAATACGAATAATAAAGTGTACTATATTAAACCAAAAGCATACAATCATCACTTATCAACGAATGATATATTTGACCGATTTTGTGAATTTATTCGGAGAGATAATATACAAAAAATATCGTTACGAGATATCAAGAATGAACTCGCACAATATCCGGTAATAAAATCGTCAAAAGAAGAAAAAAAAATAGATATACTGGTCTCTCAAAAAATTATGTATTATATTCGAGAGTTTTTTTTAATAATGCCGTTAAAATCAAATAGTAGTCGTCAAACTATAAAACGAAGTAGTCGAACAAATGCGTCATCGAAATTTACGCGTAAATCTTACTAACGAAGATGTTTTCGAAATGTAAAAGAATATCGTATATCTTTTACCTTTTTTTCAATCGGTATTTCATGAGTAAATTCTTTTTGAAAATCTCCTCCCATATGTAGTATATGGTTTGATATAGTTGGAATATCTATAACAATTTTTTTTGATATTTTATTTCGAACACGAAATTTTCGGATAGCGCCACATGATATGGCAATAACTCCACCCACATCCAATCCTTTTTCATCATCACTGTGTGCACCAATACAGTCATTTCCGTCGCCGTATTTATTTACTAAAATTCCATTATACTCCATAGCAAAATGTGCGTTTATAATGGTTAATAGTGATAATAAATTCGATGACAGTGGTTTAGATTTTGCGAGTTGTCCAGAATAATAGTATCCAATTGAATTATCGGAAAAGAATCCGATACTCCTGTGTTGAATAGCGGTTTTTCCGTATATTTGAATTGTTGGATTTTCTAATAATTCATTTTTTACATCTTCAATACACATATGAAGTAAATCTTCATTTGTAAATATATATGTATTTAGAAATGACGTATCTGTTCTAACAATGGATTCTATAAATTCTATTTGATTGTTCATATTTGTATTATTTTATACATAATTTTATTATTTTTTTATCAATTTTATCTATCATCTATCCTTTCATTTACCTTTTATCATTTACTTTTCTCATTCGGTTTTAACTTTAATGAATGGTATTTGTGAAACACTTTCTATAAATACGCCTTTTTTCCAGTAACCTTTTTCAATTGTTTCACCATATCCATCTTTGGCATCCTCTTTCCACTCACCTTCATAGGCAGAACCATTTGCATATGTCATTCGACCATGACCATCTTTTTTTCCGTTTTTCCATTCTCCTTCATAGATGTTGCCATTTGAAAATGACATTCGACCATGACCATGTTTTTTATTGTCTATCCACTCTCCTTCATAGATATCGCCATTGGCAAATGTCAGTGTTCCTTGACCGTGTGTTTTATTGTCTATCAATTCTCCTTTATAAATTGCTCCATCGGTAAATGTATATGTTCCTTGACCGTGTTTTTTATCGTCTTTCCATTCTCCTTTATAAATTGCTCCATCGGCATATGTATATGTTCCTTGACCGTGTTTTTTATCGTCTTTCCATTCTCCTTTATAGATATTGCCGTCGGTAAATGTATATGTTCCTTGACCATATTTTTTATTTTCTTTCCACTCTCCTTCATAGATATTTCCATTTGAATAGGTCAATCGACCTTGACCATGTATTTTATTGTCTTTCCACTCTCCTTCTCCTTCATAGATGTTGCCATTTGTAAATATAACACATGCTTTATCATTTGTTTTATTGTATGTTAACTTTCCTTCATAGCTTTTTCCATCTGAATATATTGTGATGCTTTCACCATACTCTCCTTCCTTTTCAATTTCGAGATTCATTGTTTGCTTTTAGTTTGTTTCTGGTTATAAAAAAAAGATTTTCAATTTATTAGTTTATTTGATGCAACAATTATTTGATGCAACAATTATTTGATGCAACAATTATTTGATGCAACAATTATTTGATGCAACAATTATTTCAAAATTTTGAAATTTAACATAATTCTTGTTATGTAAATACCATATCATTTGAAGTGCTGAATCAAACATATCATCTTGTTTTTTAAATTGTGTAACAACATCTTTCCATAAAGAGAGAGATACATTATGGTCAAGTATTTTTGGACAAAATTCTTCAGCTAACTTTTTATTTTCTTTATATGTTCTTGTTTCTTCTCCTTCTCCTTCTTTTTTTGTTTCGCCTTCCATCATTTTTACAAGTTTTAGTTTATTGGAGGACGAAATAAACTCTACATGAATATTCTTTGTCATAAAATACATCGCCAGCATTCCTTGAATTGTATGCATTCTTGTGGCAATGGGGGATATTTGCATTTCTAAAATGGCACACGTAATTTCGGGAAATTTCTCTAACAATATATCCATTTGTATGATAAAACGTTGGGCGATATCTATCAGACTTATTTTATCTGCCGTAATTGCCCGTTTTTCAACGGGACGTTTCTTGATACATTGTGCCAATAATTCAGTCTTGTTTTTATTCGTGGTATCTATGGACTTTTGCGACAATATGGTTTTTAATTCAAGAATGGTTTTCGGTTTATTGTCCGGTAAAATACCGTAGGTCATTTGTTCGTGGGCATGCTTCTCACAAAAATATGACGGGTGGGTCTCTCCATAATTCGCCAATTTTGAGCATGGTTTTAATATAGGTGGTTTATTTTTCTTTTTGTAGGTGGTAGTTGTTATATAACTGCATATGGGTAGAGAGGCGGGTTGAGGAGTAGCATATTCAACACTTAAATTCATTATATTCCAATCCAAAATAGAAAACAATTCATCATCTACTTTACCGATACAATACGCCATATTTTTAATACCAATATCAAAACTAATTAATGTTATCGGCATATTAATAGAATTTTTATTTTTATATTTATATTATTTTTATTTTTTTATTTATTGAAACATGAAACATAAAGATGTGTTTGAAATAAGAATAAATATTATTCAAATACCATAATACAAGTAAATATGGAAGAACTTAATTTAATGGACATCGGAAATGATAATTTAGAACATTTGGATTTGAATATGGATAGTGCAACATCAAAATTTGGTTCTGGATTTGAACTCCTGATGAATGATAAAAAACGGTCGTCCAGTGGTTCGGGGCGTATCGATATGAAAGAATTAGGAGATTTAGAGAATGAATTAAATGAATTAACTGGACAGACTCCTATTCAAACAAAAACCGTATCTTCGTCCGGCTTTGGTAATTTTTTCGGATTTTCACAAAAAAATGCCTCTCCCACTCCTGAAGTTGTATTAGAACACACCGATTCAAATATTGGTCATGCTACCCAAGAGAGTCTTTCTGGAACAAGCAAGACATGGGACGGATTTAGCAAACAAATGCCCGTATCTTCCAAAACAACCACGGTTCCATCGTCCGAGAGAGAACGCAATCGAAAGAAGCGTGCCATGATTAAGAAATTAGAAGAATGGTATGAAAAAGGTTCAATTAAAAACATTTCACATTATACCGTGGATTCGGCGTATGAAGAGATTGAAGACGAGTATGAATCTGCCTTGGAAGATAAACGTAAAAAAGATGGTATAAAACTTCAGGCATATTGGTTAAAAACATTTGTAAGTTCTGTAGAGTGGGCGAACTCAACGTTTGACCCATTTGGGTTGGATTTAGGGGGACTTTCTGATACGGTTGAGGATGATATAGATAGTTATGATGAAATATTTTCGGAACTTCATGACAAATATAGTGGAGGTAAAAAAATACCTCCCGAATTGTCTCTATGTCTAAAATTGGGATTGTCTGTATCAATGATTCATATTACAAATTCGTCACTTACCAATATAGCGCCGGGATTGCAAGATGTATTAAAACAAAGTCCGCAATTAATGAAGGCATTTACAAATGCAACTGTAGATGCAATGAAAGAAAAAAGCCCCGGATTTGCATTTGCACAAGGGCTTGTAAAAGACCCTCCCAATATGTCATCCGGTCCGCCACCTGCACCTTTGGATACCAGAACCAATCAGCCCATTGTGCAAAAAGGAACAATGAATTTTACAGAAAGACCTAACCAACAGCGTCCCGATATTAGTTTGGCGAGAGGAACTACCTTTCGACCGGAACAACCGCAAGATATTCGACAGCAGCAACAACAACAAACACAACAAGAAGGAATTGATGTAGGCGGTCACGCATCTTATACAAATCCACCTCAACAACAACAACAACCTCAATCGCAATTTTCTCCTCCTCCGAGAGCAGAGATGAAAGGACCTTCTTCCGATATTGATAATTTATTGGCAGGATTAAAAACGGTTTCGAATGACGGCAATAGTAAAAAAAATATGAGCCGGCGAAAACCTCGGTCTGAAAAGAATATTATGTCGTTGGATATTTAGAGCAATGCGTATTTTATATAAATAAAACAATTAATACAATAAAAATATTGTATTAACCAAGTTAGCCCAGACAATCCGTTTTAACATATAATTTATGCGCAATTTTGTTGCCCTCTTTTGACACCCATCTTAATATTGATTTTTCTAAATGGAAATTAAACCAACGTGTGTAATACGGTTCTTGTAAAATATAATCAAATTTATCTACATTGTAAATGTAAGAAATATTTTTATTATTTTTTATCCATTCTTCTTCTAACATATGAAATGGTATTTGGTGATCTACTTCGGCATCGAACCCAAATGGTTCATTTGTAATCGGACAAATATTTACAGGATTTAATGGATTATTTTTGCGAAAATCATGAATTTGCGGTTCTATCGCATTTCTTAATGCTCGTATTACATTTGCTTTGTCGTTTCTATTTCCGCCGGCAAGTCTTTTTATAGATGTTGGAAACCGAGTATCATTTACAAAAATACAAAAACATTTATTTCCGTAATTGTCTTTTACTATGGATACATTTGAAATTTGCGAAGAATTAAATTTAGTATATTGGTCGTCTGGTGTATAAAACTTTTCAAATATGTGTTTAAACCATAACGTTTCATTTTCATTCAAAACGCCAACATTATTATTTTTGAGATAATTAGATAATATAAAATGACGTTTTTTTATGGTTTTTTCGTTTATAACTGTTTCAAGAGACATTTTACACCAATTCATAAATAAATGTAATTCAATTTTATATACGTATTGCTCTGCTAAATAACCTTTTTTATCTTGCATTGAATGTCCATAATACGTTCGTTCCACCACTGTAAAATACTGGCTTGTCTATGTATTAATTGAGACGGATTCGCCAATAAAACATTACATATATCAATGGCTTGGTCCCAGTTTTCACAAAATACAAATGGTGGAATATGTCCGTCATAATAAAATGTTTGTTTTATTTCATCTTTTCTCCCCACAATAACTGGTATAGCCCCCAATGCAACTGCTTCATAAATTCGGAAACAGTCCAATGAACAATTGCCTCTTCCAATCGGAACAAATACGGCGTCTCTATATATATCAGCAAGTTGTTGAGGAGATATATGTTGTCGCTCAAGATTCCATGTATTTTTTGATATAACAACGACATTGTTCGGAAAACGTGCAAATGTTTCACACATTTCATATCTATCGGATTTTAATTCACCAACAAATGCCCACACATGCGGGCGAATAGTGGATAAAGGACAATCGTATTTTGTGATAAATCCTTTTATATATCCAAGCGGTATTTGGACAATATTTGTGGGAGATGTTCCTATAGAAAAATGATTGTATTGTTTGCAATACAATGGAGTATAGGCGGACAATGACAACCATTGCGCATGATTTCCTGTTTCGCCGGAGGTAAAAAAAATGGCATTTGGAGATATTTTCTTTACAAACGTTTCAACCTCTTGAAACGGCAGGGTATCTGTCAATATAAGAATTTGCGGATGATTTTGCGTTGCAATAGAAATATCTTCTATTTTATCAAAAAAAATAACATTTTTACAAATTGGTCCCAAAATATCATTCAGTAAAAAATCCTTCTCCCAAAGACACGAATTTAGATAATATACCGTAACGGGTGGATTCGATAGGTCTGATTCAATCATATGAAATTATATTTTATTATTTTATTATCTTTATATCGAACTATATGTTATTTTACTTGTTGGTAAAAAATAAAATGTTGACTCATTTACCAAATGAATTAACGTCATAATTTCAGAACATGGTAATGCACTTTGCGACGCACGATGTATAAAAGAAAGAATATCTGCATCATCCCATGTAATATAATAATCATCATAATTATCAAATGCGACACCGGTTTTTTTTATTAAGAAAAGTAAATCTTTCCAAAAATGTCCTACATTTATTTGCATTTTCTCGGACACATCAAGAATTAATTTTGATTTTTCAAAATCCATAAGAATAACTTTGTATCCCATTGTATCTAATGTAATTGGCTCTATACCACGAATATGATATGTAATGTCTTGTTTTGTCGTTTTTTTAAGAAGAATATTTCCCAAATGTAAGTCTCCGTGAATAAATTGCAGTTGGTCATATGCTACAGTCAATGACATAATTGCGTGAATTAATGTGGATTTTAATAGAAATATATTTTCTGGTGTAAATGTATAGGATTCGAGAGAACCCTCTTGTATGTATGGCATAACAAGCACATTTTGAGCATACTTTTTCAAATGAGGTGCTTGACAAATAGGGTCTGTGTATGCTTTCGGTTTTATTTTTTCACCATTACGAGATTTTGGAGCACGGGATATAGTATCATCAAAACACGGAAATGTGCATAAATACCAAATAAATCCGGAAATTTTATGTTCATAAAGTATCTCTCCAATGCGGTATTCTCTATTTCCGTCTATTTCGTTAGCATATGTTAATTTTATGACTATTTTTTTACGAAATTCATCGTCTTGAGCAAATGCTGTTAAAATAGCAACATTTTGTTTATCAACATTTTTGAGAATCATTTCTGTTTGAATTGATTCGGGATAATTTTGAAATGCCGGACAGTCAATAAAATATTTGGCACCTCCTCCTCTATTTCCATATCGTCGTTTTTTCAAATATTGTATGAGTGGCAGACTTGGCATTATTATATAGTATTATTATTATTATTATATAATAGATTTACCAAAAGACCATATAATTAAAAAATAATAGGCTTGATATTTACTTAATTAGAGAGAGAGCACGTACATTTATTCCCAACATAATTCTAAATTTGAAAGAGAAATGTCTATAGCAGGAGTAACACATGGAGTGGTAACACATAGAGCAGTATTACATACATAATAATGTAATTTAAATTGTTCTTTGACAAAGGAGATAAGCTCACCACCATTTTTCGCCTTTCTTAATTGTTTTCTGCCTTCTTCCCACATATACATAGCATTCATTACACGTGAAATTGGTTCACGATAATGTTTGGCAAATTTGATGGCATATGTAATCGTTTCTTCATTACAATCGACCATGAGTTGGGAGGGAAATAAAATACGTTCAAATTTTTTAATGTCCTTCGCCTCTTTTGTTTTTTCAAATTTTATAGTGGCATATTGTTCGGCTGTATAGGCGCTTCCCGGACTATGTTTCGCATATTCAATAAAGAACTGTTTTCGAACTTCGTATAGAGGAATAAGACTATTTTGCGCGCGATTTATTTTTACAAGTAAATCTTGGATTTCGATTTCGGAAAACATCGTGATAGTAGTAATTCTGTGTTGTACAGTTTTAAAGATGCAATTAAAATATAAAAAAAAGATTTTCAATTTTTCTTTGGTCTTCCAATACGACTATTTCGACAATATAATCGCCCCAATAAACAATGTTGCAATAGTAATTGTCCCCAATACATAAAATGTATTTTCTTGTAATGTAACTTGATGTAAATCATCCGTCAATGCATCTTGAATAGAAGAAGGCGGACCGAGAACAGTTCCACTGTATGCATACATTGGATTTGACATTAAATAATCATACTGTTGGTCATATACACCCGCAGATGTGGATACATTATGTAAAGAATTCGCTAAATTTTGAAACTGTAAATAATATTGACTCCCTGATGTCATTAATTGTTGTTGACATGCGGGGTCGGTAATATTACAACTGGCATCGGTAAATCCTTCATTCAGAATCTTTCCATAATTCACAAATGAAAATCCCTCCAATTGGGGAGGTGAGGTTGGTTGATACGGAGTAGTTGTTTTTAATATAGTTCGTCGTTGTTGCATTTATATAATATATGTGATTGTTTTATATTTTGAATAAACCATAAACAAATCATAACCAAATAAAACCTCCCTCTCTACTCATGTTTCATAAAAATATAAATCGCTAATGATGTGGCGAGAATTGCCCAAATACTGGTGGTTAGTATAGTCGTATCCAATTTCGACTGATACATATTCGGTATTCCCGTATTTGTCGTATAATTTAAATGTAAATCTTTCACATGTTGGTCTAAATTCTGTCGAAATGCCAGAAGTTGTGTATATTGTGTAGTTAGTTCGTTCATAGATGCGTCGTAATTTGGCAGATTAATAGGCTGTATTGTGGCTAATGCTTGGTCAATTGTATTTTGAAGGATTACATAGGATGGATATACCATGGTTTGCCAACTTAAACCTATATTTGTAGTCGGACATCCTAATAATGGATCAGTCGTGCAAGCAGAAGTGGATGCGCCTATACCCGGTTGCATACAATTACACGATAAATATTGTGCATACGCTGTATTAAAATCATTCGATGCATTTGCGATGGCTTGATAATAATTTGGATCTAATGGAATTGAAGATGACATAATATGTATGTATATATATATATAATGTCTGAAAAACAAAAACGTTGCAAAAATGGAACTCGGCGACATAAAAAAACGGGACTTTGTGTAGAAAATAGTAAAACGAAAAAACGTTCTCTTTCTTCTCGGCTTTCTCTTTCGCCTCGGCTTTCTCTTTCTCCTCTATCATGTCCAACAAAATTAAAGATGTGTGAAGAAAAAATAACTATTTTAGAAAAAAAAATTGAAAATCTTTTTATTCCGCAACCAACACAACAATCAACAATGTCTAAAAATGATGAAAAAATGAGCAAAAAGGCGGAATTGAAAGCACAAGCACAAATGGAAAAAATACGCGAAAAGGCAGAATTGAAAATGCAAGCACAAATAGAAAAAGATATGGCGAAAAAACAAATACGCGAAGAAAATAAGGTTGTGCGTAAACAATTCAAACATATGGACAATTCTGTTATGCAACAATCCATTTACGATAGATTATTTGTTCTCGTTGAACAATTTAATGAACCATTGTCTACGAATACATCAAACAACACCGATATACAATATTATAAAAATACGGAAGGTTCATTTATAAATAAATTTCCAGATGATGAAGTGTATTATATGTATAATGCACTTGCGACAAATGATACGAACCGATATTACTGGACAGATTATTATCATAAATTTAGTAAAGAAATGAAAAAACCTGACGAAAAAGGGGAAAATAAACTCCCAGGTCCAAGTAAAACAATTCCTTTAGAAATTAAAAAACGATTTCTTGATTATTTTATTAAAAAAATCCTTAAACATTCGCCGGGAATAAATGGAGATGCCAGATATTGGAATAAGTCGCCGGGAATAAATGGAGACGATGTTGAAACACAAAAAGAAACGATTGTACTATTAAATTCTCTGTTAAATAATCATTTTACTGAGCCAATCAGAAATGAAAATGAAATTCTTTTAAAGTAATTCGTCTATTTGGTTATCGTTTTCTATGCTTACGTGTTTTTTTACCACCAGTAGTAGTAGTTGTGGACGTTGGAAGAATGGACGTTGGAAGAATGGACGTTGGAAGAATGGACGTGGAAGGAGAAGGAGTTGGAGAGGAGGAAGAAGTTGGTTCATCTAAAATAGTTACAATTGCAATAACTGAAACAGTTACTCCAATAAGACCATACGACAAAAAACTTAATGACGACGACATTATTTGTTATATACACATATTTTTACGCCCAACTTTTATGCCGAACACGTTTCACATGTGGTTTCCTCCTCCTCCTCCTCTTCATATTGTGTATGTCCCGTCATTTTGGTAGGTTCAATTGTAAATTTTTGTGCTTGATGTGCCCCTTGTTGGCGTAGATAATATATACCTGTTTTCAATCCTTTTGACCACGCATACATATGCATTTTTGTGAGTTTTGACCGGTCTGGTTTCGCCATCCAATAATTACTGCTTTGACTCTGACAAATAAAAGGACCTCTATCTGCCGCCATATCAATAAGCACCTTTGCCGGAATTTCCCATACAGTTTTGTATTTAACACGAAGTTCCATGGGAATTGACTCAATTGTTTGAATCGACCCTCCATTCGCCACGATTTGATTCTTAACAGTTTCATTCCAAATTCCCATTTCCAGTAAATCTTTCATTAAATATTTGTTTGTCAGTAAAAATTCTCCCGCATTTGTTCGTCTTGAATAAATATTATTTGTTATCGGCTCAATGCATTCATTAAATCCCAATATTTGCGAGGTGGAAGCGGTCGGCATTGGAGCCATTAATAGAGAATTGCGAAGTCCATGTGTAATAATATTTTGTTTTAATGTTGTCCAATCATGCCGTGTATTGTCTTGGCTCACATTCCACATATCAAATTGCAAAATACCTTTGCTTGCCGGAGAATTCGCAAAGGTAGAATAGGGACCATCTTTTTGCGCCAATCGACACGATTCTTTTACGGCACTATAATACATCGTTTCAAAAATATCTCGATTTAATGTTTTCGCCTCTTCACTCTCAAACGAAATGCCCAATATCATAAACACATCTGCCAATCCTTGAATACCGATGCCGATGGGTCGGTGTCTTTGATTTGAATTACGGCATTTTTCCGTGGGATAGTAATTAATATCAATTACGCGATTTAAATTATACGTAATCAATTCGGTTATTTGTTGGAGTTTTACAAAATCAAATGTTTTATTTACGACAAAGGACGGTAATGCAATACTGGCAAGATTACACACAGCCGTTTCATTTTCATCCGAATATTGAACGACTTCACAACATAAATTCGACGATTTAATCGTTCCTAAATTCTTCTGATTTGATTTTGAATTGCACGCGTCTTTATAAAGAAGATACGGCATTCCTGTTTCCATTTGTGCATCTAAAATTTGATACCATAAATCTCTCGCCAAAATGGTTTTTCTCCCGCGTCCATTACGTTCATATGTTGTATATAAGGTAACAAACTCTTCGCCATATACATCCGCCAAACCGGGGCACTCATCGGGGCACATAAGTGTCCATTGCCCGCCGGACTTGACCCGTTCCATAAATAAATCGGGAATCCATAATCCGTAAAACAAATCACGCGCCTTTAAATTCTCGTCGCCGTGATTCATCCGCAATTGTAAATAACTTTCAATATCGGCGTGCCATGGTTCCAGATAAATGGCAAAACTACCATTTCTTTTACCTCCTCCATTATGCACAAGTCCATTATGTAACAGATAATTGTGTTCCTTTTCCAACTGCAAATCATACAATACTCCCGAATAATGCGTTTTGGTTATCTCCTGAACAGGAGATAAAAGAAAATGGTCGATTCGATTTTTATCGGAAAGGCAATCTCTATCGGAAATATCCAATAATTTGCAAATAAATGGAGTTGGTATAATACGAACACGAAAAAATAGGTCGTCTTCCACTTCACTGGTAGTAAGTGTTCCAAGTTTCATACATAAAAAACGAACACATTCAATTAATTCGGAAGATTTACTATGAATACACATATCTTCTGTATCAACCAATCCTCGAATAATATGGGCACTCTTTTCAATCGGTAAATGCAACCACTTATGATGAATTCTTTTATTTTGTGCCGTATTATATATGTCATTATGGCGAAATGGTAAATGAATTGATTTTTTCCATTGAATGTGGTCGGAATGAATCGTATATTGAACCAGATTTGTATCGAAATAATTTGTGATAAATGCAACCATCTTTGGTTTATTTTTGATGCAAATATTATTTTCTTTGTTGTTATCTCCTAACAATATTCCATACATATAACAGTCATCCTCTGTAATGGTATCAATATCTTTACTATAGGTAGGCATCGGATACACAATCATATCATTTTTTGTTAATTCGCCTGCATCTACCCATTCAAAATTATTGCATGTATTGGCAACTCCATTTCGCAAACAATATACGGGATGTTCTGCCGTAATTTGTAAAGGAAAAAAGGAATGCTGTGTTTTTATATGTAACAATTCTCCTTCATATGTGTGTTCCAATATATTTTGAATAACTTCTGTTTCTCCATGCAAATTATAAATCTCCGTTTCACCGACACAACAATTTTGAATTTCGGTCGGTCCGGTTTTTGTATAAATAATAGTTTCTGGCACAACACACTGATCCACATATTTTGCCGTATTATTAAAAACTTTTAACATCGGCACAATTCCATTTGACTGACCATTTGTTCCGCGAATATGTGATCCACTTGCGCGAATATTATGTATATGCAATCCAATTCCGCCGGAATGTTTTGAAATAATAGCACAATCTTTCAATGTATCATAAATACCATTAATACTATCTGATTCCATTGCCAATAAAAAACAACTACTTAATTGCGGTTTGGGAGTGCCGGCATTAAATAATGTTGGAGTTGCATGTGTGAAATATTTTTGTGACATTCCGTCATATGTCTCTCGAATTTTATCTAAAATAGATTCAATGCTACACACTTGCACTACAGTTCGTCGCTCTGCCACCATAAGTTTCTCGAACATGGGTTGTTGCGTATGAATGTGCGGATAAGATTCATCGGCATAAGATTCATCGGCATAAGATTTATCGTCACAAGACCAAGCCCCAAATCCATCAACACAAGATTTATCGGCATAAGATTTATCGGCATAAGATTTATCGATACAAGTATTGTATTCAGATATATTTGAATTGGTGCAATGAATTCCACATGCAACGCGAAGCCACATATCTTGAGGTCGTTCAATAATTTTACCGTCTAATTTAAATAAATAGGCTCGTTCAAGTGTTTTAAATCCAAAATAATCGATTAAAAAATCTCTCGAATAATCACAAATAGAGTCTAATATATCGCCATGGAGAGACACCAATTCATACAATTCATTGGATATCTTTGGACAATGTTTTCCGTGAATATCGCGAAATTCATACAATTGTGTCATTTTTTTAGAAAATGAGTCGGATGTATTTTTTTGGTGATTCGATACAAGCAATTGTCCGGCAAGAATACTATAATCTGTATGTGAAGAAGATAACGAAATACACTGTTCCGCCAATAATTCGTCAATTTTACTTGTGGATATGTTGTCACACAATTGGTCAATTACTTTTACTACAAGACTCGTGTAATTTATTTTTACACCAGTTTCTTCGCCAATTCTTCGAACACGATTTAGAATTTTATCAAATTCAACCGTTTCATTTGTGCCATCACGCTTGATAACGGTCATTTCTTTATTGGTAAAGGAAGACATGAGATTACTAGTTATAGTAGGACGTGTTTATATTCTTTCATGTACGCTAACCCATTTTAGAAAAAACATGCGTATACTATTTTCGTCATTATGCGTCTCTCAAAGAAGGAGCAAAGCCCCTCTTTGAGAGACACGGACTAATTGTAAAAGATATATGCCAAATAAAAAAGATTCACATAAATTCCTATTCCATTCTATTCCAAAATGGAATAGAAGTCTCTCTATAAAGATAGATAGTTTGAACATTCCTCTTCTAAAATTTTGTCGTCGTCCGTGTCTCTCAAAAAGGGGCTTTGCCCCTTCTTTGAGAGACGCATAATGACGAAAATATTATTAGAGAGATTTAATATATTCTCTCTCCTCTTTTCTCCCCCCCCCCGAAATATTCTCTCCCGAAATATTATTACAATGAAATTTCCAAGTCTTTGTCTTCCAAGTAAGCTTTATCTGGGCATATCTCTTGTATGTCTTCTACTTCTCATATGGCAAAATATGGGAAACACCAATTTATTTTGCGTCGGTATGTTATCGTGTTCTGTCGCAAATACCTATTTGTTATTTTTAGCGCAATTGCTATATATTATATTCTGGACATTTATTTTAAATATTATATGTAAATCCGGTTACCCTTGGCTAAGTTGGCTTTTGTTATTGTTACCGTTTGTTTTATTTGCCCTTACCGTATTTTCTGTTATGGTGTAATCATAACAACAATCGTGAAAACATAAACCAATTGTCATAGTTCGGATTCACCTCTCTGTGTAAATAAAACAATCCTCCGTATTTCAACGAAAATACCGCCTCCGCCACAATTATTTGGTCGTCTTTCACCAATTTATTTGCGTCAATATATTCCTGTAAAATAATCGTAAAAACATCTCTCCATTCTTCTATCTTTTCTTTTGTTCCAAAAAAACATCCGCCTCCAACCGAAATTTGTTGGGGATGAATTGGTTGCCCCGTTTGAACACAATGTTCTATATATTGTATTTGTGGCATATTGTTATTTACCAATGCATAATGTATTTTCGTGGGGTCTAATGCACGAATGCGGGATGGATTTGGAAATTCCGTTAAACGACGGAGTTCTGTGTCGACCGGTCGCCCGCGAAAATATCCAATGTCAATCCACCCGTACATACTATTTTGTGCATCTTCCACGAAATAATTATACATAATTGTATTCCACACAAAATGCACCTTTTCGGACCAAAGCATGTTTAATTTCCAATCTATTTTTTGGTTTAGGAAAACGTTTTTTGTATGATTTTCCTGCCAAAAGATTCGATTTTCGTATTGAGTCCATTCTTCTATCGGTTTTACGACAATATGTATCCGTGGATTTGATAGATAGGGGGAAAATAGGGAGAGAGATTCTGTATTTGTATATACCACCAAATAATAATTTTTTACCCGACTTAACATATTGTGTATCCAACTATGAAACGTCGCTTCTGGAAATTTTGCCCCCAAGGGATACCACGCAGTTGACAATATGGTTTTTAATGGCGGTTGATTGATTTTTTTGTTTTGTTGTGGATGTTTTATTTGTCGTTGATAATGATTCATTATTATATTAAATTCCTATAAAAATCTCTCTATTTCATATAACATACAATGATTTCATCGTCGGACCAATTCCATCAATTGTATTCACCTATTTCTGATGAAGGAACGAGTTTTCGAGAGACTTTATTTTATGGACAAAATCAGCGTGTAGAAGAATTAAATGATCGCATTTATGACAGAAATAAATCGGATATTTCATTGGAACCCAATTTTGACCCCCGTTCCATTTCCACAAAATATGCGAAATTTCCTATTATTATGACGACACATACACAAAATACGGTTGCTCCTATTCATGCAAAATCGCCGTATATGATACATACCAATTTTTCTCCCGCAAATCGGCAAGGTCCTGTGTCGGGGTATTTGTCGAATATTGATAGAGAAAGTGAATTAAAAAATCAAAACACGCTCTTGTCCCGACCTCGCGAAATGGATTCTTTTTTTTCACAACAATCCAAACAACAACATCCACAAAAAACAAAAGATGCTTATATACCGTCGTCGCAGTCGGATTTGTATAAAACCGTCATTGTATCTCGCCCATCGGAACAACCGTATCCTCGTTTATTTGAGAGATATATGTTTGACCAATCTCCCCATGAAAATCTGATGGGAAACACTATTGGAGGAAATAGTATGCATAATCATACACGCACGCAATTAAGAGGACAATATACACAGGGGTTTGACAGCAATCGAAGTGGTGGAATATAAAAATTGAAAATTTTATTTTTTTAATAAATAACCAAATAAAATGAACACAATTACTAATGCGATACGAACTGAATGTAATGAAATATATAAATCGTTACATAATATTCCATATATTTGTAAGGTAGTTATAGGAGGTAGTGACTTGTATATTGGAGAAATGAAGGGAAATAAACGCCATGGAAAAGGAAAATATGTATATGGTGATAAGGATCTCTACTTGGCATGGAATATAAGATTGTTTAATGAAGAAAATGGAGATATATATGAAGGAGAATGGAAAGATGACCAAAAAAATGGATATGGTATTTATATACACGCAAATGGAGATGTGTATGAAGGAGAATGGAGAGATGGAAAAAGACACGGATATGGTACATATAAACGCCATGGACACGACGGGTTCGCAATGGAATGTGAATGGTATAATGGCAAACCAAATACAAATACAAATATATTACCTATTTTGAAATAAATAAACAAAAAATTATATATCAAATACATCGTAGGAAACACATTTTTCCATTAGAGGATACCGTTCTTGAATATTTTCTGGCATATGTATGGTGCATAAATATTTTTTGAATCCGTCTTCTGTAATTTCCGTATCATCTACGGTAACAATCAATCCTCTCGGCAATAATATTTCGTTTTCCGCTTTATACCGACTTATCTGGTTCATTGTTATATACGGAATACCTGCTTCCACAGTATAAACATAAATACAACATTGGTCATCTGCTGAAATAAATGCATTTCCTCCCATGTCAAGAATGTCTTCATCTGATGTCGTAGAAATAAATCCCTGTTGAATTCCATCGTAAGGTGCATCGGTTTGTGCATTTTTTGTTCCTCGAAATACCGTTACCGATTTTCCGGTTCTTGGAGCATAGGTAAATGCCATATCTATATTTTCAATATTTTTCAATACGTTTTCTTTCGCTTCATCCACATTTTTTCCAAAACGATGATAATATTTTAAAAATTCAGTCGATAAAAAATAGTTGGGACCTTTGCGTAAATAGGAGTTCATAGCAATATCCCAGTGTTTTGAATAATTCGTTAAGGACAAGCTTTGTTTTGTGGCGAAGCCCGTATATTTTCCTTCTGTAAGTAATCCATGCGAGGACGGATGATATAATACATACTGTCGTAAAATCCCACGAATCGTTTTTTGTTTTGTTAGATGCACGTGTTTTCCCGCTAATTTATTTACATTTTTGATTGCATCTAATTTATGCGTAAAACTGTTTAAATCTATTAAAATGGGATTTTTTATACCAATAATTCCGATAGACGATATATTCATATATATTTCCGGCAGTTCGCGGGTTTTAACATAATCTAATAATGCACCTTTAATATATACGCATTCTTTCACATATACAGATGGCTGACGTAGAGCAGTTCCAATATTCGGTGATGTCATACAAATAGTAGGATAATTACCAACAATTGTATTTGGGTCAAATGATAATGCCAAATTCATTGGACTTTGTAATAACCATGTATTTACATCAACATATTGAAGTTCGATTGGATTCCATCCATTTTTTATCGTTGTTCGCTCATTTGTGTTCATTTCAGGTGTCTTGAATTTTTTTGATGGAGCAATATAAGCATGTTTCATTTTCTCATCCAATTCATGAATTCGGTGCAACACATGTTTCATACGAAATTGTTTCGCATAATAAATTGCATCATATCCAAAATCGTCTTTTTTATGGAGAGTCGTGTTGTCTTGTAATCGAGAAACAATACATTCTGCCAATTCAACATCATTATTTTTACATGCATGTAGTAAATAGGTTTCTTTTGTATCTACATCAAATATGGCATTTACTTTATTTTCTGGCATAATTCCAAATAAATATATTGCAATGTTACGATTTTCAATAACTGGTGCATGTTCAACAAATAAAACGGACAATTGTATTAATTTGTTTTCGTTATCATTATCAAATAGATGATTTTCCATAAAAAAACGAATCGCTGTAATACAATTCAATCTATTTGTATGTAATCTATTTTTGATACTATTGTTGATACTACGTTTAATTTCATCCATGATTTCTGGGCGATGATGCAATAGATAGGTAAGATATTCTTCGACTATTGGAGATTCATCCCAAAATAATGGAAGACTCAGGTCGAGTCTCCCGCCACGAGTTAATGTGTCATTTATTTCATTTGTAGAGTGATGTTTCATATATAATTCATGTTTTTGAGCTGTTGTATAAAATGATGTTGAATCTGCAAAAATACTTGGATTTGATGATAAATATTCCCAAGCTATTTTTTCTGGATTCGCTTCCAATAAAGAAATGGCATTTGGATTTTGCGATAACCATAACCAGTCTATTTTTTCTGGATTCGCTTCTAATAAAGAAATTGCATTTGGATTTTGAGATAATTGCTTCCAAACTATTTTTTCTGGATTCGCTTCTAATAAAGAGATGGCGTTGGGATTTTGAGATAACCAATACCAAACTATTTTTTCTGGATTTGCTTCCAATAAAGAAATGGCATTTGGATTTTGCGATAATGAATGCCAGTCTATTTTTAAAGGATTCGCTTCCAATAAAGAAATGGCATTTGGATTTTTCGATAATGAATGCCAGTCTATTTTTAAAGGATTCGCTTCTAATAAAGGAATGGCATTTGGATTTGCTGATAACCAATACCAAGATATTTTTGTTGGAAGCGCTTCCAATAAAGAAATGGCATTTGGATTTTTCGATAATGAAGCCCAGTCTATTTTTAAAGGATTTGCTTTAAATAAAGGAATCGCATTTGGATTTGATGATAAATTATGCCAAAATATTTTGTCTGGATTCGCTTCTAATAAATCTATCGCATTTGGATTTGATGATAAATTACGCCAATCTATTTTTTTCACATCGACCCAAGGTAACAATTGCATCGACTTGGCTATAGTGCCCATCGACGGACTGCTGCGGTCGTTCGCACTACGTCTTCTTGTTTTTGTATTTCGTCGTCTATTTGTTTTTCGTTGTTGTTTGTTTGTTTGTTGGGTTTTTCTTAAATGTATAATTGTCATGGTATAATATGTATATATATAATCTCTCCTAGTTGCACTCTCTCACAAAACACACATGTCCTTTATCTGACCACTCACGCCAACAACAAACATGTTCATCTTCACCACACATTAAAACTATTTTTTCGGGAGGATAATAGTTCAATATTTTTTCCAACATGGGTTTTTCTCGATGAATGTGACAATATATGATAATATCATACTCTCTATTTTCAATGTTTTTCTCCATATCGGCATCTCCCGACAAATCATATAGCTCATTATTCAAACCTTCGGTATATGTAAATCCCTTTCCATACATTGTACGAACATCTATATGAGAGTTTTCATACATATATGGTTTATACGGAAATTCATGGCAGTCTTTGTGAAACACCGATTTAAATCCGTGTTGAACACAACTCTCCAAATAATCCTCACACGGTTTGTTCTGAAACAGAAGGATTTTTTGGGGAGATACATTCGGTAATTTACTTATTATATTACGGCACATGTGTTCCGTTGTTAATTGATGTTTTGTATATTCTAATAATTCATCCGCAAATCGGTAGCACGTTTCCCATTCGTCTTTCGTTAAAACGATGGGACTATTATTTGAAAAAGGAGTTATCTTGTATTTTTGAGATAAATGGATAAACAGTTCGTTCGTTTGCAAAAGTAGCGATTTTGGGAGAGTCGTTACAATAGTAGGAGGACAATTTTCCAATCCGACAAAAAAGGGAATACATCCATTCGCCAATATTTCGTAATGTCGCATACAGTCCCATCCTCCTTTTTTCATTGTAACGGCAAACAATGATTTCTGATATTCGGCGTAATAATCGGATTCATATTCATAAATATATGTTTCTTGAATACCCGGAATAAGATTTGACATGAATTGTGTTTTTTGATATGGTCGGTCAATTATTTTTTGTTTAGGAATAGAAAACGATATTGGATAAATAGGCATAGTAGTTTATATGTTGGGTTTTTTCTAACCTTATTTTATATGTCATCTAAAAAAACTGTAAAACGTGTTCAACATATAAAACGCATTACGCGTAAAATTTTAGGTAAAGCATCCTCGCCACATAGCATCACTAAGAAAACGGATTTTATTGAAAAATTCGTAAATACACATTTTATAGATGTTTTGAATGAACTAAAAACAATTGGTCGCGATACAGAAAGAAAACACGTATTTTCTCATTTATCAGAAACCAAAAAATCATTTCTGAAAAAAAAGGTCATCAAACAAACATTTCAACATTTCATTATTGAAAATCACAGTCATACAAATCGTGAAAATATTTTGGCAAATATGCGCAAAATATTAATTGATTGGTATTCAACAACAACAAGAACACCGCATTAAGATTCTAAGAAAAAAATGAAAAGAATATAGAGACTATATTCTTTATATACTATATTATATGAACTCTTCCATTCAACAAATTATGAATTCTCAATCGAAAACCGGCATTGTTGCGGGAGATATGGCAACCTCGTATAACAACAATGTCTCCGATATTGACCAGATATTGGAACGCGAAAAAACACACAATAAAACCGAAGTTTGGTCCAAACTCGATAAAACTCTGAAAATACAAAAATTATATACATATGCCGACAAATACGGATTCACCCACGAATATTCGGCAAAAGATATAAAGGCTCTCAAAGTATTTTTCGTATCCGCGCTGGATAAAGGCAAATTGCAAAAAATAAAGGATGTTGTGTATAACAAAGAAAAACAGGAAATTCAAAATATTCCTGCTCTTCATTTTGACACAAATACCCATAATTTTACATTAAAAAATATAGACGTAAAACGTGTGTCGACATTAAAATCTCTCACGCCAAAACGTGCGGTTTCACAAACGGCACTGGATACAATTATAGATACCGATATTGGAATACACTTTGTTTAATGAATGTGGTCTTTTATATAAAAATAAATGTGACATCTATATATCTATATATGTCAACTGTGGGGCTAACAAATTTGGGAAATACGTGTTTTATCAATGTATGCATTCAATTATTGTACGCCATTCCTGAATTGGCGTATATTCAAAATAACAATAACAATAGTTTATTACATGCATTACAAAAATTCAATGCATTTTTATCGGAACAGCGACGACGACAGACCAAACAAATATCTCCCGACTGGTTTGTCCGAATTGTGAAATCTGTGGCAAATCAAAAACACGCCGATTTTGCCTCTTACGGACAAGCCGATATGACGGAATTTTTCGCATTTTTATTGGATGAATTTCACATGAGTTTGGTGAGACCGTATAGTATGGACCCGCCCGATATTAACACGTTACACCCATTGGCAAAATCTTGTTTTGAATTTGTGAAACAGGATTATTCAAAAGATTATTCCGAGATTAAAGAATTGTTTTACGGAATTATCGTTTCGGAAATACGAACTCCGACACATACGCGTTTTCTTCCTCCCGAAATGTTCGGTTCCCTACATGTAGAAATAAAAGGGTCTATATACGATTGTCTGGATGATTTTTTTTCGGATGAACGGATTGAGGGAGAGAATGCGTTATTGAATGAAACCACCGGTATAAAGGAAGATATCATAAAAGGCACGTGTGTTTGGAATTTTCCGAAAATTCTTATCATATCGTTTAAGAGAGTGCATAACTCGTCTCGAAATAAAAATGATACGGCAATTCATTACCCCATCGATGGACTGGATTTACAAAAATACGTATCGGGATTTTCGCCTGAAAAATATGTATATGATTTATTTGGGGTGTGTTTGCATCACGGACAAGTGAATTACGGACATTATACGGCATTTGTGCGTTTACAACAAGATTGGTATCACTATAATGACCATTTAGTGACACCGGTAAAAAATATAAACGATATTGTATCGCCTTATGCATATTCTCTCTTTTATCGAAGAAAATAAATTAAGACTCTTATTTTAACATTGGACAACATTCTTTTTCCAAATTTGCAATGTGTCTGGCTTTATTGTGTTGTTTCATCGTTTCTGTTGAAAGTTCAATTCCATACGTTTTCTTATATGTATAATAAATTGGATTTCCATTACAATTAAATTCTTGTAATGTAAGAGGTAAATTATCAAAGTCAAATTCTTCTCCTTCAATCATTACAATTTGATTGCTTGAACAATGTAATATTCGTAAATTTGATGGAAGATTGTCGAGCGAAGTTAGTTGATTATATGAACACAATAAGCCTCGTAGATTCGGAGGAAGATTGTCGAGAGAAGTTAATTTATTACCGTAACAATGTAATGTTTGTAAATTGGGAGGAAGATATTTAATAGAAGTTAGTAGATTATTTCCACACCATAAGTCTTGTAGATTCGGAGGAAGATTGTCCAGAGAAGTCAGTTTATTATTGCCACAATGTAATACCCGTAATGTTAAAGGAAAATTGTCCTCAGCTCCACCGAGCCTTGTGAATTGATTACCCGAACAAACTAATACTTGTAAATTTGGGGGAAGATTGTTTAAATGAGCAAAGCCTGACAAAAACATAGTCCATATTCCTCGAACACCGAGTTGATTATTTTCACAATTTAATGTTTGTAAAGTCGACGGAAGATTTTCAAGTGACGTCAGTTGATTATTACTACAATGTAATTCTTGTAGATTCGGAGGAAGATTGTTGAGAGACGTTAGTTGATTATTATAACACCATAATTCTCGTAGATTCGGAGGAAGATTGTCGAGAGAAGTGAGTTGATTGTGTGAACACCATAATTCTTGTAACGTGTGAGGAAGATTGTCAAGAGAAGTGAGTTGATGCTCTGAACAATCTAATATTAGTAGATTTGGGTATAAAGACAAATCGGGCAAAACTTTTAAGCGGTGGTTAAAATATACTCTTAATTCTTGTTTTTGCTCATCGAACATCATATTTAAACTAAAACTCATTTTATTGTTTATTTGATAAATTTGATAAAAAATAAAATCAATTTTACACAGAATTAATAATATTCTTTGATTCAATCACACATAAAAAATTGATAAATGATACAAATAAAACAGAAAAAAACGAAAGATTATACAGTAACCGAATTGGATTTAGTTTGTCGAAAATTGACCGTTTTACCAGATTTATCTTTGTACACAAATTTACTAATATTATCTTGTCACAGTAATCGACTCACTTCTTTAAGCAATCTTCCTCCCACTTTACAAAAATTACAATGTGATAATAATCTACTAACTTCTCTAGACCATCTTCCTCCGAATCTACAAGTATTATGGTGTTCATATAATCAACTCGCAAGGCTCGGCGGAGCTGAGTCCGCCTTTGGCACGTCTCTTCCTCTGAATCTACAAACATTACATTGTTCACATAATCAACTCACAACTCTTGACAATCTTCCTCACACGTTACAAGAATTATGGTGTTTACACAATCAACTCACTTCTCTCGACAATCTTCCTCTGAATCTACAAATATTATATTGTAACAAGAATCAATTGACTTCTCTAAACAATCTCCCCCAAAATTTACAAAAATTAGATTGTGACGAGAATCAATTGACTTCTCTCGACAATCTTCCTCCAAATCTACAAACATTATGGTGTCAATATAATCAAATTACTTCTCTTGACAATCTTCCTTTAACGTTACGGGTATTACGTTGTTCATGTAATCAACTCACAATGCTCAGCTTTCGAGGGAGTGATAACTACCAATTAGAGTCCGCCTTCGGTCCGAATCTACAACAATTATATTGTCCAACTAATAATTTGACTTATTTCGATATTTTACCTGTTACATTACAAGTACTCTATTGTGAAGAAAATCCGATTTATACAACATGTGAAGAAGTGTATGGATTTACACTTAACCGACACACGATTAAAAAATACAATGAAATAAAACGCATGGAAAAAGAATGTTGTCCAATATTAAAATAAAATAGGGTGAAGATATATATGGTATTATCGGTAAAAAAAATAACATCAATATTTTTTTTGGTAGCGATTGTATGTATTTGTTTATTTTTACAAAATAGCACATGTGTAATAAAAGAATCATTTAGCGCATCGTCACAGGCAAATGCATATAGCATACAATTGTTAAATACACTTGGACCTATTGTATTTGCAAAAAATCAAACAAGTGCGGATAAAATTACCGCTATTCAGGCGCTTCAACCGCCTATCGCGGACACGACTGTTACATCTATTTTAGGAAATGCGGTTGGAGTAGATGCGCAAATTACACAAATACAACAATATTTGGCATCAAATCCATCGGGTCCTTCGCCGACACCTCCTGCAATAAATACGTAACTAACCAAAAAAATTGATACATATATTATTATTAAACACATAATAAATGACTAATTATACCGTAACAGAATTGGATTTTTCGAACCAAAACTTACATGTTTTACCTAATTTATCGCTATATACAAATCTACAAATATTACATTGTGAATACAATCAACTGACTTCTCTGGACAATCTTCCTCCCAACTTACGAATATTATGGTGTCACCACAATCAATTAACTTCTCTCGACCACCTTCCTCCGAATTTACAAACATTATGGTGTAGTGATAATAAACTCGCAAGGCTCGGCGGAGCTGAGTCCGCCTTTGGCACTTCTCTTGACCACCTTCCTCCCAATTTACGAGAATTATATTGTTCCGCAAATAAACTAACGTTTCTTGACAATCTTCCTCCCAATTTACAAAAATTGTATTGTGCAGAGAATAAACTAACTTCTCTCGATAATCTTCCTCTCAATTTACAAAAATTATGGTGTCCATATACTCCAATTTTTACAGCGTGTATAAAAATGACCAACCATTTTGTGACGGAATTAAATTTATCGCATCAAAAATTAAAGGTTTTACCGGATTTATCTTGGTACACAAATTTACAAAAATTAGATTGTTCTCATAATAAACTTACATCTCTCGACAATCTTCCTTCCCATTTACAAGAATTATGTTGTTGGGATAACCAACTAACTTCTCTTGACAATCTTCCTCCCAATTTACAAAAATTATTTTGTTCCACGAATCAACTGACGTCTCTTGACCACCTTCCTCCCAATTTACGAGATTTATCTTGTTCCGTAAATAAACTAACTTCTCTAAACAATCTTCCTCTTACTTTACAAGAATTATTTTGTGAATATAATCAATTGACTTCTCTGGACAATCTTCCGCCCAATTTACAAACATTATTTTGTCGAATGAATAAACTAACTTCTATTGATATTTTACCAGTTACGTTACAAAAACTTAATTGTATAGGAAATCCTATGTATACAGAATATGGATTTGAACTTTCGATAAAAACGATTGAACAATACAATGAAATCAAACAATCTCTAAGAAAAAGAAAGTGTTAATATTTTCGTCATTATGCGTCTCCCTTGGGAGACACGGTCTACGACAAGAAAGACCCAGTTATTTTGGCAATTATAAAGAGAAAAATTATTGTTACAATATGAAGAACCTCTCTAACAAAAACAGAGAGATTGAAATGGAATAACAAAAGATTTGGAGAAATAAAAAGAGAGAGATAAAATTAAAAAAGCTCTAAACAGAGTTTTTTTAACAAGATAAATTGAAAATCTTTTTTTTAATATAATTGACAAAACCTACGCTAAAATAAAATGACTGATTATTCTGTAACCTATTTGGTTTTATCGTATAAAAACTTACAAGTTTTACCGGATTTATCTCTATACAAAAATTTACAATCATTGTATTGTTCAAATAATCAATTAACTTCTCTAAATAATCTTCCCCCAACTTTACAAAAATTAGTTTGTTCAAATAATAGACTCGCATCTCTAAACAATCTTCCTCTCACTTTACAAGAATTACATTGTCAAGACAATAAACTGACTTCTCTTGACAATCTTCCTCCGAATTTACAAAAATTAAATTGTTCTAATAATCGAATCACTTCTCTTGATCATCTTCCTCCGAATTTGCAAGAATTAGGGTGTTCAAATAATTATTTGACTTCTCTCGACGACCTTCCTCCCAATTTACAACAATTACATTGTGATAACAATCAACTCACAAGGCTCGGCTTTCGAGGGAGTGATAACGACCGATTAGAGTCCGCCTTTGGGACTTCTCTTCCCAAAACTTTACAAAGATTATATTGTCATCATAATCAACTCACTTCTCTGGATCATCTTCCTCCCAATCTACAAACATTATGGTGTCAATACAATCAACTAACGTCTCTCGAACATCTTCCATCCACGTTAAAAACATTAGATTGTTATAATAATCAACTCACAAGGATCGGCGTTCGATTAGAGTCCGCCTTTGGAATCTCTCTCGAACATCTTCCATCCACATTACAAGAATTACATTGTCAAAATAACCAACTGACTTCTTTAAACAATCTTCCTCCCAATTTACAAGAATTATGTTGTCGAGACAATCAACTAACTTCTCTCGAAAATCTTCCTCTCAATTTACTATTTGTAAATTGTTCAAACAATCCGCTCACTTCTCTCGAAAATCTTCCTCCCACTTTACAAACATTATATTGTGAAAAGAATCATTTGACTTCTCTTGACAATCTTCCGCATACTTTACAAGAATTATATTGTTCAAACAATGAACTCACAAGGCTTGAAAATCTTCCTCGTAATTTACAAATATTATATTGTTATCATAATCAACTAACTTCTCTAACCAATCTTCCTCCAAATTTACAAATATTATGTTGTTCAAATAATAAATTGACTTCCCTCGATATTTTACCTGTTACTTTACATAGGCTCGAATGTACTGAAAATCCAATTTATACATCATATGGATTTCAACTTTCGGAAAAAACAGTTGAACAATACAATGAAAAATTCATGTATGTCCCATTTGTATTCCGTAGGGATAAATAAAACATCAGGGACAAATAAAACATCTTGTCTGATGTTAATGAACACATTTGACCTCGGTCTTTTTAACAATTTATCTACATTTCAATTTGATATGTTTTCTATACAAATAACCCTTTTTTTCATAATTATTTTCATTAGTTTAGTAACAATAGTCGGTATATCCTATCAATTTCCGTTTTGGAGTTCGCAACCAATGTTTCACACATACGATATATGTCGTTATTTTGTCTATCTACCTCAACGTATTAAAAAAACAAATAAACCCAACAAACCCAATAAAAATCGATGGATAAGTCCGAATATGATAACTACCGTTTCTATATACGATATCGATACATCTTCCGACTATCAAACACACTTATTTCATATTATAAAACAATATTATTTAACAACTATTCAGACATTTAATACGATGGTGTATGAAGATATTCGCACCTATTTATCCGGATTGTCCTATATTTCTTTTTTATCAATAGACAAAGGTTGTTTAGCAACACAGCCAATACATATGTTATTAACTAAAAATGAAAACGCATCGGCGCTCATGTCTGGACAAAAAATTCGAGAGACAGTTCAACATGCAGTTTTTTTCGCAGTTTCCCCCCATACTCCCAAAAAACATATTTATGGACTTATTCAGGAACACTTATTTTCATTGGAACGACGACAGATAGTAGAAAAAGGACAGATAGTAGAAAAAGGAGAAAAAGATATTGTTTTATTTTCATCCTGTGTGCCAATACAAGGATTGGTTCCGTGTATATCAACGATTTCAAATGTATATGATTTTTCAAAAATACCACATAGTCCAATCTCTCTTCCTTATTCTCTTTTACAAATGCCCATAGGTCACATATCCACTCTTGTTACACAAATAGAACAATATACGCCCTCAGAAAAAACATGGTCGTGTAGTTTTTATCCGTCAAATGTGGATTTATTTTCTTTCATTCAACGGCGATTGTTGTATATATATTATTGTCAGAGAGATGGAAAAATTTGTGAATATTATTTTTTTAAAGTAGACAAGGTGGAAGACCATATGGGAAAAGAACGAATTCATTGGACCGGCACTCTTACAATTACACCTATATCAGAGCAAATACGTGCGCAAAGTGCAATTCTGGCATTGCGTGAAATACAAAAAGAACAACCGCAAATTCAATATGTATATACATCAGAAATAATATACGGACAACCATTATTGGCAATTGTGCCTCACTATTATTATTTATATAATTATATTTGTCCCTACGGAACACAAATGGGGCATATATTAATTTAGAGATTCGATTATTTTCTTTCTTTAATGAAAATGGAAGAACATATAAAAGCGGTTCGCGTGAAAAAAAATGATATTCTGTATACCTATTCGGACCCCATACAAGCACAACGTAGAGCACACGCATATCTGGGGAAACATGCGACTATTTATAAATCAACAAAAAACGACAAAAAATATATGATATGTGACAATGGTGGTCACTGGGTTCATTTTGGACAACTTGGGTATGAAGACTTTCTCAAACATAAAAATCCAATTCGCCAAAAGAATTATTTGCGCAGGTCCGCTTCTATTTTGGGAGATTGGAAAGACAACAAATACTCTCCCAACAATTTAAGTCGTAATATTTTATGGTAGATTTTGTGTTGTTTGTGTTGTGTTTGTTGTTTCATTCGTATCCCAATCATGAACCGATTTACATAAGCCGAATGTTTTACGATGCCATGGTGAATTTCCGTATTTCGCAATTCCAGCCATATGAACTTTTGTTCCATATCCCATATTGGTTTGTAACTGATATTTATCTATTAATGCCGGATACATTTCACACAAATGTAAAATATAATCATCTCTCGCAACTTTGGCAAGAATAGATGCCGCAGCAATAGCCATATATTTGCCGTCTCCTTGTGGAATCGTTATATGAGGCACATATCGAATATGTTCGGAGTTATTTATCGGCATCATATATGGACTAAAATCGGTTCCGTCAATAAGAAGAAATGCCGTTTCTTCCGTTAATGACATTTGTTCCATAATATTCGAGATACATTTTGACATTCCTTTCATAACTGCCTCTCGAATATTTATTCGGTCTATTTCATCGGACTCAATAAATTCAACCGTCCACGCAACCGCATTTTGTTTAATAATCTCCGCAACTTTATGAATTTTATCTGTTTTATTGGGTGTTTTATTGGTTGTTTTTGTGAATTTTTTACTGTCTTTAATATCTGCGGTCCAAAGAGGTGAATCTTGGGAAGAAGTCGGAAGAACGACCGCTGCAACATAAAGACGACCAAACATAGGTCCTCTGCCGGATTCATCTACGCCAATTTCGGTTAACATAGAATTCTCTGTATTGTAATATCGTTCAAGTCGTGTAACAATCTTTTCTTTCTTTTCTTCTGGATTGTTCATATTATGGTTATTGTTATATTGTATGTTATTTGTTTTTCATTTTTATTTCAATAAAGTCAGCAAATGTTTCCAGATATATTATACTGTTTTTTTTATAAAATAAAAGAAAAGATATAAAAATAAAATAAAAAAGAAATCATTATGGATATTTATATACGCACTCCTCAAAAAGCCGACCAATTCGCCTCTATTTTTCAAAATAAAGATGTCGCAGATGTAGTTAATATTTTTTTCAATAAAAAACAAATGTTTATTCAGTCCATGGATAAATCCAGTGTTATTCTCTCTGAAGTCTATTTGCAGAGCACGTGGTTCGACCAGTATGATATGATGGATGAATCTGTTACAATTGGTATAAGTTCTAAAATTCTGCACATGGTATTAAAAACAAGAGAAAAAAATCAAACTATTCAATTGCATTATTCTTCAGAAGAATCCGATAAACTATTTTTGTATTTTCATAGTGAGCAGAAAAACGAATATGACAAGAATTTTGAACTCCCGTTAATTGATTTGACGTCGGATATTTTGGAAATTCCTCCATGCAATTATACGGCAGAAGTTACCTATTCGTCGGACCGTTTTTTTGGAATTGTATCACAGTTAAAATCCATGGGAGATACAGTGGATATTCGATGTAGTGAAGAAAAAATCATATTTTCATCGCAAAGTTTGGAAAAGGGTAAAATGTCCATTGAAATGTTAATTGATGAAGTAGAGTCCTTTGCAATTGAAGAGGGAGAAACTATTCACATTTCATTTTCTCTTCGTTATATGGAAATGATTTGCAGTTATCATAAAATCGCAAAAGAAGTTGAACTAAAATTTATTAGCGGAAAACCCATTTGCGTTACATATTTTTTCGAAGAGGATGAAGAAGGAGAAGGTGAAGAAGAAGGAGAAAGTGAAAAAGAAAGCAAAGTAAGAGCAAGAATATTGTTTTATTTGTCGCCAAAAATGGATGATGATGAGGAAGATTAAGAACCGAACCAAATAGGTTAGGATATTCCTAACCTATTTAAAAGAATCCATCAATTTTACTTGGCAGAAGACTTATTCTATAACGAACATAAAGACAATGGACAAACATATGTAACATGGTAGAGCAAGTAACATTCGAACAATCAGCCCTTTCAACTCGTAACATTGGAATCGTAAAGTGGTTTAATTCTTCTTCTGGATTTGGATTTATTACGGTATTATCCGGAGATTCTGAATTTGTTGGAAAGGATATTTTTGTTCATTATAGCAATTTACGGACAAAAGAATCGCAATATAAATATTTAGTTATGGGCGAATATGTAGATTTTGCGGTAACAAAAGCTCATAATGAAAAGTATGAGTATTTTGCCGAGGACATCAGTGGTATTTTGGGAGGAAATATTATGTGTGAGACTCGACGTATTGCAAACGAAGATAAAAAGGAATATGACGAACGTAGCGAGCAAGTGAGACCACAAGGGCAACAAGACCGACAACAAGGACAACAAGACCGACCACAAGGACAACAAGACCGACAACAAGACCGACAACAAGACCGACAACAAGGACAACAAGACCGTCCACGTCCTCAACGACCATATCAAGGTCGGTCACAACAAGACCGTCCACAAGGACAACATGACCGTCCACAAGGACAACGAGACCGTCCACAAGACCGACAACAACGCCCCCCAAGACAACCACAACAAGACCGACCACAACAACCTCCAAAAAGTAAAAAAACCAAACCAGTTGTTGATGCCGATGGATTTATGACTGTATAGAAAAACATAACAAGCAAAAAAAGTAAAGTAAAAATATAAATATGTGTTATTATAAATACATATTTAATGAATACTATTTTATTAGATTTACAATCACTACATAACAAACATAATACATTAATGCAGTTGCATAATGATTTTTTTAAGGAATTTCAAGAACTTGAAAAACTCGTGCAAAAATTGGCAAAACAAGAACAAAAAAAGGAGAAAAAAAAATCTGGGTTTGCGCGAAATCAACTGGTGAGCACGGATTTATGTGATTTTTTAAATATTTCACATGATACATTAATTTCACGTGCCGAAACTACGATTCGGTTGAATACATATATTAAACAAAATAATTTGCAAAATCCACAGGCGAAACGAGAAATTATAATGGATGATAAATTATGTAAATTATTAGGAAGTGATGCAGAAGGTCAAATCATTACGTATTTCACAATACAAAAATACATGACGAAACATTTTTTATAATGAGTTCGAAAATGAAAGTTTTCTGGGTATTTTGACGATAGGTTCCGGCGCCGTATGAAATTCGGGAGATTCCGAACGGATATGTGGCGTGTGATATACAGAAGATGGCGAGTGTTCTACATGATAATGACGTTGTGAACTGTATGGCGTTAATGGTTTTTTATTTGTTTTTCGCGCCTTTTTGTATTTCGGATGATTTACTAAATAACGATTTACATAGGCTTGCGCATTCATTCGTTTTCCTGAAGGGGGTTTTGGTTTTGGATCACAATTTCCAGTAACTTTATTTTTACGAGTTCCATTTTTGCAACGGGTCTTTACAGAGTGTTTTTCACAATTTCCAGTGGTCTTATTTTTACGAGTTCCATTTGCACAACGAGCCATTATTATATATTAACGCATTATAAAAATTATCTAAATGCCATAATCATTATATTTGCAATTCTTCCGTGTTTATGTTTTTTCCAAAAATGTATTTTATTTCGCATAAATGCCTTTTCGTGAACGTGATACATATTCTCAAATCCTTTTTTGAATTTAATATCTGTATATTCAATGCAATCTGGACTGTCTGTAAAATATCTATTGCACCACGCAATACATCCGTCTCCAATACCCGAAATATTCTCTTTTAATTTATATATATTTTCAACAGTTACCTCTCCTCCCAATTCAAATGCAACATATTCGCATATATGCGCATATATAGTTCGTTTTTTTGGCTGAATACGCACATCGTTTGCTATGTCATACATATTACATAATATACAATTCATATCATTTGATGCTAATAAAGGATATATAATGTCCCACTGAGCAAGAGCAAATGTAAATCTTACTCCGGAACAACAAACATAAAAGAGAACGGCTTCAAACAACGAATGTACGTTCTCGTATGGAAATTGCTCTCTTGGACTAAGTGGAATGTAGGTGCAAATTTTGAATTCGGGGTTTAATTGGATGAATTCGTCAATTACGCGCCCCCATTCGGGATTTGTATTGTAAATAAATTCCATTCTATTCATTTTTTTATAGTATAAATTTTATTTTTTAAAATTTTCAATTTTACTGGGGGGGGCACTAACATGATAAATCCATCATATTTTGCAAAATTTCAGTCGGATAATCCATTTCTCTTAAAATATGAATACCTCCTTCTATCTCTGAAATTCCCTCCGATAAATGATATTTTTCCATATGATAATTTTTTATGTTATGACTGGCGTGAAAATCAGGTATTTTGACATCTTTTTCGATTCCATCTTTTTCGATTCCATCTTTTTCGATAGAATCTTTTTCGATTCCATCTTTTTCGCTGACATCACTAAAATATTTACATACATCAACATTATGAGTTGTCAATAAAAAAGTAACATTTTCATGTCGGTCAAGATATTTTAAAAGAGAAATAGATGATTTTACTGCGTCATTATGATTTGTTCCTGAATACAATTCGTCAAAAATACAAAAATGGCGTTTGTTTTCTTTTTCTTGTTTGTTTTCTTTTTCTATGTCAGTTTCATCTTTAATAATATCTAATATTTCTTTACACCGGCGAGATTCGGCTTGAAATAAACTATCTCTTCCCGATGTATCAGGAATATTTAAATACGAATGAATGTGTGTATACGGAATGATAGAACATGCATCATAAAATCCAACACCAAATTGTTGTGAAAATATAATATTCAACATGGTTGTTTTTAATGTGGTTGTTTTACCAGAAGCATTTACTCCACTTAAAATAATATTTTTAGAGAGAGATACCGTATTTTTTACATTTTCGTGTAATTGAATTGGATACGACTGATTCTTTATAATACATGGTTTTGTTTTTTTGTTTCGAACGATTTTATTTTTGTTTTGTTTGGGTTGTTCTGGCGGGTCGATGAAAATGGCGCATTGTAGAGTCCCCGATAACAATTGACGATGAATCCCCAGAATATTGTCCAAATAACCTTCAAATCCAAACGAGAATCGAAAACTTGCATCCAAGTCATTATCTTTATAAAACATATAATACATTTGCATTAGCTTACCCATAAAAGGTGTATGTGTAATTCCAAATATGGCTTTTGTATCAAGTAGCCATGCATTCTTTGTATACCAACACATCAATCGTTCTCTGTGTATTTGTATATCTTTTAAAAAAGGCGCATAGGCGGATTTGGACGAAAAACGCAATAAAAACGCATCCATGTGTTGTGTATTCGTATGTACATACGAAAGCATTTGATGCATATCTGTGTGCATTTGCTGTAAATTCGCGGTCATTCGCCAGCATTCTGCCATATTTTGATACATGGACAATCCGTAGAAGCCGAGATAACATAGTACATAAATAATACTTTGTGCGTCTGGGCGAACATTACATATTTTTCCTATAAAATGGTTTTTCGCTATTACACTTAAAATATCTATATATGTGTGTATCGTAATAGGAATGCGTTTTATTTTCAACAGAAAAAAAGGAATGCAAAGAAGAAATAGGGGAAGAAGAAGAGAGATTAACGGACTTGCGTATTTTAATGTTGCGAGTGTTTGCAGAAACGACGATGAACGATTGAGAGAAGCCAACACATCCCATTCCAAATATTGATATTTATTGATAAAATCGGCATCACATTTTCTTGCCCAAATTTCTTTTATTCCGTTAATATGGAGGTTTGGCACATGTTCATCCTTGGACAAGTCCAATAAAATGTCTTGCGTTTGCTGTAAAAAACTCGTATCGGAGGTAAATGTAGATTTCCATGAATGGGTCATTTGACGACCAAATTCGTGGGTCGGATGCATCAAATGTGCATACATGGATTTATTTTCTTTTTCTTTTGTTGATTCTTTTTGTTCTGTCGTTTCTTGGTCGATATTTCTACTTACATCCAATTCCAAATCTTCCGCAATGGTAGGTGAGAGAGGATGAACTTGTTTTTCTAAATAAGAAATCGGAAGATTAAAATAACCTGAAAACAATGGTGGTTCTTCCATATATGATACATGTGTGTATTTTTACATTTTATTTAACGTAACTAAAATGTAACACTAAAATATAATGCAAACGAAAAAAAATACAGTAATAAAAAATAAAAAAAATAAAACCGTAAAAGGTGTGCCCAAAAAAACGATAACAAATACGATAAAATCCGACATTGTTAAAATATTTATGGAAACATTAAATTTAGTCAAACTGTATCATTGGAAAACTCGTGTATTTTCACAACATAAAGCAACCGATGATTTGTATGAACGTTTGAACGAAAATATTGATAAATTTGTTGAAATATTATTGGGTAAAGATGCATCAAGAATTCAAATGACGCATAAAACATTACAATTTCATGATTGTAAAAATGATACAGATTTTAAACAACGATTGACCGAATTTCGACAATTATTAATCCATATGAACCGTAGTTTCGACCCATCCGATAACAGCGATTTATTAAATGTGCGAGATGAAATATTGGGAGATGTAAACCAATTTTTATATTTAATGACATTTGACCGGTTATAATGGAGACGTTAGTAATACAATTTCGGTAACGCCTGTTGCTACACATACTTGACTAATTGCAATTCCTGCCCCAACTGGACCACCGACAATAAACCCTGAAATTCCTGCAACTGTCACAATAACTGTTTTACCGATTATATATCCAAGTAGTGCCATATTTTATTTGTTTGTTTATTCGTATTTATTGTTTATATCTTTTTCAATTTTTTTTGCGCGCGTTAAATAAAATCAAATAAATTATAAAGAAATAATAATACATTAAATGGCATTTTTTAATTACGTAGAAAGTTCGCTTTGGCTAACTTTAGGAATAACGTTTATTTTAATTTTATTCCTAATTTATCATTACAAAAATAGGATACAATTATTAGAACAAAAAACCGATACATTTTTATCAATGATTAGTCGAACTATCGATGAAATTCAGCTTGTAAAGCGTCGAATAAATCAATGTATTGACCAAGTTCAACATACTCCTGTTGTAAAGAAAGAGGAAGAAGAAACAGAAGCTGAAGCTGAAGCTGAAGATATAAACACATATTTTTTAGACGAACAAGATGATGATGATGACGGCGAACAAGAAGACGATGAACAAGAAGACGATGATGGCGATGAATCTATTACCCTTGAAGAATTTATACCAGAAGAAGAAGATAAGCCAACTCTTGTATTACAAGAAGAATTTGTGTCTGAAATAGAAGAAGTTTTATTACAACAAGAATCTGTTCTACAACAAGAATCTGTTCTACAACAAGAATCTGTTCTACAACAAGAATCTGTTCTACAAGAAGAATCTGTTCTACAAGACGAACCTATTTTACAAGAAGAATCTGTTCTACAAGACGAACCTATTTTACAAGAAGAATCTATTTTACAAGAAGAATCTATTTTACAAGACGAACTTATTACACAAGATGAACCTATTCTACAAGACGAACCTATTCTACAAGAAAAAATAGACTATAGTAAATTAAGTTTATCAGAGTTAAAAAAAATCGCAATTGAAAAAAAAATTCAATTTAATGTAAAAACAAAACATAATGAATTAGTGCGTATATTAGAAAAATCATAAGAAGTAACAAATTTCATATAACATATTTATCTACCTATAAATAAATATGAATCCATCGAATTTTAGAGGATATTCTGACAATAATTTATATGACGGTTACCCCCCTCTTATGTCCGACGGCAGAACTATTATTGCCTCCTATCAGCCAACATCGGATATAAATAAAACCATTATTGAAAAAAATGGAATCCAGTCCAATTGGCAGTATCGCGCATATTTAACACATAATGCCGACGATTTACGAAAACAAATGTTTATTGAAAGCGCAAATGATACTGGATATATAGGACATACCTATGCACCTATACATAAAGCCCCCGATTCAGATCTAAAGAAATTATATCTAACGCGCGAAGAATTATACACAAAAATGGACCCAACACAACCACCTATTAAAAAGAGCGGTCATACCTTGATGGAACCATTTTCTACATATAATCGTTAGGTTTAGCGATACTTGATTATCTTTATATAAAGTAAGTATCATATGTCATCACAATTACCCGGATTTACGTATATTGGATGTTATAATGACGTTCCTAGTCGTACTCTTCCAAATCAGCATCAAAATATAAGTAATTCAGCTATTCAAAATGCACATGCCGGAAAAATGAGCCAAGCGTTGATTGAATGTTGGAAACAAACCGATTCAAATGATACGGTCATTGGTCTTCAAGATGGAGGTCAATGTTTTAGCGGAACGGGGCAACAATATTCCAAATATGGAAGTGGAAAATGCCCCGGTGGAACACACTCTCCAACGAAAAATCCATTGGGGGGGGCGTGGTATCAACAAATATATGCGTTGGCAGAAGGATTTCATACAAACAAATCACAAAAACAAATAGAAGAACACCAAGAACAAAAAAAACAAATAGAACCCATGTCTTCTTCAACGGGTGTGGCGGAAGCGATTTCTACAACTACCGAAACCGCCACATTGCAAAAAAAAATGGATAAAATGAAAGACAATTTAAATGCGTGTTACGAAAAAAATGGCGTATTGTTGAAAAGCAACATGAATTTACAGCAAGAAGTCATTGATATTTGTAATAATTACGTTTCATTGCAAAATAGTTATCAGTCATTGAACAATCAACTTATACAGGCAAATATGGCACAAAGTTCATTACATGCCGACAACGCCTTATTATCATCGGAAGTGCAAAATGAAGCCGGTATAGTTAGTCAAATTTCAAATAGCATAAATACATGTTTTCTAACGGGAACATGTAGTGAAAGTTTTAATACGTCGTATTATTATGACAAAACAGAAGGTATGGCAACACCACAAACATCCACATATACGACATCATTGGCATCTGGAGTTATTAACGACTACCAGAATAATATACAGAATTTACAGGGAATATTAAACAACGAAAACACACGTCTTCAACAAAAACAACAAACGGTAAACAACGCCATTCAAACGCAGGAACGGGTGATTCAATTTAATGAAAGTTACAATAAAAAATACGGAGAATATGTGTATATGGTAAAGGTAGTTGTTATAGGACTTATTCTTATATTTTGTTCGAATTTACTTCACTCCTTCGTGCCTTTTTTTCCGTCGGCGTTTTTTACGGTATTGATTGTTTTTATTGTTAGTATTATAATTGGCATGACATGGTGGAATATGAGTTTGCGGAGCAATATGGATTTTACACAATATAATTTGAATCCTCCCGCAATACAATCGTCCGCTACCGCAACAACGGCTACAAACACTGCATCGGAATTAGCGGGAAATTTATTAGGCGGATTTAATGGATGTGTGGGGTCAAATTGTTGCTCGACGGGAACCGAGTGGGATAGTGGAAATGCCGTATGCATTCCCATGCCGACCATATAATTTATACTGTTTTAGACTTTTTTGTTTTATTTATCTTTCTTTTTCTCTTTAACACGGAAGAAGTTGTACGTTTTTTTCGTGAGACAGTATTTTTTCGTTTACGTGTCATTCGTTTTATTTTTTTATGGAGTTGTTTTATGACACCTCCTTTCATCGTATATAACAAAGGTTCTATAAAAATATCTTCTTTCCATATTCCATTTTCAACAGTTCCATCAGAATATGTCATATTTCCAATACCATCTTTTTGATTATTTTTCCACTCACCAATATATTTCTTTTTACTGTATACATAATATTCCATTTTACCATATCCATTTATTTCATCATTTTCCCAATTTCCATCATATTCTTGATATACATCATTCGTATTACCAACATCATAATATTTCATTATACCGTGTCCGGTTCTATCACCATTTTCCCAATTTCCATCATATTCTTGATATACATCATTCGTATTACCAACATCATAATATTTCATTATACCGTGTCCGGTTCTATCACCATTTTCCCAATTTCCTTCATATTCTTCATATGGTAAATCATCGTCCTCATAATAATCCATTTTACCATATCCATTTATTTCATCATTTTCCCACTCTCCTTGATAGATTTTTCTTCCATCTTCAAAATTATATGTACCTTCTCCATTTTTTTTATCATCTTGCCATTCTCCTTGATAGGTTTCTCCATTTTTGTATGTCATTGCACCTTCTCCATTTTTTTTATCATCTTGCCATTCTCCTTGATAGGTTTCTCCATTTTTGTATGTCATTGCACCTTCTCCATTTTTTTTATCATCTTGCCATTCTCCTTGATAGGTTTCTCCATTTTTGTATGTCATTGTACCTTCTCCATTTCTTTTGCCATCTTTTAACTCTCCTTCATATATACCAACTGAATATTTTTTGGTTTCACCTCCTTTCATTATATTATATAAATACATAAAATAATGCAAAGTAAAAAATTGAAATAATATTTATTGTTAAATACATAAAATACCAACAAATGTTTTACGAAATTGGCGAAATGATATCCAAAAATAAAATTATTGATATTTATTTAAAAATATATATTAACAAAAGTCGAAACAATACAAATATCGTAACTACAACAAATCCCGCGCCAAATCTTATTTCCGCTATGGCTCTTTATAAACGCACCCAAATAAAATACGATTTATATAGAGAATTTATGCGAAATACATTTATCGATGACCGCACAAAACAAGAATTTATGGAAGTGTTTTATAAAATGCAACGAACCAGTCGTCTTCTTACCCGATGTATAATGAATAAAATCCATAAAACACGACTTGTGCATAATACAACGGATTTATACCAAGAACCCATTTATAAAACATCTCCCCATGTATTGGCTTTACATGAAGGAAAATTCACGTATTTATTTACACACAAAGAACTTATTCATCTTATGTTAACGGCACTCACCTATATTGACGGACCGTTGGCGATAAAAAATCCATACAATAACAAACCATTTACCAAATCGGCTCTATATAATATATATTTCGCACTTTCCGACCATTTTCGGACTACATTACCTATATTGCTTCATTTGTTCTTTCTGTGTGAAATGAATAGCGCCAAATTTGCACACACATACAAACACGAAATATTTGAATATGTATTGTATTGTAGATTACTTCACCCACCAACACACATAATTCATCAAATGTTGGAATTTTATAACAACCGTATTCGGATCGACCATATGAATATTCGAGAGCCAATTCGGGAAGATGGTATTTATAAAGAAGATGGTAGCAGTAAATATGAAATACGTATAGACCCCGATTTTCCCGAAGATGTATTGATGGATGCTTTTAAACCGGCTTTACGGGCATTTTATGTATATAGACATGAAACATCGACAAATAATAGACGTACTCTGAAACAAAAATTTATGTTACATTTAGTTCAGTTTTCGATAAAAAACCAAACGTTTGGACGAAAATTATACTATACAAACACCGAAGAGGCATTGTTTCAAACAAAATATATAAATGTGGTGCAACGAAATAAATTAGAAATACAGAATCGGCGATTCTTATATACACATTTGCCGAATAATACCGATGAATATGATAGTGATGAATATGATGAATAAAGAATTCTTTCTTCTTTCTTCTTTCTTCTTTCTTTCTACACATAATAAAAGATGCAAATTATTCCATCGGTTTTTTTCTCAAAAAATGCACAAACTCGGTGGTTAAAAGTTCTTATTCTTATATCTCTTTTTCTCTTGATTTTAGTCATTTACAATCGTATGTATGGCAAACAACAAACCGAGGGATTCGACCAGAACAAACGATTTCTTTTAAAACGCAACGACGATATTTATGATGATTTTTATGTTCAAGTATACGATGATATTCATCCGTCGGCAACACGCATAGAGCGCGAATTAAATGCCATTATTCAAGCAACCCAACCCTCTCCCAATGCCAGCACATTTTTAGATGTTGGGTGTAGCACGGGGGCAATTATAGATTATTTGTCTGGACACGGATACCGCGCCTATGGAATTGATAAGTCGAATGCCATGGTCGAACATGTGAAACACAATTTGCCGACGTTAAAAGAAGCGGTTCAACAGGGCGACGCAACTACTGATTCTTTATTGTATGACCGTGGGTCGTTTACCCATATTTTGTGTTTAGACAAAACCATTTATCAAATGAAAGATAAAATCGCATTTTTCAAGAATTGTCATCATTGGTTAAAAAATGGCGGGTATTTGGTCTTGCACGTGGTGAATAATCCCCGATTTAATTTAACGATTCCCTCTCAAAATACATTCAATCCATTTCATTTTGGAACTATGCTTTCATCGCTCATGAGTCCAACACCAAACAAACCATCCAATACACAAGCCATGCCAAAAATCCTTGATAATGGAGTGATGTATCAATCCAAATATGATACGCCTTCTTCTTCGTCCTCAGATAAACATATGGTATTTACCGAAACATTTACAGATAAATCCACTGCAAATATACGCCAAAATGAACAAACGTTATATATGGAAGAAATGTCCGATATCATTAATGATGCGTTGTTTTGTGGGTTTTTCGTTCATGGAAAATGGGGGTTGAAGGATGGAAGTAAAGTAGAGATAGATTCAGTTACAGAGGATGCCAATGAAAATCATTTTTTATATATTTTGGAGAAAACGATGTAGAAGATTGAACCTCTCTAATAAAAAGTTATTTGTATCGCTCCCTCCACGGTCCGACGATTATTTTATACAAGGTAGTTGCGAAACACTTTCAATAAATTCACCGTCTTTCCAGTAACCTTCCTCAATTGTTTTTCCATATCCATGTTTTTTATCGTTTTTCCACTCACCTTCATAGGCAGAACCATTTGCATATGTAATTCGACCGTGACCATGTTTTTCATTCTCTTTCCATTCACCTTCATAGATATCTCCATTGACATATGTACATGTTCCTTGACCGTTCACATCATCGTTTTTGAATTCTCCTTTATAGATATCGCCTTCGGCAAATGTAAATGTTCCTTGACCATGTTTTTCATTCTCTTTCCATTCACCTTCATAGATATCTCCATATACAAATGTAAATATTCCTTGACCATTCATTTGACCATTTTTGAATTCTCCTTCATAAATTGCTCCATCTGTATATCTAAATATTCCTTGACCATGTCTTTTATTGTCTTTCCACTCTCCTTCATAGATATCTCCATCTACAAATGTCATTTTACCTTGACCATGTCTATTATTCTCTTTCCACTCTCCTTCATAAATTGCTCCATCTGCATATGTAAATATTTCTAATAAATTCATTGTAGTTAATAATACAAAATATAAAGAACAATAATCAATTTTATCTTGGAAAAAGAGAAGATTTACTCGTTTCTTGAAGTAAAAGAAAATATAGAACACATACATAATATGTTTTTATATATCGGTATTTTCGTTGTTCTCTTTTTATTTTATCTTCATTTTATGGACCAATTTAAAAAGGGTGACCAATATGAAATCTATGAAATAGATTACGCCGGAAACACGCATCTCCAAGAAATATGTCAATTAAAACAGCCCATTTTATTTGATTTTGCACCAACTATTTCAACGTTTCATTACTTGAATACACTGTCTTTAGAAGATTTATCCGCAAAAGTGGGGCAACAAGATGTATTTGTAAATGTGCGTGATACAAATGATACACCCAGTGATGATTCGATACCTCTTTCCTTTTCAAGTGCATTGGCACTTATGGATACAGATTCGACGGGACATTATATTAGCGAAGGAAACAAAGAATTCGTTCAGGCGACTGTGTTGGAGGAATATTTTGATTCGTTTCATGAATATATCAAACCGAATTACACATGTCATACTATATATGATGTCTGTTTTGGTAGTAAGGGAGCGAGCACGATAATGCGACATCATACAGATTCGCGTAAATTTATCTATGTTCCTATGAAGGGAGGTCGCATTACGGTACAAATGACGCCTTTTAAAAGTTCAAAATATATGCATCCAATATACGATTATGAAAAATATGAATTTCGCAGCGACTATAAAGGGAAAGATAATAAAAATGAGAATATCCAAATGTTAGAATATGATGTAACGGGAGGAATGATGCTGTATATTCCCCCCTATTGGTGGTATTCTATTCAAATAGAAGAACCGGGGTCATATTATGGTGTAATTACATATTGCACCGCAATGAATATTTTGGCAAATTCAATATCCTTGGTCAGATATTTTTATCGTCAATACGAACAAAGCGGACAAACAAAAATTGTCCGAACTCTCGCATTAAAAAAGAATGACATGCAAACCGAAACACAAACACAAGAAAAAGAAACTATATCTTTGCCAAAATCCATTGACTAAACTTCGTATTCATAAACTTCGTATTCATAAACTTCGTATTCATAAATTCTCTCCACCATATGATGCAATGTTTCCACCATCATTTCATCATCGTAATTCACATATTCGCGATATCCGAGTAAAAAGGATTCTTTTAATGCGTGGTCGGTTGGTAATAAAGACATACTGATAAGTGCGCCAAATAAAAAGGAGGCTATTTTTTTCGAACTTGTAAATTCATAGTTATCCGTGGTTTGTTCATCTATTTTTCGTTTTGCTATAAACCCAATTTTGTATTCAATACACGAAACTTTATCAAAATCAATACACGCAATCACATTTTTCGTAGAAAGTTTTCCCAACAACAATTCACAGTCATATCCGTCAAATAATAACTGGAAATGAAAGAATGAAAACAATTTTCCTATTTCACACACAAATTCTTCTTTGGACATTTTGAATATTTTGAGCGGCAATACATTCAATCCCAAAAAATGCCCCACGTTTGGCAAATATTGATTCATATCTGGGTCGCTTATATTTACCTGTATAAGTGGCGCATCAGCTAAAGGTGAAACCGGAGCTAATGGAGCTAATGGAGCTAATGGAGCTAAAGGTGAAATTCTCTCCATTTCATATTGACATGTATCCGGCGTAGACGAAAATGTATATGCTTTTGGCACAATAACTCGTATATGTGTTTTTGATAATTCCGATTCAATATATTTTTGAACTAAATATTCGTATTGAACCGTATCACAAGTTGTATTAATTTCATCTAAAATACGAGGGCATAATGTATGTCCTTTTTGTTTTATATTTTTGAATTCTTTGATGACTTTATTTTCGTCCATGACTCGAATTGTTCCGTGAGTTCCTTCTCCAATAATTTTGTTCTGTTCTTTTTCTTTGTCTTTTATTTCTTTTTCTTTGTCTTTTATTTCTTTTTCTTTGTCTTTTTCTTTTGTTTCTTTGTCTTTTATTTCTTTGCCTCCTCCATGTTGTTTCATCATCTTTCTACTTTTACTTTTATTACTCCCTCTACTTTTTTTAAATTTTTCAATTTTTTTACCTCTTCTTTTTTTCGTTATATTCATATACATATATTGTATGCATTTATTTTAATCACGAGTTCCCGAATAATCCGCCGAATTCATAAGTTCCATTTTTCCGAGAGATTTCTTTAAATTAATCTCCTTTTCCGACAATCCCATAAACATATAGTTGGCATTTTCATCTATAATTTCATGCTTTTTTATTTGTTTATACACTTGGTCGATTTGGTCCACCACAGTTTGCATTAATTCTCGGTCGGTAATAAAAGCAGGTGATACAAAATCCACGGTTTCTGTAATTAATTCCACCGCAAAATAAAGCAAATACCGCCGTTTTTTCGGTGTTCCTGTGGTATATTTAATACAAAATAAATCGTGAAGTGCCAAAAGTGTTTTCTGTATAAATTCGGGTTTGTGTTTCTCCTCTCCATAATACAGAATTGCCTCCCATAAAATCCATATTATATCGCATTTGTGTTTATTTTCTACCGATAATTCAGTGCGTTTTTCGGCAAAACATTTATCTCCACGCGTTTTACAAATAACATCAAACTCAATTAACCATTCAATCCAATAACACGCATTTAACATATTATTGTTTTTTAAATCGTAGGAAAATTCATTGATAGCCAATGTTAATTCGAGAGGGTCTTCTTTTTTCATAATGGGGCGAGCATAATCAAGAGAATCCGCTTTAATTCGTGTATGATTGGTCATATCAAATTCCTCGCGCTGGATTTTCACTTGTTCAAAACTATTCTTTTTTGCCGATGTCGACATGATACACACAATTTCGGCGAACATATTTCGAATCATACGATTGTTACGAAGTTCAAGTTCTGTGGCGAAATGTCCCTGTATCATGATATCGCGAAATTGAGAGAAACGTTTCTGTAAATAAATAACGATTTTTGGATTTGCTATATGAATATGTTTTCCGATAAATAAAAGAAGTGTCTCCCAGATTTCCATAAACTGACCGCTACAAATAAGTTCGGCGCACCAGTGACATGCGGGTTCAACCTTTTCTTGTGACATGGATTTTATAAGAGCGTCTTTCACTTCAATCTTTTTATAATTTGAAAACGTCATTGTTTTGAATTCGCTTATTTGGCGAGGGTCGTAAATAGGAAAATGTAAAATAGGAGGGATTGATTCTTCCATATATATATATAATTCTTTCATTATTACTGGTTTATGTCCATTCATATTTAGAGAGAGAAGAACAAAGACAAGGAAAAAAGACAAAGAAAAAAGACAAAGACAAAGAAAAAGACAAAGAAAAAAGGAAAAAAAAGAAAAAGACAAAGAAAAAGAAAAAGAAAAAGACAAAGAAAAAGAAAAAGAAAAAGACAAAGAAAAAAATATGGTATAATTATATAATGGATCTTCGCATTTTAGGATTTAAAAATCGCAATTGGGCAATAAAAAAGAAAGAAAGTCGTAAAAAAAATATCGCAAAACAACATCGCCAAAAAACCCAAAAAAATCTTCAACAAAAACGTAAGAATGATGTATCTCTTATGTCACAAATTCGTCAGAATCGCAAAACATTTAAACAGATACCTTTTTCTCGACAACCGCGTCCATTGAATGAAATCGAAATAAAATTATTGGAAAGACGTAAACATATTGAGCCACTTGCTTCCGCTTCTGCTTCTGCTTCTGCTTCCTCCTCCTTTTCGTCCATTGATATTCCAAAACCACCAAAAAAACATTTAAAAAATAAACAAATGCAGATGGCGGCGATTCCAACACAACCTAAAGTAGAACAAAACAAGGGATTTAATGTAGGCATGTTAAAAAAGGTTAAGGTAAAGGCGAATCCTGTTTCCCCGTCCTCTTCCTCCTCGTGGAAATAGAAGCTGTGTATTAATTTTCTGTTTTTAATATATAATGGTTATTAAAAAAACATTGAAAAACCGAACTTATAAAGCAAATCGTATTCATGGGAAAATAAAACCAAAAAATGCAAATAAAACAAAGAGAGTTGTTATGCGTAAAAAAATACGGTCCGTAAAAATGGATATTTCTCCTCCCTCTTCTCCGTTTGATGAAAATGCATTTAACATAAATGATATTCGTGAAAAGGCGAAAAAGCGGGAAAGTCAGCCATATGAAAATAAAAAAAAGAGTTCGACCGAATCTATAAATTTAGATGAAATTCGAGAAAAGGCGAAAAAGAGAGAGGGTCATCCATATTCGTATAAACCTGCGCAAAAACCACAAAAACCTGAACCTGAACCTGAACCAAAACCCGAACCAAAACCCGACCCAAAACCCGAACCAAAACCCGAACCAAAACCAAAACAAAGTGGGTGTGTATCATCAAATATTAATAATGTTTCAAATGAATTAAAAAAAAAGATTGATACTATTTTTAAAGATATGCAGGAACATCCGGCGAATAATAATAAAGAGTTTTTTACAAAAAAATTTACAAGTATGTATAAACAAATGACATTAAAATTACATCCAGATAAAAACCCAGATTGCCAAACAGATGCGAATACAAAGTTTCAGGAACTGGGCGATAAAATTGAGAAGATAAAAAAACTTATTGATGAGTCTTTCACTAAAATCGACAAAAATGCTGTTTATGATATCATTCAGTAGAGGACAACATTTACAAAAGTGTTATTTCAGTAGAGGACAACATTCTTTTTCCAATCGTTTGATTTCGTTGTATTTTTCAATTGTTTGTATAGAAAGTTCAAATCCATATAGTTCTTTACATGTTGTATAAATCGGATTCTTTTCACAATCTAAGTATTCATCATAGACGTATTCGGGGTTGGAACTATTCATTTGGTTTATTTGATTCATTTGATTATTGTAAAAAAATATGAATTATATTATCAATTTTAATTAACAGGCAGTTTTATTTTAATAGAGGACAGCATTCTTTTTCCATACGTTTAATTTCATTGTATTGGTTCATTGTTTTTGTCGAAAGTTCAAATCCATATAGTGTATAAATTGGATTGTTATTACAACACAAATCTTCTAACAAAGGAAGATAATCAAGAGAAGTAAGTTGATTATTGGAACAATATAATACATCTAACAAAATAGGTAAAATATCAAGAGACGTGAGTTGATTATTGTCACAATATAATTCTCGTAATCCGGAAGGAAAAGAAGTTCCAAAAAGACTTACAATTTGATTGTCATTACATTCTAAGTATTGTAAAGTGGGAGGAAGATTATCCAGCGAAGTCAGTTGATTAAATGAACACCATAATTCTTGTAAATTGGGAGGAAGAATGTCCAGAGAAGTCAATTGATTATTTCCACAATATAATTTTTGTAAATTGGGAGGAAGATTTTCGAGAGAAGTAAAATGATTATGTTCACAATTTAATCCTTGTAGATTCAGAGGAAGATTGTCAAGAGAAGTGAGTTGATTGTTTGAACAATTTAATCCTTGTAGATTCAGAGGAAGATTGTCAAGAGAAGTGAGTTGATTATTTAAACAAAGTAATGTTTGTAAATTTGGAGGAAGATTGTCCAGAGAAGTGAGTTGATTCTCATAACAATATAATTTTTGTAAATTTGGAGGAAGATTGTCCAGAGAAGTGAGTTGATTCTCATAACAATATAATTTTTGTAAAGTAAGAGGAAGATTATCGAGACTTGTGAGATGATTGTTATGACAATATAACTGTTGTAGATTGGGAGGAAGATTGGTTAGAGAAGTCAGTGTATTGTTTGAACAAGTTAATATTTGTAGATTGGGAGGAAGATTGTCAAGAGACGTTAGTTTATTATTGTAACAATTTAATATTTGTAGATTGGGAGGAAGATTGGTTAGAGAAGTTAGTTTATTATTGTAACAATTTAATGTTTGTAAATTGGTGGGAAGATTTTCGAGAGAAGTCAATTGATTCTGGTCACAATATAATGTTTGTAAATTTGTATAGAGAGATAAATCCGGTAAAACTGTTAGATTTTGACAAGATAAATTCAATTCTGTTACGGTATAGTCTGTCATTTATTATTTGTTTGATTAAAAAATAAATAATATATGTATCAATTTTCTTCTGTCGTTTCATTTAAGTAGCGGACAACATTCTTTTTCCAATCGTTTGATTTCATTGTATTTTTCAATTGTTTTTTCAGAAAGTTCAAATCCATATAGTTCCTTGCATGTTGTATCAATTGGATTGTTTTCACAACGTAATATTTGTAAAGTAAGAGGTAAAATATCAAGGGAAGTAATTTGATTGTCGCGACACCATAATTCTTGTAAATTGGGAGGAAGATTGTCAAGAGAAGTAATTTGATTGTTGCGACACCATAATGTTTGTAAATTGGGAGGAAGATTGTTTAGAGAAGTGCCAAAGGCGGACTCAGCTCCGCCGAGCCTTGCAAGTTGATTCTCTTCACACCATAATGTTTGTAAATTGGGAGGAAGATTGTTTAGAGAAGTGCCAAAGGCGGACTCAGCTCCGCCGAGCCTTGCGGGTTGATTCTCTTCACACCATAATGTTTGTAAATT